GATCTGGCTGTTCCTGTCCTACGTGTAACTGTAATGTTTCAAACTTATAATTTCTTTCTTTACTCATAATTTCTATCTCCTTTGTTGACTTTTATTTTGAATTTTGTATGTTGTCTTTCTTGATTACAAACTTATCTTACCATTAGATTTCCTACTTGTCCAATATGAAAAGTCAACATCTAGTTATAGGATATCCCTATAACCACGGAGATTATATATCATTTTTCAATGTCTTAAATTGCTTGATTTTACTAGGTTTCCGATACATCTTTTGACTCCTTTGAAATGCACTTGACTCCTTTTTGACTCCTTTTTTATCAATTCATGTCTAACAATATTTGCTCTTTAGTTATGTGTTGTTTTGGATATGCTGCGTTTAATTTATCGTTTTGTGATTCAATATGATCTTGTAATAAATGAACATAAATCTTTTCGGTAATCGTTACATTTGCATGTCCAAGATATTTTGAAATGACTACCATTGGAATTCCTGCCTCAAAACATCTTGTCGCAAAAGTATGTCTTAACCGATGAACGGATACTGGCAAAAGATAATCTTTTTCATCCAATTGAAAATTAATTTGTTCCCTTGCACTTGCTAATACAGAATTTAGTGTTTGATTCGGCATTGGAGTATTGTATGGTGTGGTAAATAACAAATTTTTAAACTCAGATGATACATGACGATCTGCATATATAGATTTCTCTACACGTTGTTTTAATACGATTTGCTGTTGGAAAGCCTCGTATGCGACATCATTTAGTGGAATTTCTCTCACACTTGAAGGAGTTTTTGTATCGCCAATATAATATTGATATTTGCCATCAATTTTATTTTTCTTTAAGGACTTTGTAATATGCACCGTCCTAGATTTCATATCAAAATCATTTATTGTAAGTGCGCCAACCTCTCCGTATCTTAACCCAGTTGTTAAAAGAAAAACATATAAATTATAATAGAAATGTCCATTCAAATAGTTAAATAACATTTGCTGTTGTTTAATAGTTAATGCCAGTACTTCATCTGAGAAAAGCTCTTTCTTTTTCTTTTTAACTTTGATCATTGTTACTGGGTTATAAGGAATACAATGTGCTTCTCTACTTTTTTCTAAGGTTTGAGAAATTATATTTTTTGCATTATCAATAGTTTTATCACTATATTTTTTCTTCAAAGTTTGAAAAAATGAATCTAATGTAAATTCGGTTATATCTACAACTCTAATATTTTTCAGACTTGGTGCAATGCAATTGTCATAAATCCATTCATATTGTTCCTGAGTATTTGGTGCCAAGTCAACAAATGCTATGCTTTTCCAACGAAAATACCAAACTTCAAAAGTGTCAGTGCAATGTTTTGCATTTACTTTTAGATCGTCTTTTGCTCTTTCTTCTTTCAACCATTCCTTTACTTCTTTTAAACTTTTACTTTTTGTTTCGATGCGTTCTCCAAAACGATTCGTAAACCTTGCTTGATAACGTCCGTCCTTCCGCTGAGACAGGTACGTTCCAAGTTCTCTTCCTTTTAAATCTTTTCCCATGATTATACGTCCTTCCTTTTGTGTATTCATTGGAAAAGAATCTAAATTAAATTATAGTACAATTACAATATATCACATTTAGATTCTAATTCCTATCAATTGCATAAGTATCTTCTAAATATTTTTCAAAAGCTTTTCGTTTAATAAGTCTTTTCTTGGTTCCTACATATAATTTAAATTCACAGTCTGGATCATCTAGCATCTGATAAATTGTATTAATACCGATACTGCTATATGCCGATGCTTCTTCTGGAGTTATTGTAACTTTCTCCCATATTGGTACTATATATTTGTTTATAATATATTCCTCCTTGCAATAAGAGAGAGAATCTAATAATAGAAACTCTCTCCGTATATTATTTATCCATCATCAAATAAGGATTTTAAGATATTTTCTTGAATCCTTGAATATGTTCTACAAGGTCTTTAAAATATGGTACATTGTCTAACATCCACTGGCAGAAGATTCTCCAATCCTTTACTGGATGTGTCTTTCGTGAAAAATACATATTTAAAAGCACTTCGTAAGTAAGAGAAAGATTTGCTGTGATATTATATCCCATAGGTAGCATTTCAAGAATTGCATTCCAAATATTTTTATCCTTCGTTGCATTGTACTCATCTTTAAGTTCATTTAGTAACTGAATAGTATTTTCTGTATGTTGTTTAACTTTGTAGCCAAGCATATTTTCAACGTCTGAAATATTACTTTCATCATGGCTTGATAATGAGAATTTCTCAATTACAACATCAATACCTTCATGAGAAAAACTATCTAAGTCAAATTCTTTTTTATGAATTGTATGCATTTTAGAACAACTACATCTTGTTGTCCCAACTTTATATGTATCTGCTTGTGCCCACCATGTATGATGAGATGTAATTCGTAATCCAACTGGCAGTGACCGTAAGGCTTTTCTGTGATCCTTTCCTGCTCTTGCAAGTCTTTTAAATAAACCTAAATCCTTCTCTCCAATACAAAAACATGGATGCCAGATTTCTACGTTTCTTTCTTTATCATATTCTGTTGTGTGTCCAATGTGGCTATCGCTTAAGTGCCAACTATCATATGCGTTTCTAGCTCCTTCAATAGCAAACATCCACTGCTCTGGACTTGGGAATACTGGGTGTTCAATCTTAATCATATATAAATCCTCCTATTTTAAATATGAAGAGAATACTAATTTCTCTTTATCTTTATCATCAACTGTTACATATCCGTGGACATTAGGCGGATGCCCTGACCAACTGATGTAGATTTTGTAGTAATATCTCGTACAATCAACATATTTACGTGTCACAATACAGACATATCCTTTATTCATGAAGTCTTCTAATACTGCAACACAAGAATCAAGTGACTTGTCAGTATCGCAAGACATTGATTGTGTCTTACGGTATGTTTCTGTTCTACCATTCATCTGTGCAGTTTCCCATATATCATTTACTAAGTCGTCATATAAGTCATCAAATATTTTACTTAATTGTGCATCGGACTGTTGCTGTGAATACTCTTTCATATCCACAGCATTGATCAGTCCTTTTGTTTGTGCTAAATAATTCATTTATTTATCTGTACTTCCAATTCCGCCAGTTCTTTTAGTTGTCACGGTTTCTTTATCCGCTACACCATAAGGTAAGAAAACTCCCTGTGCAAAGGCATCACCCTTCTTAAGTTTCAGTGGTTCATTACCATGATTCTCAACCTTGATAAAGATATGTCCTTCATTGTCTGCATGGTAGTAGTCACCGTCAATTACCCCTGTACCGTTACCAATTCTAGCCTGTGCTTTGATGCCCAAACTACTGCGAATGAATACTAATAGCACCCATCCCTTTTCAATCTTACATCTGATTCCTGTAGGAATAACTCGTGCATCTCCTGGGCGAATTGTAATGTCTGCTGGACTAATAAAGTCATGTCCTGCGGAGTCAACTGTCTTACGATAAGGTAATTTTAAATTTCCATAAATTGATTCTTCTGGATATCTCACTATCTGTTTCTCCCAGTCCTGTACGAACTGGTCAAACGATACTTTCTCAAACTCTGCAACTTTCATTAATCCACTTTCTGTTAATAATCCCATTTATGTATTTCCTTTCCATTTTCTTTGTGCAATTTTCACAAAATTTTGTATTTCGTTATCATGTTATGTAAACTATCGTTCACCAAGCATCAGAGGTAATCCAACTTCATTATAGTAAGAATCCTCAAAAGTCATTTCTGGCTCGTCTTTGTACTGTTCTTTTAATTTTTCAACTAACAGATCTTTCTGTTTTTTCACTTCATCTTCAGTACCATGCACAATTAAAGTCACATTACCGTCATACACACCGTCATTAAATGTTTCAACTTCGATCATATACAACTGACGATCTGTGTTAAGACTTGACTTTTTAGCCGCCAGATATAGATAATCTTTTGGCAATTTATATTTCTTGAGTAGCTTGTCCACATCTTTGACGAAATCAAGTTTGCGTTTTACTTCTTTAATCTGCTTCTGTAAGTCTGCGTTTCCTACGTTTCTTTTATCGTTTTCAGTCATCATTACATTATTTGTACTCATAGTAAATTCTCCTTGCGTAGTTCATTTTCTGTGTATCGGCAATATTCATCCCATAAGCCTTTGGCATGAATATAATTTTTGCCTTTCAATCCCATCTTCTTCTGTTCTGCTTTCAAGTCTTGGAATGTAAATTTGCGTGAGCATATCTTTTCTTTTAAGAATCTAGTTGCAATCTGCCCTACCTTATACATGTCCTCACGCTTCAAATTTGCAGTTAATTTCTTGTAGGTACTCAATTCATCATCTGGAATTTTATAAGGTGTTTTTGGCAAGTTTTTCGGTGAAAAAGGTGAGATATATTTGTAAGTTCCATCATCACGGATTCTACTCTTCTGTGCCTTTAGCAACTCGGCAACTGTGTCCAGATGTTTTATATCGAATCTAAATATCACTTCTTTATCAGTTTCTTCTATACAAAAGGGAATATCTTCGTTTATCTCTCGAATCGCCTTTATAATGTTATGCCCTCTTATTAATGAAGGGATATAAGCTACAAGGGTATATTCGCCTCTATGCTTGCCTTTTCCGTAGTAATATATCTGATTACCAAATGAGCATTTTATGTATAAATCATCAAAGCTAGGATCTATTAATCCTGCATCAGTTCTAGGAAAATCATTAGTATCCATGTTATATGCTGCTACAACACGATACTTTCCAAAATATTCTTTACGCTGTAAGAAATTAGCCGTAGTAATTCACTCCTTATTTAGTTGATTTTGATTTAGTTGTCTTAGGTGTAATACCTGTTGGCGGTGCATCATTTGTATTTTTGTATACATCACGCACCATCTTCTGAATTGTTCGCAGACTCAAGCCATATGAGAGCTGTAACTCAATAACCGCTTTGGAAAGTTCTTCCATTACTCTTCGTCCTCCTCGCCTGTAATAATGTCATCATTATCTTCATCAGACTTATCGTCTAATTCATCGATCTCATCATCAATTTCTTCTCGTTCCTGTTCGAGAAATTCAATCTTTGCTTCATTGTCATCAATCAATTCCTGAAGCCTAGCAATGTCAAGTTTACGGATAAGGAATCCGCCTGCTACCATCGCACCAAGAAATGTGCCAATGGTAACAGTTCCAAAATTGCAAAGCATAAACTGCCATAAATATAATTTAATCATCTGTATCCTCCTCGTCATCTGGATAATTTTGTAGTTCAAACTCTTCTTCTAACTCAAACTGCTCAGAATCGTAATAGCAAGGGTCGTTCAACTGAGCGTCTGGGTTAGGTGGGTTATAGATCAAATTCATTATCAAAACCTCTTTTAGCTTTTAAAGCTTCAGATAAACCTTTCTCTCTCTTTGAAGCTACTAAATCAGCGATATGCATATCCCATAAGTTATGATATTTTTTTGATCCAAAGCGTTTTGCCCATTTTGTTTCTGTTTTAGTATTGTTAGGCTTCCACTGGAACGGTAACATGTGGTAGTTAATATAGAAAGCAATGTCTCCTATATTGTGATTTACAAATAAAGAATGCTGATTTGCAACCTCATAAACTAACATCATATATCCCCCAATATTTTCGTGTCCGTAATAGTGTGCCACACCATCTTCATCGAATGTCTGAGTGTATAATTTACCCATATCGTGATATTTTGTTGCCACTGACACTGAATAATCGTTGTGAATCTTTTTTGAAAAATCGTAAGCATCCGTCATATGTTTGCCAAGAGATTCCATGTGGTACGGATTCTTCTGGTCAAAGTCGTTATATATTTCTGAAACCCACGTACTTTCAAGTCTATAGTTATATTTGTCTTTATTGTGAATATGATCAACAAATTTAATTTCATCCCATCCTTCTTCAAGGAATGGAATCTGGAATTTTCTTGCTTGTTTGTCAATTACATATCCTGGAACTGGATGTTCTCTGTCAATGTTGTCTTTTTTACATTCACCAATTGGTTTTACGATGACCACACAAACCTTCTCGCAATCAATACCTTTAATTACGTTGAGAATAGATTGTCTTGATTTCATAGTAATATTCGTTGCTTCAGCTACAACGTCAACGCCATTTTTAAGATACTTGACAATCAGACTATGAAACGTCTGAAATACTTCTTTATTTTTGGACTGATCTTCCACACTTCCGCAAATATTTTCTCTAATACCATCTGTTGATATAGTGATAACTTCATTGCCACTGTCTTGTGAAACAGTGTTTATGTATTGTGATTTGCCTGATGCGGATAAACCACATAATAGTGTAAGTCTTGGTTTTCTTTCGCTCATGATTCTCCTTTCGTATAATTAAAGTCAAATTTTATCCATTTTGTTTCTTTTTGCTATAGTCACAGTCAATCGTAATTTTGATCCGTTTGATTATAGATGAATTCTCGTATTCGGTAATGTCTCTTGTTATTGAACCATTACACTTTTTAGAATCCTGTGTGTGTCTTGCTATCATATTTAACGTAACAGCAACAATCTCTGCACATCTATGGCAAACATCTACCTCGGAAGAACCAAGAACTGACTGATCAGGGCTATTGATTCCAAGGTATTCAACTGTTGGTATTATTAATTTATGATGTTTGTTGGTACACTCTTTATGGCAGAAATCACAGTAATATTTTGTTTCTGTTTTCTTCATTCACTGTACCTCTTTATAATTAAGTATCATTGTATTATCTATATCTGGTCGAGTGACACAACGTATCAACGGATCTTTCTTAAAAGCAGGATCAGACAAATCAATTTCTACAGTCTGCTTAACATCTAATCTACGTCTGCATGCATTTGACAAAAATGTACATGTTTGTGCATTGATCCTAGCACACTTAGCACATAGATTTAATTTATGAATTGCTATCAATTTATCATCTGGATTTTCTGGAGCAAATCTGCTCGTATATCCATCTGTTTGTTTAAATGGCAAGGTAACGTCATAGTGTTCATCAGTACATTCATTACCACAAAAATCACAGTAATATTCTTCAACTGTCTTTTCTTTCTTCATTCTTCAAACCCTCCAATCATATACACCTATTTGATCAATAATTTCATTTAAAAATTCAACAAGGTTGCTTGCATCGCCAACAAACATATTGCCATGTGTCTTGATTTCGTATTTATAAGATGACTCATTTTCAGCAAGCTCAACTAAATATCCATTTCGTGGATATCCACCTGTTGAATATTCAAAAACTGAACCTTTGTTAACTGTTTCATATTTAGGATTCAATGCAAATCCATCATTGACTCTTACGTCTTCATTGGCAATCCTTAAAGTACAATATCTATGATCGCCTTTTCTTGCATAACATTTTAATTTTGGTTTATCTTCAAAATAAATTTGCTTAGAACATCCGTTTTCGTCATAAACTCTACGGTATTTCTTAACGTGAAACATTACGCCATCTTTAACTTTATAAACATCCTCATAGTCTGATGCAAAAACCTGTTCCATATTTCTCCTTTCTGTGCTATAATGAATTTGCACATAAATCAAAAGTTGTTTGAGAACGGTGTAATTTTGTATACGAGATACCACTTCTTAATTGAGGTGGTATCTTTTTTGTATACAAAACATTTATTTTATGAATCCTGTTTCACTGGAATCCATTCAGTAACTGGAACCATTTTCTCTACTTTCTTAACCTCATATGGCTGATCATCAATTCCATTTTCTTGATATTCTGTCAGCGTTTTAAACCAATCAATCGCAAAATACTTATCTCGAATTTTAATAATGCTTGTCATTGACTTAACCCATCTCAGGTCATCTCCTGAAATTTCATCCACATGCATGTCTCGATAATCATAAATTAGTTGTTCGATTTCGTCGGTATCAAGATGCTTACCTTCACTAATTCTGTCATAGACACTATCAAGAAAATCATCTTTCTGGCTTGTTTTATTTGTAATCATTCTTTCGTCTCTTTTTATCAAATAATTATGGTCGAGCCATTTCTTTAATTTATCATTTGCGTTCATGATTTTACTTTCTCTACTAATGCGTTTGATTTAAGTGTGCATACTGGGCAAACATAATTCTTGTCGCCGTTATAATCTACATCAATTGTTCCATCTGTATCAACGTAACAAACCATATAGTTAGACGTAGAATCAGGGGTTAATAACCAATGACAACCTGTTATATGCGCAATATAATCTCTATATAGCCTATATTCGTCTAAAGTAAGCAATGAAATTTTCTCGAATAACGTGCCATATGTTGTACCATCTAGCGCCATTAAATTTCTTTCTGTCAGCATTATTTTGCTTTCATCACAGAAATAATCTTCAATCTCAGATTTTAATGTGTTCTGTAAATTCAAACGCAGATTGCTATAACGCCAATTATTTGTACTCACATCGAATTCTGGAGCAACATCCATGAAATCTTTTGTGATTATAAAGCAACCATTAGATTTCTCACGATGTTCTAGTAGAATCCATTCTCTATCAGCAATTTTAAATACACTTCCTGGCTTTAATCTGCCTACTTCTACTTTTGAATTTACTTCGGTAAACCTCACAATATCATTTACATCATTTGAAGAATCATTTTCTTCCGATTTCATCATATCTTTATCTTCAATTACTTTTACGACCGCCTTGGCAATGTCATAAATATCTTCTTTATCTAATGTCAAGCTTTCTCTCCTTTACAAATTCTCTGTATTTCTTTGTATACTCATAAGAATCTTTAAAAATATTACAGATACCGTTATACATTCTTGGCTCAAATTGTTTTACAATATCAAGTTCGTTTTGATAATCTTTACAAAATGGACATCCGCAACAGCCTGTCCTTTTTAATCCATATCGTTCATAACAATCCGAATGTCTAATCTTAAAATATGCACAATATTCTGATTTGTCGCTATCCAAATACCAAAAGATTGGTCTGTATTGATCACACTGCCCGACTTTTTCATCAAAACAGCTTTTATATCTTGATGCCCTTACTCCGCCTTCGGCTTTCCGAACACCTATAATACTTAGATCGTATCTATTGTCTTTTATTGCTTTATGAGATACATCTTTCTTAGCATAGTTGCAACACTTCCCAGAAATCTTAAATTGCGGTGGGTTCTGGACTATAAATTCTTTTAAAAATCTGTTATAGTTAATGTTAAAACTACTCAATCTTTTTCCATTATTTAACGTACCGTGTGAATCACACCACCACATAAGAGCAGATTTGCACTTCGGATACTTCTGATATAAATCATCAAATGGTTTGTCTTCCCATTGGAATCCGTGGCTTTGCAATCTATACATCATTTCGCTGACATGCTTAGACATGAATGGTTGTCCATAAATCTTACATGATAATGGAATTGCTTTAATTGCTTTCTGTTGGATAATCTCAATATCATATTTATTTTCAAGATATTTAAGATGGTCTTTAGTTGCTTGATACTCTAAACCAGTGTCAAACCACATGTAATCAACCTTGTTATGTATATCACATTTCCAGATCATGTCTAACATTACATCACTGTCAGCTCCGCCAGAAATTGAGCATAAAATCTTTTTATAATCAGTTCTGTTTATAATTGACCATGCCCGAATCATGTTGTCACAAATTGTCTTGTTTGCAGGGCATGTATCTAATAATTCATCAATATTCTTAGGTTTCTTAACCAAATGTACTTCCTCACGAAAATTTATTTCGTTTTCCGTGAGGTAAAGCCATACTTGGTGAGTGTCTTTTTACACCACTATCACATTCCTTTTTCGATATAATCTAGCCAACGATCCGCTGAATTATATCTTCGTGGAAACCTTTATGTCCTAAAGGTAATTAGTACAGATGGTTGAAGTCTAACCAATCGGCAGCACAGCGTCTCCGATATATTGCATATCCAATATTTTGCAATCTTTCATTGGATGATCTGGATTCTCATTATTGTAATCTCTTACAAACATATCGAGCCAAAAATCAGAATATTCGTTATCATCTTTTGAGTTGAATACCGCATATCTGTATGCATTTTTATAGTTTCCCTTTGCTGTAAAATATGCTAGTTTGATTTGATATACTGGCAATTCTATTCTTGTTTTGATAAAGTTCTTTGGGTGTGTATCACGTAGTTTAGATCGTAATTCTTCATCAAAAATTTCAACTGTATCAATTCCTGTTCTGATAGCGCATTCGTCAAAAAATCGGTTAGGATGCACTGTTTTCACCACCTTTCTGATGTTTGACTTTACAATTTTATGACCACACTGCGGACAGTGAATGAATTCCACATACCCACTACAATAGCTGTATCCGACAAGTTCAGATTTAATATCTGATTCATCAAATCTCAACACAGCGCCACATCCATTGCATTTAACTTTTCGTTTAGTGCCATCTTTTAAAATTTTAATCATTTTCATCTACCTCAACTTCTACTGGATGTTTGCACTGTGGACAGATTATATAGTTTGGTGGGTATACTGGTTTGAGAGTTCTGAAATCAATCGTTCGCTTTGGCTTATCTTTAATATCATTTTTCTCATAACTCAACTCTGCGCCACAATTTTCACAAGTGCATTGTTTTCGTGTTCCTCTTTCTAAAATTTCAATCATTGGTCTCTCCTTTCCTTGATTTTCTTCATTTTTCTCAAATTTCCTAAAATCGCATCGACCAAAACCCTTGTAAGATAAGGGTTTTTTGACGGTCAATTTTGCAATAAAATATTTCTTTCATGTAAATTGATTATTTCCTATGAAATAAGTACCACTAATCCAGAAATAAGCGTTCCGTTATCCAAGACAATGTCCTGAACGTCAATTTCTTTTAAAGTGGTAATTGTTTCGTTATATGTATTAATTCCACTTATTATAATCAAGTCTTTATCAAATTTTTCTAGCTTAGAGATAAGATCTCTTACTGTAACAGGGTTGCGCCCAAAGACCCCCCCCCATAGTCTTCTCTTGTTAATTTTTTAGACATAAATCCTCCTTAACAAATTCTCACAATCCTACAATTGTGATAACCTATTCCATAATCGATTGTGATAGTGTCGTCTTCAATTGTTTCAGCAAATTCGTCTTCCATATCGCAACCGAACAATACTGGCGTATCATCTGAATATTTTTCTAACTCTTTTTTAAGCTGTTGAACAGTCATATGTTTTGGTTCTTCCATTACATTCTTATCACTTTCTTGTCTGCATATTCTTTTACTCTATCAGTCAAAGTAACTGCTACTACATGCGTTCCCATATAAGCATCAAGAGCTTCGCCAATTAAGTTGTATCCTTCATCAACAAGAACACGATCATAATTCATTCCATGTTTGTTCTTAAATTCTTCTACAGTCATAGGCACTGGAATAATTAAGTCAAGATCATTTGCTTTGTCTAATAATAGCTTGACCTGTGAATGATTCTGCACAATAATCGGATACTGTGTTGTAGCACTTGTGTAAAGCAACTGTGTTGTTTTGCCCGTTGCTCTGTCTTTAATAATCAGTGTTGTTGGTTTATTTGTTATCATAGTTTGCAATCTCCTCTTATATAAAATATCTCTGAAGTTCATCTTTGAATCTTAGTGGACTATCAACAATGAGCTGTGAATACTGAAACTGTCTTAAAAAATTCATAACAGTTCTAGCATCTGCACGGCTTAAAGGAATAAATTTTACATATTCAGGTCTTCCTTCGACACATACAACTGCCCACGAATGCTCTACATCATGAAATCCAACGTCAACTGCTACATCGGTAATTCGGTTATACATTTTCTTCATCTCTTCATTTTGTTGTATTGAAATCTGACACTGACGAGCTGCCTCATCGCAACTGCTTGTAGCAAAATTTAATCTAGTATTGCTTTCATTAATTTCATTTTTTAAGGCATCAATATCTGGTTGCAGGATTTCTAGCAACCATTTTCTAATTTTCTCTTTTAATTTCTGAAACAATTAATTCTCCTTTTATATTTCACACGATCCATTTAATCCATATGGTTCATAACACAAACCATTTACCCAAACCCAGTTATCGTCTTTGTATATGAGGAATTCAACTGTCTCAAAATCACAATAATTGCCACTATCTTTGTCTTCACGAACTGCATATACAGTGATTGGTTTCTTAGGTGTTGGAGACCAGCCAATTTCTTGTATCTTAAACATCTGAATCCTCCCATACTACATTGATATTGAACCCTAATTCCTTTAAAACATCTATAAAATCATCAACATCTAATTTATGGTTTTCTATTTTAGTCCCATTGACTTCAATAGATTGCCAGTCGTCAGATTTAATGATCGTAATTGTATTTGCTTCTTTTACTTCTTTGTCTTCTTTATATTCCTCTTTGTACATGTCAAAGTCTTCGCATAAAGCACACTCAAAATAAGTATACTTATTCGCACAACTTTGGCACTGTAAATATAAATTGTCTAAATCTTTATTCTTTTCGCCCATATTCCTCCTCGCAAATATCTACTATATGTTCACAAAGTTCTTTCGGATACATTGATCTCAAATCTTATGTATTTGTTTTACCTACAGAAATTGAAACGTAGATAAAAACAAAATTTTAAAGTCATCATATGGAAGAAATAAGACATGTCTAATCTATAGATATTTCTCCTCGAATAGTCATCAGAAATGTAACTAGAAATGTTACATTATTATTTGTAGTGGCATGTCATAATGCCATGTTCTTCGGTATCAACTACCATATCGTCTGGTCTAACGATTCTGCATGGCTTGTCACCTACTCTCTTAAATCTGTATTTCTGTTCTACATCAGGATATTTCTCATGATCAACCTCACTCAGAAACATCTCAACTGGTCTGGCATAAATGTTGAAATCTCCATACATTGCTTGATAGATTACTAGCTGCTCTTCTGTCTCTGTATGAGTTGCAATGTCAATCACTCTGTAAAAATGTCCTTGGAAGTGTTTGTAAATATCATCTTTCTTTGGTAAATCTCTGTTATTCATGGATATCTCCTTTCTTATTAGTACGTGTTCCCAATGTAGTACCAGTCAATGTAGCACCAGTAACAACGGCATCGCCTGTTTTGCTGAAAGAACTAAAATTAATCTGTCCACTAGATTTGCAAATATTACCTTTTTTGAGTTGATCTTTAAATTCTTTATAAAAAGCAACAAGATTATCTCTACTCACACCAATAGCCGATGTTACGAAGTCAAATAATTCCTTATCTTCAAAATCGTCCTCTCTACAGAAATTGCAATCATATCCATACTGATAAGGATCTCTGTCATAATTAATAAGCAATCCATCAGCGACTGCACATTCTTCACTACACCATGTTTTACCACATTCACCGCAAATAAATGTATTTTCAGAATCTTCTTTAAAGGTTTCTCCACAATGCGGACATACTTCTACATCAATTGAAATTGTACTCATATTTATCCATCCTCATATTCTTTATCTTCTTTTACAAGAATTGCTTTCCAAGTTTTGCTGTTACATGAGGATGCTGAAATTTTGCAACCTTTATTTAAGTAATTGTCTACGCAATTTTTAAACTTTTCAGAATTTGATTCTTCCACAACTACGCATCGACTACCATCAACTACATGATCGATATTTTTCTGCACAATTTTTTTTAAAATATTGACTTGATGTAATAAATCATAAGTTGGAATTGATGTGATGTTATTAATGCTTTTATAGCTCATGCAAACGCTTAGTGTACCAATAACTTCTCTTATATCATCTAATGCTTCTTTTGTCATACCTTCTCCTTTCTAAATTATCTCCCACCATTGATCGTGTACTTTCTTATAGCCACCTCGACTTGGCACATCTAATACTCTGCGAACTTTCTTATTGGACAGTTTCTTATGAAATCTGTAATCATCCCAAGCGCTGATATAAAACCTTTTATAATAAGGTTTCTTACGAGGTATTTCATAGAACTCACAATAATACTTGTCTACATATTGCACAGGTTCAGGATACCCACTGATATTTTTAAATCTCGCCAACCTTTGTTGGTATTTCTTCCTACGATTCCTTTTCTTCAGCATTGACTTGCGATTCTGCTGAAATTTTGTAGGAACATATTGTAGAAAGTCCGTATCCTGTGGACAATCTTTTGATTTTGACATAATTAGTACACTCCTTTCTATAGTGGGATAAAAGTGGAATTTTATTGCTATATTTAATGTGAAAAATCCCTTATATTTCAACGATTTTCTTATGTTTATTTTAATAATTTTGACAAAAGTGTTTTATTTCACTCATTTTCATCGTGTTCTTCTGTCATGGACAGATTATCCGAAGTGCCTTTCCATAAGACCACAACATTTCTTTCTAATGATTTTTGTACATCAACCACTCTCTGATTTGTTGATCCTGCCCACGGATAAGACATGTCTTTCAATTCGTCTACATACTGTCCGTCTACGAGGACATCTATGTAAGGAAGAATCTCAAGTCTGCAATCGTACATAAGATGGCTTGTTCTACGTCTTCGAGAGAACTCAGCTAAGTCCAAACCAATATCTTCTGCTTTATTCCCTGTATATAGCCAGATTTTTTTGTCTGGCATAAACTCTTTGACAAATTTACATATTGCAGAAACACCATCTCTATTTTCTTTTGCTAAAGGCTCACCGCCAAGAATACTTAACCTTGTATATTGCGGATTAGTTAGTGGGCGTAACAATTCCAGCACATCCAACGTCGTTAATTCTTTACCACCATTGAAATCCCAAGTTTCTTTATTAAAACAATTCTTACAATGGAAGTGGCATCCTTGAACGAAGAGGGCTACGCCAAGCCCTTCTCCGTTGCTAATGTCCATTTTTCTTATTGAAGCGTATCTCAAAACTATTCCTCCATACTATGATCATCTACATGAACATATCTGCTCTTAATCTCTGCTGTACGTCCTTGATTCCAGAACTGGGTGCCGACGTATCCACATGATCGTCTGGCAACATTCATCGTATCCTGATCTCTGTTACCACAATTTGGGCATTCCCAGATTAATTTCCCATCAATATCAAGAATGCTAATTTCTCCATCATAGCCACATTTCTGACAGTAATCACTCTTTGTATTTAACTCTGCATACATGATATGATCATAAATAAATTTCATAATCTCAAGAACAATATCTGTATTCTTTGTCAAGTCTGCACACTCTACATAACTAATTGCACCGCCTGGACTTAATTCTTGAAATCTGCTTTCAATATCAAGTTTTGTGAAAGGATCAATCTTTTCAAATACTGGAATATGATATGAATTTGTAATATAATCACGATCCGTAATTCCCTCTACAATACCAAATCTTTTCTTTAAGCATTTTGCAAATTTATATGTAGTTGACTCGATTGGAGAACCATATACGCTATAAGCCAATCCTTCTGCGTCTTTCCATTCATTGCACTTATCGTTTAATTTCTGCATGACTTTTAATCCAAACTCCTGCTGAACAGAATGAGATTCGCCAGTCATGTATTTTACACATTCATATAACCCTGCATACCCAAGAGAAATCGTTGCATAACCATTTTCTAATAGCTTGTCAATTTTTTCTCCTTTCTTAAGTCTTGCAAAGCATCCATGCTGCCATAAAATAGGTGCAACATCAGAAGATGTTCCTTTTAATCTTTTGTACCTACATTTTAATGCCTTGTGGCATAACTCTAATCTTTCATCTAAAATTCTCCAAAACGCTTCTTTGTCCTTACCAGAAGATAAGGCTACATCTGGAAGATTGATTGTTACAACCCCCATATTGTATCTTCCGTAATATTTAGGTTTACCATTTTCATCTAAATATGGAGTTAAAAATGATCTACACATGTTTATGATATGTCGCCATACCCACTGACTAAATTATCTCTCCGAGTCCGTTACTCTCATCATTGAGCCGACCGCTTGGGGTAGGTGCTTATCTCCTACTCTACACTGTTACACTCATCACAGCTAGTCGATACACCTTCTTATATAACTATATAAGCTTGGCACGGAATTATCTTAGGTCATCAGATGTCTCCTCTCTAAGACTCACCCGTTAGCAATGTTAAACATTACACCCTTTAAGCAAGGTTCAATCGGTTTATCCTGGGCTGTAGTTTACGCTTACCCATGCACGGAAAACAGTTTCCATTTCCATTCGCATCAATTTTATTTTTTTTCATAATCTTTTCAGAAATGTAATCTGGAACCATTCTTTTAGCAGTACATTCTGCTGCTAATTTTGTTAAATACCAATACTCAGAATTCTCACGAATATTATCTTCTTCCAATACATACAGTAATTTAGGGAATGCAGGTGTAATATAAACACCAACTTCATTCTTTAACCCTTTAATTCTCTGTCGTAAAAATTCCTCAATTAGTAATGCTAATTCTTCTTTATACTCTGTTGTTTCGTTCAAATACATACAAACACTGAGAAATGGAGCCTGACCGTTTGTGTTGGTCATACTATTTACCTGATAATTGAATGTCTGAACACTATCTTCGATTTCTTTCTTTAAATCTTCTTTAGCATATTTTTCAACTAAATCTTCAGTAAAACCACGTCTTCTATATTTTTCTACATAAATGTTATAACTGTCTCTGACAAATGGAGCTAAATGTGTCAATGTAATTGTTGCACCGCCATATGTAGAAGACGTTACTGCCGTGATAATCTGTGTTGCGATCGTTGCAGCCGTAATTAATCTATGAGGTTTTTCAATCATGACCTCATTTACAACTGTCCCATTCTGTAACATATCCTCAAGATTAATTAATTCACAATTCGTAAGTGCTTTCTGTCCAAAATAATCCATATCATGAAAATGTAAGATACCTGTATCATGAGCCTGTACGATTTCTGGTGGGAGTAAATATCTGCGAGTCATATCTTTGCATACAATACCTGCCATATAATCTCTCTGTGTTGTTACAAGTTTTTCATTTTTATTAGAATTTTCAGTATTCCAATATTCGCTGTCTCCACTAAGAAGATCTGAAATTTCTGCATCAATAGTGTTTTCATTCTCTCTCTGGAACTCTCGAACACTGCGATAACCTTCATATGCTTTTGCAGTTAATTCCTGCCCTTTCTCAACAAGCTTTTTGAATACCATTGCTTCAATTGTAGAAATGTCAATCTCTTCTGGTAATTTACTGCAATCATTTTCGATTTCTATTGCAATCTGTTTTGCAATATCTTCCTTAATTAATCCAGATCCATTCTTCATTGCTTTCATAATCGCTGTGTAAATTTTGGTCTTGTCGAAATCTACAACAGTACAATCTCTTTTAATTACTTTCAATAAAAGACCTCCAATAAATTATGTAATAATATCATCATCTATATGTAACGCACCCGTCTCCTGCTTTCTTGCAGTTCAACGTATATCGTGCATCGTTACCATCACCATCAATCTTTTCGGTTGATACGCTCTCAATCATCATTGTCTTACCTGTTTCTACATCCTTAACAAGTACCTCTTTTTCTATGTGTAGTTTAGAAACTAAATTCCTAAGCTGATTAATTGTTCTGATCAACTTCCTTTGTTGTCGCTCCTTCCGTGTCTTTAATCTGTCTTTTGAATCTTTCTAGTTCAGCCATAATATTCAAACAAGTCATAGACAAACTTCCTTCATTATTAATAACTGCATCGCATAAATCATATGCTTCATCAAAAGCAGATTCGTCTTTTTTCATTCTTTCATCAATCGCATCTCTTGTATCTCCACGATCTTTCATTCTCTGAATACGTGTAGAACTTGGTGTATCAATACATAATGCCAAGATATGTTTCTTATGATAATTTTCTTTTAACTGTTTTAATCCTGGAACATCAACTACATATACGTCTGCATCATCACACTGACTTTCTGTAACACAGTACCAATTGCCAGTGTAATGATTCTCTGCAACCTTACCCGTAATTCGTGAATACTGGGCTAGGTTTACATATGTATGATCATCAAGTTTATCTGCTCTCTTCTCTCTGGTAGTGTATGATCGTATATATTTCAGACCGTAAACGTCTTCCAGATACTTCGCTGAAACACTTTTGCCTGCTCCAGATCGTCCAACCAGAGCGATTAAAACATTACTTTTATCTCCTGACATCTCTATAAGTCCTTTTCTAATTTCTTGATTCTTCTATTGATTTTTGTTACGATTTTGCCATTATCTTTGCCTCTAGCAATTAAGACGGCTTTTCTATCCTTTAATAAATTTAACTGCTCTAATTTTGTCATATACTCATTTTCTCCTTATGCTATATTTTAGTTTTCAGTTGCTGATTCTGTCGATTCCTCTACAATCTCGGCAGAATCATCATCTACATATTCAATATCTTCTTCTTTTACTTTTGTTGCAGGATCAAGTTCTTCGTACTCTTCCTCTGTGGCTGGCTCTGTTTTAACAGTTCCACATTTTTCGCAATAAGTTGACCAATGATATCCATTCTCTTCATCATATGCAATTGTTTTTTCTGTCCACACATGATCACAGGTTTCATCTGCGTCATCTGGGTATTCTGGTTCTGTATAATCTGCATCGTCTGCGGTAGAATTTTCAGTATTTTTTTCTTCTTCTGTTGTTGCCGATACATCATTTGTTGTATCTTTAGAATCTTCTTTGACGGCATTTTTCTTATTATTTTTCTGCTCTGTTGTGTTCTTTGTAGTTTCTGTAGTTGACTTACCTTCTGTTGTTGCAGAAACCTGTTTATCAGTGTTATTATTTAATGTATCTGCATAAATAGTATATGCCGAAACGCATCCTACTGCTGTTAACATTAATGCTCCAGCGATTAATAATTTTTTAATTCTCATAACATATTCTCCTTTTAATCTATCAATCCATAAACGATGCCATTATATAGATGGCGATTGCCATTAATACAATTGCAACAATTACTACTACACCGATTGGTATTACAATACTTGTTATCATCCAAAGTACAAATGCAAATACTCCGACAGATATGAATATTGCAAGAAACCAGATAATAATTAATGCAATCGACAACAAGAAAAATTTTAAGATTTTCTTTATGATATTAAATCACCTACCTTATGGCATTTCGTCATAAATTTTACTTACATCATCTAATAATTCTTTTGGCAAATATCTTTCTAAAAGCTCATTCGAATTATCAAATGTTTTCTTATAGAAATCTTCTGCGATACCACCGCCAATAGCAGCAATCGTATCTGTGTCACATGGCAAAGACAATACATTTCTTAAGAATGATTCATAATCTTCGCTCTCTAAGAAACATCTGATTGCCACAGGAACACTATCTTGAACTGTCGCAGACCAAACATAATTCTTTCTATAATCATCGAATGATCGATCAACACCATATGTATATTGACTGGATGGATAACTTTTTAATGCATATTGATAAATTTCTTCTTTTGATTTACCCCATAGCGCCATAAAAGAACAGCCTGTTACAATCGATGCACCTTTGTAAGATTCTGAGTGGCGATGCGTTTTCTCACATGTCCATTGTGCTAAATCTATGTAATAACTCAATACGTCTGGACGATCAGCAAACCCATTAAAATACATTGTGATAGGCGAAATTCTCATGGCGCATCCATTGCCAAAGCTTTCATTAACACGACTGCCATCATCGTGTAACCAGTCTTCGAACATTGCGCCATATCCCATACCATGATATTTCTTGCCATATTCTAAGTGGAACTCCCAAGGCTCTTTGTTATGTTTGTGTTCATCGTCATCATCCGACAGCCACATATCTGTTGCAATACTGAGAACTGTATCATCTGTAAATTTACATTTATCTGTAAACAATTCACAGTTCTTCCAATCTAAATCGTGAGGTCTGCGGAACTCATATTGAGAACCGCAAATATCTCCTAGAATCGCTCCAATCAAAGCCATTTAACCACCTACCTATTAAAGATGTTTTCTAAAATTGTAAGAATTACTGCGATAATCCATTTTGTTTTCGTTGGAACAATTAGCGGATTTACCACAACAAAATGTAACAACCAAATAAACAGATTTACAATTGCAAAGTTGACAGCAATTACGACCATTAATCCTAAGATTGTTCCTAAGATTGTTCCTGCATGATATTTGTCTTCAACAAATAACGAAGTTAATAATTTCTTCATCTGTTATTCCTTTCATCAAAGATTAATTTTATCTATTCTACGATCATCCAGTCTTCAGCCAACATATCTGTCTGACTTGCGAGCCAAGGAACTACATTCCCCTGTGCTGTTTTCATTGCAATATATGCTCCATATTCGACTAATCCGTCTTCATTCACAATGCTTTTTGCAATATCTGTGCATGGCGCATAAGCTCCTGCTGGAACATAATATAAAAACATACCTTTCCCATTCCAACCTTTTCTTGCTACTTTTCTTTTATCTTTCATTGCATCAATTGCTGTTCCAAAATCCATAATAAATTCTCCTATCTTCTAAACTGTCGCACTAAACATTCTGTCGCATCCATAATCCATGCATCTCTTTTGGCTATTGCAGCCAAAATTTGTTCAGCTTCCCTTTTCTTTTTCTGCTGTATTCGTTCCCAATGTTTCTGTGCTTTGTCCATTCAGTTCTCCTTTATTCTTCCGTATGACATGCATTTGTTAATTTCTTATACACATCTTCATATAACTCCTGCTTATCGCCATTGTATGTATACTCTGCGTAGATACCATCACCGCTTACTGTCGTAGATGCTAAACATTTGTAGTTCTGTAAAGTCTTACAGCTCCAAACTACAAATACATTACTCAGATCAATTTTCATCGCCAAATGATTTTCTTCGCAATATTTGTTATACCAATCAACTAATTTTCGTTTACATACACTCTGAAAGTGATCCATTCCTGTAATAATCATCTTGTTTTCTCCTTTATTTACTCTCTGTAACTTTAAATGGAACAATTGATTCTGGAATATAGTTAACTTCATATTTATATTTGTTAACTTTAGCCCCACCTAAATCTTCGATTACATACATACTATCTCGGTTCATGTGGACAATATGTTTCTTATATGAGCCATCTGCTGTTTCGACAATAAGTTTTACTTTCTTACTGCCTTCATCTTCTAAAGAAAATGCTCCAACAATTTCAAACTCAACTTTATCTGTTCGTGTATTAATTACAGCAAATCGTCTTAAGACATTAAAATTGTCTGCTTCTTTGGATACATTAGTTGATACCTTATCGGCTTCAGTGCATCCTGTCACGATACCACCAATACCGAGACATCCAATTGCAGCAATAACCGCTATTCGTTTTTTAATATTTAATTTCATATATTCAATTTTCTCCTTTAAAACTTAGGTCGTTTAATCTCTTTCTGTTTTGACCAATCAATTTCTGAAGGTTCTACGCCTGTCTGCTGTTTGTAGAATTCATAATCTTCTGTCCAAAACTCTGCATCTTCATCTTTAACGAAGTAACTCTCGTCAAAAACTAGATCCATCTCATCTGGTGTAGTGAGATATTTTACTTTACAACGTCTACCGTATTTGTATGTTTCTCCGTTATAGCTGATTGAACACGGTTCCCAGATGCGATATTCTACATAATTGTCTTTTACAACAAACCTTTCGATTTTGCTTTCTGGGATTCCCTGTCTAACAAAACATTCGTAAATGGTTAGATTATTCACTCGTATCTCCCTTCAGAATCTTAATCAGTCCATCTTCATCAATGATCGGAATACCTAACTGTTGTGCTTTTTTATTCTTACTGCTTGTAGAATTCACATCATTGTTCACAAGATAATTCGTATTCTTTGATACAGATCCTGCAACCTTGCCACCTCTGGACTCAATTTCATCTTTGATCGCATTACGATTGGCAAACTTGTTTACTTTACCAGTCACAACAAAAGTCATTCCTGTAAGATCAACAGCAAATTCTTTCTTGCTTTCTGGCATCTCAAATTCAAGTTCTTCGGCTAGTTTCTCGACCATTTCAAGATTGTCTCCGAAATAAGCATCCATTGATAATGAAGTTGTAATACCGATGCCATCAATATGACCAAAGTATTTCCTCTGTTTGATTCTTTTAATAAACACATCGTATGGATTTTCGTTATTCAATAGAGAAATCTTATCAATAAGCTTGCAAATATCCTTTGCCGTTGACTTCCCGACAAGCTCAATACCAAGTGCTGTTACGAAATTAACCAGTTTACATCTGCGACTTTCCTCGATGCTATTTAATAAGGAAGAAACACTTTTTGCACCAAATCCATCAAGGTTCTTCATCTCAAATTTATGCTCTACTAAATTATAAATATCTGTATAATCTTTCAGCCATCCAAGATCAATAAATCTTTTCAGTGTTGCCTCAGATAAACCTTGAATATTCATTGCATCTCTGGAAACAAAGTTCACAAACTTGCTTAATAGCTTTGCCTTGCAGTCAGGATTCATGCATTTTAAAACTTTGCTACCATTTTCATTGATGATTTTTGCTTCGCCACCGCAGGTTGGACAAGTATCTGGAATCTTGAATGTATTGCTTCTTGTCAGATTATCGTGTACTTTTGGAATTACCATATTGCTACGATAAACCTGAATCGTATCACCTACACCAAGTTCTAATCCTTCAATGTAACTTACATTATGTAATGTGGCTCTTGTAGTTTCTGCACCATCAAGATCAACTGGATCAAATACTGCGACTGGATTAATCAACCCTGTACGAGATGTATTCCATTCAATATTTCTGATTGTTGTTTCGTAAAGGTCATCGATCCACTTTAACGCCATCATATTTAATGGATGATGTCCTGTTGTTCCAAGTGATTTACCATACTGATAATCGTTATAAGTGAAAATCAGACCATCAACAGGATATTCATATGTCTCTGGATCAAATTTTTCAATATATTCTTCGACATTATCTCGATTAACAATCTGATGTTCTACAACGTCAAATCCCTGCTCCGCAAGATATTTAAAACTATCTGCAATACTTGGCATTTCTTCCTCAGATACGCCATCAATTTTGACTAACTCAAATGCTTTGTAAGCAAGTTTTCTTTCCTTTGCTACATTCGCATCTAACTGCCTGATTGTACCTGCTGCCAGATTTCTTGCGTTCTTGTATTTACCATGCAACGCTTCATTGATTTTCTGGAAGTTTTCATAACTAATAACTGATTCGCCACGTACCTCAATACTACGCTTATCAGGAATCTCAAGAGGTAAATTGAAAATCATACGTGCTGTATGAGTCACATCTTCTCCAATTTCGCCATTTCCCCTTGTAATTGCTTGTTTTAAGCGTCCTTTTTCGTACCTTAGTACCACCGTCAAACCATCTTCTTTCCACGATAAAACACCAATTTTATCCGCAAGAAATTTTTTGACCTCATTGACATCCTTCGTCTTCTGAGCTGATAACATTGGGCGTGTATGCTTTACTTTAGCCAGAGAATCAATTATAAATCCTTGAACGTGGTGGATAGGCGAATTATTCAAAACAACGCCAGAATCTCTCTCAAGTCGTTCTAAAGCAGCGCATAAATCGTCAAATTCTTTATCTGAAATGATCGGATTATCCTCTGCGTAGTACGCATATGAAGCATCATTGATTCTGTCGATCAAGACATTCATTTCTTTCACATATTCAGTTTTCATAATTTTTGGATTTTCCTTTTCTTGTTTATATTGTTTAGTTAATTATTTTAATTTGTGTTTCTATGTCTTTCAGTAACTGCCAATTACTTCACTACATATATTTTTCTGTGCTGTTGCACATTTATTGTTTCGGAATGTGTTGATTTGAACACGTCTACATGCATTCCTTTTACTTTACCTCCGCAATCTTCTGCCACAAAGATTGTATCGCCATATCCCTCAATCTTAACTCTTGTTCCATAAGGGATAATGTTTTTATCAACCGCAATCGTATGATACGGTCGAGCAAATTTATGTCCTGCATGATTCCAAGAAATCTTAGATCCATATCCTTCAGAACACTCATAACATGGACAATATGCCGTGATCAAAAATGTTCCAAGCGAACTCTTTTCAAGTTCTTGCTTTCGCCTCAGCCGTTGTCGTTTAATTCGCAATCGTTTCTTCCGAAGCTTTTCTAATCGAATCTGCCTTGCCTTCTCTTCATCGGCTTTCTTACATTTTTGATAATGCTCATGAACATCTTTTAATGCAACGCTTTGGCTGATTGGATTGTCTGAAATCACATTGCCTTGCTTATTTTCTGCAACAGTTGTCTCTGTTGATAAGGTTGAAGCCTCTACCGAGGGTCGCTCCTCTGCTTTAACCGTGTGAGTCATAAAGCCCGAACACATTGCTAAAAAACTAAATGAGACAACTTTCATTAAAAATCTTTTTCTCATTTTCACATCTCCTTTCCTTAGCATATTGGTATCTTATCATACTTCTTGCACCCTGTCAATAGGTGCAAAATATAAAGTTAATTTTTTAAGCTCAGCCATGTGCGTCTCTTATTATGATTTGTCACGATACATCTTTTGAACGCTTCTGGTTCTGCAAGGAGCGCAAATCTTTTCTTAGCTCGTGTCAACATCGTATATAACATACAGTTATCAAGCAATTTGTAATGCGTATTGTCAATAATACCGATCACAGTTTGTGCAGCCGATCCTTGAAGTTTATGCGTGGTTAATGCATATGCTAATTGCAGTTGCCCTAACTGAGCAAAAGAATATTCAATCATCTTCTCTTCGATATTTGCATTCATAGATACCAAACATATTTCTTTTTCTTTATCAATCGCTGTAATGTATCCAATATCACCATTGAATACATCTCGCTCGTAATCATTTGAGGTCTGTAATACCTTATCTCCCAAATAGTATTTACGATCTTTGAATTCAACAAATGGTTTATTACTACTAGCAAATAATTCTTTCTGTACTGCTTTATTCAATTCATCTGTACTGTTCGTACAATTGCTTCTTCGTGGGGAAATAATCACAACATTATCAAGCCCTTCCTCTTTAACAGATTTAATATACTGCTTTACTGCCATGTTAAATAACGATTCTCTATTCTTCCTGAACAAATAAAACATATCATTTAGTTCACCATGAACAATTTTTAATTGTGGGCTATCCAATGGATTAATCCCTCTGCGAATCTTTCTTGCATCCGTTAAAATACCAGATTTTTCTGCTTGTCTCATCGGTTTGGTAAGCTGCACACTATTTAAACCTTTCTTTTTTAACAGATCCGAGAAAATATTACCAAATCCAATTGGTGGCAACTGCATATAGTCACCACAAAAAATTAATCGTGTTCCTGGTCGAATTGCTAATAAAAAATTATAGAAAAGGCTCGCATTTGTCATGCTACTTTCGTCCATAATTACTACATCAGCAGGTAATGGGTTATCTTGGTTATAACAAAAACTATCAATACCTTCTGCTACAAGTAACCTATGAATAGTCCGTGAGTCTAAGCCTGTTGCTTCTTTAATTCTTTGGGCTGCTTTTGCAGATAATGCACACGCAACAATGCTATTATTTCTTTTTTGGTAGCATTTTATAATTGGTTTCAGAATTGTTGTTTTACCAGTTCCAGCTTCTCCAGAAATAAACACAACTTGACAATTTAATGCTTTGTTAACTCCTGTAATTTGCTCTTCTGAAAACATAAATCCTTCTTCATCTTCAACCTCAGAAATCGTCTGACTAATCTCATTATCTGTTATTGGTTCGTAATCTGTCGTGTTTCCAAATGAATATTTCTCCATATCTTTAATTAATTCGTAAATATCCATTTCAATTTTATGATACGATTTCAGACCAATTTTATCTCCAGATGTATATAAATAATTTGGTAATTTTTTATCCGATTCTTCATCAAGCCATTCGTCAAATATAGGTAAACATTCAGAAGCTGCATTACTAATATCGCTTCTTAAATTTTTGATATATACATATGTATGTCCATCATTATCACCAACTTGATGCAAGTCGTAAGAAATAAATGCATTTAACCGTTGATTTGAGCATCGCAATTCTGGTTTTAATTTGAGTGCAATATCATCAACTCGTTTAAACCCCATACCCTTTACTCTAGTTAGTATATATGGATTTTGTTCAATCTGCTTTTTTAAGACACTTGGATTAGGTTCGGATTTCAATAATCTTTCAATCGTTGGTAATGTAACTCCATATGGTTGTAACATTACAACAATATCAGAAATCACATAATTTTTAATAATTTTATCTCTAAGTTTCTTCCAAGTCTTATCTCCCAATCCTTTGATTTCTGAATGGTCAATCATTTCTAACTGACCATTCATTACATCTTCAACAACATTAGGGTATTTCGCAATTAACTGATCTGCGATCGTTGCATTCGTCTGTGTTTTTAAAAATACCTTTTGGGCTTCAAAAGTTTTAGGAACTTCAGCAACTATAGAAAGTGGTTTATATTGGTATTCATTGTATTTCTTAGAATATGTCATATTGGCTTTAACTTTATATTTCGTTCCTAAATACAACTCCTGCATGTTACCAACCAATTTGCCACATTTATTCATTTTTTTATCGGATAAGTCATCAAAATCATTATTGTTATATGGTTTGCATTCTGGCAAATCTTCTGCTGTACAGAATGTGTAAATCCCAAATAAAGATTCTTCATTATAATAAATCTGATATAATGGGACAATCTCAAACTCATATTCTTTTGTACTATCCACCACTTTAGGCGACAACCCCCTTCACTTTCTTAATATCTTCTAGCCATTGTTTGTATGGTTTAATTTTCTTTGCGATAACCTTCTCGTCTGAATCTTTTCTGCATAACATCGCAATCTGATTTCCTTTGGCAATCATATCTTCATATTCTTTTAATTGCGAATGCCAGACGATTGCCTCAGTCAATCCAAAACTAGAATATAAATTCACATACGCAAATGTCTTTTTATTTTTGTCTTTCTTTTTATCGACTTTAGCGATCACTGCAACCACAGTGCAATCATCTCCATTTTCAACATCTTGAAATTGTTTTGACATATACTTGTATGCCTGATCAAATGGGTTATCGTTGATAAAGATTTGCAATGCTTCAAATTCCCAAAAATCTTCATTCTCAAGATATTTTTGATTCTGTGCGATAAATTTCTGAAATCGTTCTTTTTCCTTATCTTTATACAATTCATACTTTTTATCGTTGTAAGCTTTTAATATTGCATCTTTGTCATAATCATATTTCTTCTCACCTATACGGTAATCTTCAGCGTCAATATCCCATTTAATAAGTAATTGTTTGTAACTCGGTGCTTTTGCAACTGGCTTGAATGTTGTTGGCTGATACATAGATTTCAAATACTGAATTAAAGTTTTACGTTTATTCTTTGTTGGAATTGCACCTGCTTTGATCAACTGAATAACCTGTGATTTACTTGGATTAATACGTTCGCAAAAGTTTTCAAATCCTATGAATTTACCATTTTTATCACGGTCTTCAAGAATTACCTTTGCAATTTTTTCTCCAATACCACTGATAGCCGATAATCCAAACAATATATACACATCGTCAATACTGAAATTCATCATTGATTTATTTAAATTTGGTGGTAACACTTGAATCTTAAACGCCTTGGCATCAAGAATATATTTATTTACCATTCCTGCCTTATCTTTATTGCGATTCAATAATGCCTTAAAAAAACACAACGCATAATGTTTCTTTAAAAACGCTGTTTGCAAGCATAATACAGCGTAGGAATACGCATGACTTTTATTGAATAAGTATCCCCCTTTTTGGGATAACGTCTCACTAATCTGTTTTGCAATTTCTTCTGGGTATCCATTCTCAATAATCTCGTAATAAAGCTTTTTAGATTCAGACTTCACAAGTTCAATATTCTTTTTACCAATCGCCTTACGGAATAAGTCGGCTCCTCCATAACTTCGACCACCAAATTTACGAACAATATCAAGTAATTGCTCCTGATAAATCATACATCCATACGTTTCTTTTAAGATTGGCTCCATATCTGGATGGATATATGTGATTTTCTCTGGGTGATGTTTGTACTCAATGAATTCTTCTAAGACATCCATTGCATCTGGTCTATACAGTGCTAATACAGCTGCCAACTCTTCCATATTTGAGACTTGCAACCTAACCAGCAAGTCCTTCATACCAGCACTTTCGACTTGGAAAACACCATTCGTCATTGCACTACGCAATAATTCATATGATCCTTTGTCCATTTCAAACTTTGGATTGTTAATATTTACATCAAACTCAGTTAACCCTGCGTCAATTTCGGCTTCTTTTACAGTGTTCAATGTAGCAACACCCAAAATATCAAATTTAATAATCCCAATCTCTTCAACGATACGTTTATCTACTTGGATGACGTGTTCTCCATCAGTTCCAAGTTTCATTGCCATATAATCACTAATATCTGTATCTACAATTCCAACACCACCTGCATGAGAAGATACTGTTTTTACTCTACCTGCAAGATGAGATGCAACGTCAAAAAGCTCTTCATATCTTGGATTCTCTGCTAAATCTCTGTTATTCAATAAAGATTCTTCAATCGTGTCATATACAAATTTTTTACTTAGTTTGTCCATTTCGTGATAATTGAACCCTAAAACCTTGCCAACATCTTTGATTGCCACAATTGGAGTAATAAAACTGAAATTGATAATCTGGCATACTCTGTTTTCGCCATACTTATCGATCAAATATTGGATAATCTCATCTCGTGTACCAACATCTGTATCTGTATCTGGCATTGAAATTCGCTCTGGATTTAAAAATCTTTCAAAAATCAGTCCATATTTGATAGGATCTAAGTCTGTAATTGTAATCGTGTAACACACCAAACTACCTGCACAACTACCTCGACCAGCACCAATTGGAATACCATTTTCTCTTGCAAAATTGATAAAATCCCAAACAATCAAGAAGTATCCATCGAATCCCATCGAATGAATAATATCTAACTCATAATCAATTCTTTCTTTTCTGAGTTTCTGCTCATCTTCTGGTAATTTATCGAATCCTCGTTTTACCCACCCTGTATCAATCAGATACTTTAAATAAGAATAATTATCTTCAAACCCTTCTGGTAATGGGAAAGATGGCAACTGAGGTGCCTGAAATGGCATGTGGATTTCATCTATCATATCAGCAATCCTATCTGTTTCTTCAAGTCCTTTAGTTACTGCATCTTCTCCAATTTGACTGTCCATAATTGCATGAATTTCATCGTCAGATTGTAAATAACATCCTTCGTAAATTTCTGCTGCGGTTTCAGTATCGTGAGCAAGTTTAACATGCCAGTTCTGATAATATAAATCTTCTTTTCTAGCAGCGTGACTATCAGTTGTGATAATGTATGGTGTATTAGTGTCTACTGAAAGCTGTAAAATTTTCTGATTATATACCATTTGATCCTGATGTGAATGTGACTGCATTTCTAAATAAAAATGTGGAAAAATCTCTTTGTATTCACGAACATATTCAACACATTTCTGATAATCTGGCTCTCTAGCAAGTTTAGATGCTAAACAAGCACTACTCACAACCAGATCCTTAGCATATGGTTTCAACGCATTCAGATCAATTCGTGGCTTGTAGTAAAATCCATGAAAATTTGAATCAGTTACCAATTGATTAATTGCTTTTCTACCATTCTCATTCTTTGCCAATACAATTAAATGGAAATATTTGCTATCCTTATTCTGTTTTGTCATATCAAAGCATTCATAAAATTCAACTCCAAAAATCAATTTAACACTTGGATATTTCTCATGAAGCTTATCATAATAGCACCAACTATACTCATTGCCATGTTCTGTGATAGCCAAGGCTTTTAGTCCTATCTCTTCTGCTCTTTGTAAGTTTTCTTCAGGTAATGCATATCCATCTAACAATGAATAATGCGAATGTGTATGTAATGAACTGCTCACTAACTTTCACCTCAATCCCAAATATCTTCGTCTAATTCTTCATCTGTTGTGATGCTCAGAACATTAATATCATCAACCGCAATTTGATATTGTCTAATTCCGTTAAAGATATTAGTCTGTGCAGTTCCTACTAATTCAAATGTAACTGTGCCTTCATCAGAGAAATCGTTCATAATCCAATCATAGATTTTATTCTTCTCATCGCACTTGAACATCACGCATGGAATATCATTAATTTTAAATTGGATTGTGTCCATTTTCTTACCAACAACATTAATCTCTTCCTTATTTAATGTAATATTCTTAACAGCGATCATCGGATCATCAATACCCTGCCCACGAATATCATCTAACTTAGACATTTCCTGTAGTAACGCAAAGTCTAATCTGTAAGCATCTACGATGAAATCAACTCTATAAGTTGCATCATATTCAACATCTTTCAGTCTGTCGTTTAATTCTGTGATTGCTTCAGAGATATTATCTGTCGAACATCCAAATGCATTGGCGTGACCTTTTGCCCATAAAAATGAATTTGTCTCGGATATTACATCTTTCAAACTATCAATTGGGCTATGATCTACATTCCTTGCACTACCACTCATTTCTACTAATCCTGTTTCTGGGTTAGTATGCTTTCGTAATAATAAGCATGGTCTGTTCATATCTTCAGCGATCTTGATAGCAACCAATCCTGTTAAACTGCTATCTAATGTTTCTGTAACATCAAGAATAGTAATCTTGCTATCTTTATCTTTTTCAGCCTCTTTCATAATAATTGGAACCATCTTTTTCTTTTGACGATCCTGTTTGCCTTTGGCATTTTTGCATAATCGAGCAGCACGATCGTAAATGTTCTCTTTGATTACTTCCGCAGGATTGTTTTTTGTTGCTCTTTTCTTATAATCAAATACCTCATAGTCTTCGATAAATGCTCTAAAAACTAACTCTTTATCTTTTAAAGAGCCGAACCGCACCATACCATTAATAATTGGAACAATATACCATTGAATATTATGGATATTTACAATACTATGCATTGAATAATCTTGTGCCTGAATTAGTGCTTTAAAGCATTTATTCTGAATATTCTGAATCCCTTTATCCACTAATCGACGTGTCTCAAATGATCTCATATCCATGACATCACCGATATTCGCTAATGCACATAAATCTAAATAATCATCAGCATAATTGATCCATAATTCGTCATCCATTGCTTGCAAAAATCTATAAACAACGCCTGCCCCACATAAGTCTTTGTTCTTATAGCGTGGACTGCACTGGTTATTTACAATTACAACTTCCTCTGGCATTTTAATTTCAGATTCTTCTTTTTCATGGTGATCAAGAATTACAATCTGTACGCCACGATTTGTAAGTTCTGCACACTGTGTTACATCGTTGGTGCCTGCATCTGGGATTATTAAAAGTTTTACGTCTTCAGGTATAGTAATATCTTCACTTAATCCGTGAGCTTTTGCTTTTTTATGCAATAAGTAACAAATGTTACTCTTGCTGTCATAAAGTTCATTATTAATACGATTTAAGTACATGTATGCCATTGAAGCTGAGCAAAATCCGTCTACGTCCTCGTCAATTAAAATACCGATTTTATGTCCATTTTCAAGTGCAAAAATCGTTGTATTTACTGCGTTTTTGATACCCTCTAAATCGGCATAATCTTGAATTACGCTATCATCAAGGTTCAAATACGTTTCATAATCATCAATCCCTCTATTTCTTAAAATTTCTGGCACAACATTAGAGGTATCATTTGTGCCACCTTCATATAATTTGTATTTTATATGTATAACCTGCCTGTTCTTATTTAAGTGTATACAAATAGTTATTTAACAATAGTTCCCATTTTTTAGGATCATCAGTAGGTGATTCTTTTTCATCAAGGATTCCTTCTTTTGAGTTATCCATGATGTATGAAATCGGAACTCCATCAATAAAACGATCGCCAAGCTTTTGAATCTCTTCTAACTCAACATCTTTGTCAAAAATAAATACTACTTCAACTCCGAGTCTTGTTAACATATCAATTTGCTGTCTTGAAACTTGCTTGCCGCCAGTTGCTACAACATTTTGATATCCATATGACCATAGCTGCATGACAGCTTTTTCTGCTTCTGCAACATATACTCTTCCAACCCTTTCTATATAAGGTAGAGTTTTATTCAATCCGTATAAGATTCTTTGTCTAGCGCATGGCTCAATATATAAATATTTCAAATCATGTTTATCTAACTCTTTCTTGAACAATCGTCCTTTAACACCTACCAAATCACCAATTTCAGAAAAAATAGGTATTGTAATTCTGTTTGTATCTTCGTCATAGCCAATATTAAATTCTTTCTGTGTTAAATAAGTAATATGATCTTCATAAAACAGATCATTAACATAGTCCTTATAATAAGAAAGAATTCGTTTTGAAATTGGTTTGACTGGTTTATCTTCTTCGGTTTCTATATTTTCTTTCATATCATGAATCAATTGAGTGATCTGCAAACTTTCTGGCAGTTGCTCATTAAAATCATGATAATAATCTATGCCGATCAAATTGGCTAGATATTTTAAACCGTCTGGGAAAGACAGACTTTTTGTAAAGCATACCAAGTCAATTAAATCTGTCTGTCTTTCTTTTGCTGTCATTTTTCTTGTATAATTTGTGCAATTTAGGTTTTCGTTGTTATATGTAATAACTGCGGATTCATTATCCCCATCTTTATTTGCACAGCTCCAATATCCAGACGAATGATATTTAATATGATGACAGCCTATATCTTTCAGAATATTTTCTACATAATTATTGTCGTATATATATTCTTTTAGCTGTGCTACATCCATAACCTACGCTCCGTTTTTCTCTCGTTTTATGACATATCCTATTTCGTCCCAAGTATTTAAATCCAAATTGATTTCAAAAATTGGAATAACATTTTTGTTACCGCCTCGGTTTTTATCAACCTTAATACAGAAATATGTCTTGTCCTTTTTTAGATCGTGCGCCTGTGGCTCTCCCCAATCACTAATTGATATATACTGATATTTGTAATATTCGTCAGGATGTAATCTTTTACCAAGCATTAAGATATCAGCAACGTGCTTAATCTGTTTTGCATTGGCAATATTATTACTACTTAGTTGGAATATATCTGTATACACTGTGTCATCTGTTAACTGGAATACAGAAAAACAAAACATATGGATCTCTTTCATAAGCTCTTTAATTTTTGTGGCTGTCTGTTTCACCGTTTGCCAATCATCAATACGATAACCTTTTAACGTGTCATAACCACAATATTTCACATCATATAACATACGATGTTTTCTAAATTCAAACTCTAATGCCGAATCTGAGTAATCAGAGCCAACATCTTTGAAATATAATTTTCCTTGACGTTTCTGATCTACCCATTTTGCAACTTGCATAACTTTTTGAAACTCATCTGACGTCGTAGCTACTCTATGTCTGTACTCCTCTTCTGTTTCAATAAAGTCGCCATTTTCATTTGTTTTTCTTTCAATCACATTGCCATTGTTGTCTCTGTAAATACCAAGAACTATTTCTTCTTCTGGCTTTTCAATATCAACCCCATGAAGCTCTTTAAAACATTTGTTGTTGATCACTGTAACGACTAAGCAATTTCGCAAATCGTCTTCATCCATTTCGTTACTGAGTAATAAAAATTTCTCATCCATTGCCAATACGATATATGCGATCAACAACATCATATTTCTTGATTTTCCTTCATTACTTAAGAATCCATTAAAAATTACCTTTCCAAGTCGACACCCTCTGAACATCTTATTGAGAATCCCCCAAGGTAACGGAATCCCTAAATCTGGTTTTGATAAAAATGATTCAACCTGTGATTCAACACCACTATTCAATAAGACAGAATCTTCGCCTGCGCTAATAACAGTATTAATTTTATCTGCCTGAGATCGAATCACTCTATAAATATCTTTTGCTTCCCATTTTTCAAATAATCTATGGTTTAAAATTCTTTGAACAGGATATCCATTTCTGTCATACTCTCTAACAAGAGAGTATTTCTTAACGAGATTATAATATTTTTTAAAATCATCACAATCTGCAACCTGCATCCATGATGAAATTGTTTTCCACCCTTTGTATCTTTTATATGTCCTAAGTCTTTCATCTGATTGACTCATGAACATATTTACCTTATCTTCCTCAATCGTCTGAGTAAATGTTTTGTACATAATCTCAAACATATCATAGAAGAATTTACATGCCTCATCACTGAAATCATACTGGCTTCTCATATATCCACCATAAGAAACATATAAATCTGGTTGTTTATACAAAGCACCGATAAACATCATTTCACTCTGAATGTTAGTTACACTTTTACGTTCCACTGTTTCTTCTGTCAATCAAGTCCCTCACCAAAAATATCACTTAAAATGTCATCCATGTTATCGTCTTGCGTGGCTGTTACTACAGTTTTCTGAGTTGTGATATTATTTGTTTCAACAAAAGATTTTGCAAATTTTTCATTATTCTTTTTGTCTACTTCATTTAATTTCTGTTTCTCTTTCCATCGTAAATAACTATCATATTTTCCCACTAAAACCGCTAAATCATAATTAACCTGGTGTGTTGGGTTATCTTTATCCATCGTTCCTTTTTGTATTAAAAATGTTCGATTTTTCTTAAGATATTTCATTTGACGCTTCCACATATCTAAAAGGTCACTTGGCGGAATTGGTTTCGCCAAACCACGATATGTACCTTTGTAAATACTTTTCAATTTTGTAAAAACATATGCTGGTACAGAACCAATGTAATTATAATTATCAAGAATAAACCGATATACTTTGTCTTCTAATAATCTTGGTTCAAGTAACAATCGTGCTTTCTGATTATATTCGTCAATCTTAGATAATGCAGATAACCATTTATCATGTTTAGTATTTTTGGATAATAATTTTGCTTCACACATTTTTTGGAAACATTCTTTGTGATAATAACTATTGTCATATTTAACAATCTCTTGTACTTTATCTAAATCAAGTTCAATTACTTCTTTACAATAAGCACATTTTACTGTTAAAACATCTGCCATACTACAGTTACTCCTCACTTAATATCTAAGGATCAGACAGCCCAAAAGGGCTGCCACATAAATCCTTTTATGATAAAACTTCCTCAATCTTTTTCAACTGTCCAAGATCTTTAATTCGTGTAATTGTAGTAGGTAATCCTTCTTTCACAAGCTTGTCTTTCATCTCCTGTTTCTCTGGAGGTGTCATCTGTTTAATCATATTAATAATTCGCTTTCTAACTGCCTCAACAGAATCTTCATTATTGGAAACTCCGTCATTAGTTACACCAGATTCTTCTTTTTCTGCTTCCTCTTCGGAAACTGGCTTACCTGCTTCTCCAAGAATTTCTCTCTTATAGATTTTCTGTTCAACATCAACTGCTTTTGTGAGGGCATTACCAAGTGTAAACTCTTTGTTACCAACAGAATTGTCAATAACTTTCTGCCATGCTAACATCTGCGGATCTTCAACAATTTCATTCTTTTTATATGTATGTGTTCTATCTTTCACAATCTGTGCACAAACCATGTCAGTTTCATCATCAACGAATGTACGAATTACTGTTTTGGCGTTATAATCCATACCTTTAAATCCGTCAATAATTTTACGACCTGTTGTAACAGTTTCTCTTTTACCATCAATCATCTTAGATTCTGTTTCATCTTTTTCTCTTGCTGTTACAACACAATGTGCTCCAGAAGCTAATAAATCAAGAATTAAATCCTGACCTTTGAAGTTTACAGTCTGGTAATCTTTTAATTCCATACCTGCACCTTCAATCTTGACAAGTCTGGCTTCACCTGTCATATTTGCAGCATCCGCTTTTACACGATTTCTTTTCTTAGAGAACTCAATCAATCCCTGTTTTGTAGTCAGATTTAAGATTGTTGATCCATCTACAACAATTGCATCAGCTCTAAATGGAAGACCATCTGCATCTAAAACTACATCATCAGTTTCTTCTCCATCGTCATCAAGCTCGTAGAAGTCACCGTTTGTTTTAACTGTATCAATATAATGTCTTACTTCTCCTAAGCTCTGAGTGTAAACAATGTAAATGTTTTCGAGATTTACACCATTTTCCTCTAATTCTGGTAAATAATCATCAATACTTCCTGATTCAGAATCTAAATATAAGACTCTGAAAGGTTTCCCATCTGGGCGTTTAAAATACGCTAACTGCATTGCCAGTGTACTTTTACCAGTAAAAGGTTCTCCATAAATAATAGTCATCAATTTACTCTGTGTTTTTGCTGCTTTTCTTGCTTTTGCCAAATGTAAAACTCCTTTATGTATATATTGTTTTTGTTATTTATTTGTGAAATGATTTAGAATTGCTCTTACCAAACATCGCCTTCAGTATCATCTGAAGAATCATCAAAACCAGATCCCCATTCATCATCTGTAGAAGAACTACTTGTCTGTTTATCATCAGACTCACCGAAATCACTTCTTGCTGCTTCTGCCTTTTTAATAGCTTCAATCGCTGCATCAATTGCTTCTCTGGTGTATGTTTCTGAATCAATACTGTCTTTGCTTGCGCCAGTGATAATAAGTTCTTTTCTTGCAGAATTTACGACTCTCTTTGTAGGATCTGCTTCTCCCCATCCATCATCTTCTACTTCAACTTCTTCTGTCTGAATTTCTGTCTTAATATGTCCCCAAACTTCAATAGATGAATATGGCTTCACATTTTTCTTAAAAGTTTTTGCTAATTTCTTATTTGTCATATAGAATTCAGCGTCATCAACAGATGAATAACCAATAATCTTTCCATAAACGATAAAACGTCCTGTTGGCACATCATTTTCTTTTTCCTGTTCGATATTTGTGAATACCATTGTCTGTTTGAAATCAGATCTTACTTTACGTTCTTCATCATCAAGATCAATTTCTTTACTTGTTAAACTAATCTGTGTTGGAGACATTCTTGACCACTGACGTTTAGTACCGTCTCCCCCAGTAAAACTTCCATATTCAATATCTCCTTTGATGAATACACTCTGGTTGTCTGCCATATGTTCTGAAGTATATTTTGTTAAATCAAATGGATCTAAGACAACTTTCTTATTAACAACCTGTTCTTTATCATTGGTCTCTTTTTCAAGACCTGCTCTTGAACCAATAATTGCCCAACCTTCGCCAAGTCCTAATTCTTCAGTCGATTTAAAACGATCCGCCCAAGGAATTTTTTTAGTTTTGTATGTACCATCTTTCTCTCGTTTGATAAAACATACTGTAGGTTTTTCAAATGCCTGAATTTTACATCCAACTTTTACGTCAGGTTCTACTTTAACTCCGAAAGATAATGTCCGTTTATCTTTGCCTTTCTGCGTTTTACTTTCCTTATAAAAGTCGTCTTTTGCACAATCAGTGATTAATCCTTCTAACTGAAATGTACCTTTGGTTTCTGGTAAGTTGAAAAGTCTTTTAGATTTTGTGTTTTCTGCCAAATGAATTTACCTCTTTCTGTTATTAAATTTGTTTAGTTAGTTTTTAGTTTGTAAATAAGTCATCAATTTATATCCACTGTCAACTCTGCCAAAGCCAACAGGAACAAAAATAATTGTATCTGATCGTCTTACATTGTTATAATCGTTCTAGTACGTTTATAACAAATGCGTCAAAAAAATAATAAAAGCAAAAGCTTTTTGGAAATTATAAGGATGGGATTAATTTATTTTTAATTTTTTTCAATTGATATTGAATTGCTTGATATGTAACACCAAGGGTATTTCCTATTTCTTCGTTCGTATACCCTTTTGCCTTTAAATTAATAATTAACCTGTCCTTATTATTTAGTATTCGCATTTGCTCATCAAAACACAAAAAGAAAATTAATTTTTTTTCATTATTTTTTTTATCAGCTAACAAAAAAGAATATTCTTTTTCGTCTTCATCTAAATCATTCATTAACTGATTGTACGATAAGGTAAGTCGTTCATCTCTTTTATCTGCAAATCTCCATCGAGTATATGCTATAATTTCTTTTTGCATACATTTATATGCATATGTAGAGAATGATTTAGCTTTGGATTCATCATAATCAATTGCTGCCTTACACAACCCAATGGCAGCGAATCCATAATAGTCATCAAAATCTTGTCTGCGGATACCGCATTTTGTCATAGCAGAGTAAATCAAATTATGATTTTGTTCTACTAATTTTCTCTGTTCGTCATTTAATTTCAACGACATTTTCTCCTTTATTTACTTGTGTTTATGTAGTTTATCCCTTGTAAAAAGGTTCCCATTGCTTAGGTGGGAATTTGTTTAATCTCCAAACGGCAGGATAATTATAGGTGATAGGGCATATTTGTCTAGCTCCTCCATCCTGTAGTTCTAAAAATGGGCATTTAATGCTACAACCACAATCATCTTTATTAAGCGAACAAATATCTTGAATTGTTTTTAATGATTTTGCCACTTCTTCATCTGTATACTCTCCATAATTTTTCTCATCCATATAAACACCTCCTATTTTTCAAATGCTCGCCACGTAGTATCTGGATCATCATCAATCTCCCAAACATAAGGATCAGAATCTCTAATCGTGCAACTTGGCGCCCTCCCTGTCATTGTACATAATGGGCATTTTTTGCAATCTTCATCATTGCCATGAAGATAATACTCACATGTATCCTGAATTACATGCAATGCATTTAGAATCTCTTCAGGCGTATGTAATTTACTTTTCTTTTCTTTCTCCATTATATTTCTCCTTGATTGCATCAATTGCAAACTGCAACGCCTCATCTTGAATTGTTGTATAATCATTTACGGAAATCATATCATTTAATACATGGATGTACTGTGCCGCATTGGTTTTGGTAGATAGTAGCTTTTCAGAATCTCGATTCTCTATGTCGTTCACAGTCAATGTATCGCACGCATTAATACACGAATTCACCAATTCGTTCCATAGCGAAAAAACAAAATATCTCGCTGCAATCGGTTGACATTTTAGTTCATCAACTAGTGGTTTCGTCAGTTGAAACGTATCAAGTAAACTACATATATTATAATATTTTCGAAGTATATGATCTTGCTTATTTGATCCAACCTCATCCATTGGAAGTGCTAAACTATCTCTTAATTCTTCTAACTGCCCGTATGTAAACACTTTATTATTTTCTTTCTTCACTCTGTCTTTCCCATTCCTTTCTCCAAGAATCATCTTCTTTAATATTACCAAGTTTGACATATTGATCTGGCTTGATTTCTCCCAAATTGATCATATCAGAACTATAAATAGATAACATCTGCCACGCCAAATCTTCATCACTATAAATAATCAAGTAAGCGTCTTCGTCGTCATCAATCAATTGCACCACATCATATTCAAACTCATTTTCTCTACCTGTTGATCTACAGATAGACTCTGGCTTAATTTGACATCCGTACATATTAGCATTATCTTTTTCTTCTGATCCATATCCTTGAAATAACAACCACTCATTACCGATATATGTTCCGACAAACCATTTATTATCACAGTGGTTTTGTGCTCGACAATACATTCCATTGTCTTGATAAAGCTTGTTCATTTTCAATCACTTCCCTAATTCAATCCCGCAGATTTCTTTCTTCATTATGTTTCTCCTTTTATTTCATAAAAACTTTTGACCCACTGAACATTGGAATAACACCAAACTCAGTATCATCGAGCCATTTTAATCCAGATTTATCAGAAAACCATAAGTTGGGCACAAAATATTCTAATTTGCTAGCAGGATAATCTTTATTCTTATATCTTCGCAATTCTGTGCTCTGATATATTAGATTCTGAATAATTGGCTTCAGTAGTTCTAAGTCCTCTTTCGATTCTGGATACTCTCCTCTACTTTGAAAATGATAATATAACAAATTACAAACTACATATATATCGTTATAAAAATCGTTATCGCCAACAGTTACTACCAAGTATTTTTCATTTTTATAATCTTTACTTTCATTCATATTTCATCACTCTCCTAGCTCAATACCGCAAATTTCTTTCGCTAGTTCTCTTGCAGCAACACGACTTACCCAATCTGTCTGCCAACCATTTATATATGGCGACGACCAATCTGTAAGATCATTGTTATACATAAATTTCAGCAAATCTTCTAAGCTATGAATATCTTTCTTAACTTCATTTACCTTTCCATAAAACTCTCGTTTTAGAACCGCTTTTATTTCTGATTCAGTGCGATATATCTCTTCTAAAAGAACCATATATAAACCATGCGTTATACTGTCTTGTATCATTATATATATTAGATCGCCAAGACATTTAATCTCCGTAATGATTCCAGACTTAACAGTATATGGTTCATCATACCAAGCAAAATACACCTTATCTCCAACCTTAAAATCGCACATTTTACATCACCTCTTTCTAACACCAAGCCCATATAATTGCACCTATAGCACCAACAATATGTATAACACACCATATTTGAGAGAACATACTCAAGAATCTTCCAGGAATCCCTTTTGGATATGATATATATAAGTATTCATCTCTATTGTCATAAATCCAGCACCATATTCCAACATAAACGACACATGCTATGAGAATACTTGCTAATTGGATTATCAATTTTACATCCTTCATAGTTACTTCTACCATTCATTAAGCTCAAGACCACATTCGTCTCTCTTAGCAAAATACTCAGATTCAACTTCATAGTGAACATCTTTATATAATTGATCATAATATGATTTCTGTAATTTGAAAAATGCAACCTTTAAATCATTTTCATAAAATTTACCCTGCTGTCCATTTTGAATTGTACGATATCCAATTTCTGGATGGTTATATGAAACTGAAATAATTGATCCATTATAACCAATGGTCATATGAATTCCTCCATTGACATCCGCCCGATATTCAACCTGATATCCGTCAATAAACCCATATGGATGCCACTCATAATCATCTGGCGCAACAGCAGGTTCAATAACATCAAAATATTTTTCTAATTCATCTCCCGACATCACACCAAGATGCACTCCATCTACACCAAATCTAAAATTAATAACATTTTCATCTATATCAATCTTAACAATCTCGCATACCTCTCCAAGATTATCAAAGCATCCCATTGGCTTCTTTAATTTAATCTTATGATCTATAGTCAATTCATTAATATTAATCATGCTGCCACCTTACCTTTCTTACTAAAATGTTCATTCCATGCATCGACCGCTTCTTGTTGATCGGCAGTTAGAGGATCATTGAATCTTTGCAGTGCTTGTACGATTCGTCCATTTTGTATTTCAATCGTCACTAAGGATTTGTTTGGTTCTTTTGCGTTTCTCAAAAACATAATATGGCATTCGCCATCAATGACTCGGTCTATGTAACTTGCCACACAATTATTTTGCTGCACCGCTTCGTCTTTAATGTCTTGAGTGGAGTCTGGATAAAAGAATCTCAGTCCTTTATATGTAAATTCGTATTCTTTATTAATACGGCTCTTAAAGACTTCTTCCGAAAATTCTTTTTGTAATCTTTTGTAATTTCTTGTGACAATATCCATTGTTGTTTTGAAATGTCTTGGATATCTATCAAATTTATGACTGATTGCGTCCATCATACGGGCATAATCACGCAATTCTCCGAGTAACCAATTTATACTATTGGTAGCAGCTTCAAATGTAATTATTCTATCTATATAAACAAACACATCTGCAAGATTATAGCCATAATCCTGATTTAAAGCCTCCAAAATTTTCGTAAAACGATATCTATGATTATCCTCAAAGAAATTTATTAAATATTCTTTAGTTAATGTCATATACTCTGTCTGTAAAATCGTTTGTACATAATCTGGATACATCTTATAAAAATCAACAAAATCATTACTTAACAATCGTCTATTCTTCACACCAAGACAATAATTTCTCAACCATTTTGGTACTTCATTAATTGAATATTTAAAATCTTCTGTGACTTGTTTGTGTGTAAACCCTATAGCAAAGAACTGCTCGCACATAGAATACTTACTTGCATATTCAAACAAAGTTCCTAAATTATAATCAATGAAGCCCCATGTAGTTCTTCCCATTTCACAATTTCTTCGCCAATTTACATATTTTAGAAACTCTGCATAATGTGGATCGGACACAAACAATTTATCCAATTCATCAGCTGAATGTCCAGACAGAATATTGTTCAAAGCTTTCACTTTCCTGCCGCTCTTGCCATAGCAATCACCATTTGATAAATCATATTTGCAAGTTTTACCATCATCCAGATGGAAAATAATAAACTTACCTTGTTTTTCTGCCGTGATAATGTTTCAACTCCTTTCATTTCGCCTCAAATTCCTATTTTATCATCATGTTATGCTCCCAATTATAATGCTTCATCGTCAAGTAGAAATCTGTAACATAATCGCATAAACTGTCAGAATCTCTAAACACTCTATCAGACATCTCAATCCACCAAGCATGTAATGGTTCAATATCTTTGTTCAGAATCAGTACAGGAATATGGTGTTCATATGCGATCGCAATCTCCATAGACGTTCCAATGCTTTTCGGATCATTTGCATTAACAATTACAAGATCGCTGTTTCTAACAAAGTTGGTATCAAATCGCATCACTTCTTTCTCTGTATCGAATAATTTTTCTTTAAAATTATAATAATCTACAGGGTTAATAATATTCATTGGCTTAGTATCGGCACATGTTTTTTTACATCGACTGATAAGTGATTTACGAATTTTTTCTCGCCACTCATTTTGTTTTGTAAACGATAAGTTTTGCATACCGCCAGCCAAATAAATCTGAAATATATTATTTTGCATTTAATTTCTCCTCCACTTTCTTCGTTAAATAATCCAAAATATCTTTATCTGTTTTAAATGCCTGAGTATCTTTCATAATCCTCTCAGCACTTAGAATACATTGATTCATCTTTTTAAAATTATCCACTGTAATATGTGAGAAGAATCTGGAATCTTCTTCGACAGAGGCAGGATTCTCACCTATCTTTGTATAATGAAATTCTTCACAGATCAGTAGCATATCTTTACTACTTGGAAATCCACCAATTCTAAATGAAAAATTAACTACATGTTGAATTACTTTTGGATTACATTTACTCTGCCAAAAATCTCCAATATGTACATCCATTATTTTCTTTCTCCTTTCATAACATAGGACTCAATCAATCCTTTCTTTAGTCGGTCATTCATATCCTGAATGGCTTCATCGATTGTTTTAAATTTACATGAACAAATATGCTCTTTGGTCAAATTAACAAATGAATATGTGCCATCTGACTTGTTCCTAAAAATAACAACCACTGATTCTTCTCCATCTGGTTTCTTAACAATAAATCTGAGTGCACCTTTTTGTGTTTCCTTTATATTTTCAAGTAAAATAGTATAATTGATTTTTAACCAGCTACCATTTGCCCATACTTGTTTAATTTTTTCTTCAGCATTTTGAAGTACACAATGTCTATAATCAATACTCTCGATATTATAGACAAGTGATTCAATGGCTTCTTTATCATTTTTTATTGTAATTTGACCATGCGTTCCATTTCTTCCATCTGCAATCGCATCAATAAATTCTTCTACAGTATATTCTTTATCAAGCACAACATCATATTTAGTATATTTATCGTTATCAGAACGTGGGCGTTTTATTAATTTAAACATCCCTATCACCTACTTTCTTATCAAATGTTTCTTGCAAATTTAACCAGAACTGACCATCATCAGCAAACCCATAATGGTCTGCCATTGTTTTCGCAAATTCTTTTGTAACACTTTGTGATCCGTCAATCAACCCTTGAACATAATCAACATCCATGCCAATTTTACTCGCAAGCTGATAAGGAGTCATCTTGCAAGATTCAACAAATTCTTCTAAGCATTCGCCAGGATGAAAAGCAATTTCGTCTCCAATCTTTACATACATTTTTACACCATTCCTCTCACAATTCGTTCATTTGTTGTCATCAAGAAGTTATTGATACGATCCCAGTCTGGTTCGTCTGGCAAATCAGTATTCATATAATCATAATCAAATTGATAAAGTAATCCTTCAATAAAAACATCGTATGACTGATTTGGGAAATATTCTGTATGCTCATTGTGTTTGCCAAATCTATATGTTTTATGCGTACTATTATATCCTTCTTTGATCTTTACAAGATCTTTTCCTATGTCATCCATAGATCCTAACATTGTTCCGTTATGCAATAATTCAATGCCCTGCAACAATAATCGAACTGCATGCATCATTGATTTATTAGCGTATCGTTCTGCCTTTTGCTTTTCTTTCTCTGAATCTTTATTTTTATAATACTTAAAACTCGTTCGAGTCAGACAATCGCATATATATCCTTTATATGCATGATAAACTCTCTTAGATAAAAACATATCTCTATTTTTGATCAGTTCCATACCAATATCAGATATATATAAATAGCGGTCTGGTGCAAAATATAATAGCTCTAAAAACGTAGGATTACCCTTTGCAAGCATATTGATCATCTTAATATGCGAATGTAACACAGTATCAACATCTTTATGATCGTCTGTCTTTTCAAGATTATTTGGATTATTATTCAACAAAATCTCTCTTTTATCACTAAGGAAAACACCACGTAAATCAATATCAGAATCCTCTGTATTTGTTCCGTAGGCATAACTTCCACCTAGCGTGAGAAAAGCGATTTTGTGAGGATAATCTCGTAAAAAGTCATACTCTGGAGACGAGTTTATGTAATCTTTTACTTCTTCAATTGTCATGATCTCACCTCTTTTATCCACATAATGCTTTCTTAAACTGTACAATATTTTGACTAACCCACTGATGAGTGATTCCAAGCTGACTTGCAATTTGTCTTTGTGTTAAACCTTTCTGCTTTAACGTGATAATCTTTTTATTTCTCGGTGCCAATTTATCAAACTCATTTTGAAAATGTACCTTTGTAAGCACCTCATCCTCTACATTATCTTTACTCATCAGTGTTGTTCCGATTGTAATATCATCTTCTGGTTCGTATCCTGCCAATGGTGTATCTAACGATTCAGCATTCCTATTCATTTTTTCTGTTAGTCTGTGCCATTTTGTATAATATTGATTCACTTCTGAACGTAATACCCAGAAGAGATATGTACCAAAAGTTCCTTTAGACTCGTCCCATTTTAATGCTGCTTTACAAATTGCCATACGACCAAGATCCATATATGTATCAAAATCTGTAAACTTTGTAAAATATTTTTCATGTAAATGCCAAATCAAAGAGTAATTATCTTCAATCAGCCTTCGCTGTTCATCATTTAGTTTCTTCACATCTCTTTGCCTCCTGTTCTTTAATGAATTTTTGTACTTCCTCTACATAACTTAATTCAAAATATCTTTCAATATACCCGCCCATTGGAACTCCAGTATATTTAAAATTAGGAATAGTTTCTTTTAGTTGACCACAAACCTCAGATCTAAATGTGTTTGTATATTTTTTCAAATCATTCATGGAATATGTTTGTTTAAAATGTGGCATATCAAGAGTGTTAAATAGTCTCCATAAAAAATTACTATTTCTATACTTTGTTAATTTAGCATCACGTAATTCATCCATAAAATCTCTCATAAATCGGATTATCTTATCAACATCTTTTGATGCTAATTCAAATACTAAATTTTCTGATTCATCATAATATGTATAATCATCATATTTTGTATTTGAATAAATCTTGTATACTTCATTTTTGCCTGATAGATTTGCTGATATATTATCAACATTCAAAACTTTGCCATTTTTCATAACTATTTCATCACTACACAATATCGCAGGAGATGTTATAGAAAACTTATCCAATAAAACATATTGATGGCTCAGATTAAAATGTGGATTATGATCGTCAAAATTACAAAACATCTCCGCTAACTCAATATGATCCTTGTTTCTCAATGAATTAATTTCTGTCCATTCATCACCAAGACAAATACCACGTACTGTTTTTAAAACCCTTTTTCCATAAATCTCTACATCGGCTTCCCAATCTGGGTCTCTATTTTTACTAAAAGCAAGTTCAAATTCTCTTGTATTTTTCCTTGACATACATCACACTCCTAACACATACTTATCACTTCTGAACCCAGCTGCATTTGGATGACCACCGCCACCATATTTCACAGCAAGCTCATACACATTTACTTTATCCTGTTCTGCGGATCGCAACTGATATTCCCACATACTTCCATTGAACGAAAAACCAATGAACATATCATATTTAGAAGCATCAATAGATTCAAAGAAATCATAATTGATTAATGCTCGGTTGATTGCATAGACTTTATGTCCCTCAAATATGGTTTCAAAACCATATGCTCTAAGATATTGTTCTGCATTTGCTGCTAAATACTCAATAATTGATAAGCCATCTGCTATCATATCACCAATAATTTTTGCTGCTTCATAAATTCCTTGATCTTTATTTAACGTGTTTAGCAATGGACTTAACGCATCAAAATCATACGATTCAAATGCATAGTGAAATGCTTTTACGAATTGTTTTGACGTTTCACCAAAATAAAATGTATCCCACATGGCTGTATATTCTGCCAGTTTTGGATAATCTGCTTTATATTTATATATATTGAGTAATCTTTTTACATTTTTCTCATCCGTCCTCTCAATTTGCTCCCAATTTTCATCACACATATATTTAAAATATAACCATGTCAAATTCGCTCCTGAAATACCCGCTCCAGTAATTCTGATTCCTTTTACATCACACTTGAAATCTTTATACGCTTCAATCGTAGACTGATGATGGTCGATCCAAAATACATTCTTTGTAATACTGAACAACTGCCACATCTCTTCTGGCTCAATACTGTAGTCTACAATAAACACAAATTCATCCTGCTCAATGTCATGAAACGGGAATTTCATACCGTAATTAATTTTTCGGAAGTCCTCTGGTTCAAATGCTAAACCTCGCTGTTCACAAGCTTTTCTGACGTAGAATCCAGACACGATTCCGTCTTGATCAACATGATAAAAACACTTCATTATTTTTCCTCCTTTATCTGCTCACCTTTATTAATTGACTCAACATATATTTCCCAGTCATCTGCATATACATCTTCCGCAAGAGGTATCCAAACTTCTGCGTTTTCTTTATCAAATAAAAAAATAATTGAATCTGGCTTATATTCACCCATATCATTACACTCAAAATAAACATTAGTTAATTCTGACGAATAAATTTTCAAATACTTTTCCTTTCCCCAAATGCCTCTTCTTATAGTAGTTTTGTCTTTTTTTATTGCAGTCATTGCTTTTATAAAATTCAATTAATTACTCACCTCTTCCTTTTACTGTTAAAATCCCATCCTTGCTCAACCCAATCATTTGCGAAAATATCCTCTTGTGTAGGCAACCATCCCAATGTTATAACTCCATTTTGGTCTCTACATAAGAGTGGTTTCATTTTATATTTTTTATCAAATGGAATAATCTCATTTAATTCTTCTTCGCACATCATAAACACATAATCATAAGTTGTTCGTGTCTTCTTCCACGAACTACGACGATACAATTGTCTTGGATTAATTTCCATATTTTGCATCATCATTTCAAACGACATTCCTTGTTTCTTTTTTGCCATTGGCATTATTTCTCCTTTACAATCTTAACTTTATAACCAAGTTCCTTTTCAATTTCTGCAACCGTCATTTCTTTTGGCGGTGATAAACTCATATTTAAACTATCAATATCAGATTCCATATTCCAAACGCTTCTGTAGATCAATCGTCCCGTCAAAATACAAATTGCTTTCTTAACTTCGTCTGCCGTCGGTGGATAATGATCTAATGATGCAATAATATGTTTGTAGTTTTCTTCATTCAATAAAACACGCTTAGAGTCAAGCGATGAATCCTCTTCTTCTCGTGATTCAATATATAAAAAGTGGTTCATGTTATCTCTCCTTTCTCAATTTCTTCTTTAATAATTCTATATGCAAGAGCCTCATCAGACTCTTTGTCATTAATTCCATTTCTTTCTAATAGCCTGTCCAATTCGTCTGGGCTCAACTGATCAAAGAATCGTTTTATTTCCTGTTTACGTTCTTGTCTTGTTTTCATTTTTTTGTTTAAATTCCTTTAGTTCTGTTATTTTTTATAGTTGCCAAATATTACATGAAGCATAGAAAAATACCATATAGTTTTGTATCCATGTTATTTTTGATAGTTGTCAAACCCCCAAATAACATAAATCCGACAAAATAACATAGATTTTAGTGAGTGCTATAACAAACCTCACTTTTGGCGTACTCAAAAACTATTTGAGCAGAATATTTTTATATTCCAAAAACACACCAAATATTTTAAAATTTTTATTTTGTTTCTTAGCCATATCTACTTCACTACCTTACCATCTGGCATTATAAATTCCCAATACCCATCACTATTTTCAACTTCTTTTGGTTTTTCTTTATATATTTTCTCCATTAACTTCCGACCTCGCTCAATATCTTCTTTTGTCCAATTTTCTACTTCGTCAATCAAACCTTGCAAAAACTTCAATGATTCTTGTTTACTCATGAGTCTTATTCCTCACATTTTCTACCATATAGTAAGAATCCAATATCTCGTATTCTACCTATCTTACGATCATCCTTGTTTTCAAAAAATTCTAAAGAGTAAATATCACGATTAGAGGTATTTACTGGTTTGTCAAATTTAACGGTCATATATCTATACCCATATCTGCGACCAATCTCATCTGTTCCGATGCGAGTAATTGTACCTTTGTCGTTATTTCTAACCAAACCTCCTTTAGCCGCTGGCTTCATTCTATAAATATAAACTCTATCTCCGACCTTTAGCATTTACTTACCTTCCATTTCTTCATAAAGCTCTCTAAATTTTCTAAAATCATCTGCACTGCCACCATTATCTGGATGACTTTTCTTCATTGCATACTTCACTGCGTCCTTAACATCTGAACGAGTTTCTTCCTTATTATATGTATCATTTTCTTTGTTGTTAGCATCAGCCATAAACGACATCTTATCTAAGATCAGATTTACATTTGTCTGCCTCAGGCGATCCATCTTTCTTTCATGTCTTAGAAATACGATCGCCCCAACGATACAAAACCCAATGGCATAGCCAATGGCAAACTCAATATTGGCTTCCATGTTAATCACCTCACTTTACACAAAACTCAGATTTTACTCTATTACATATCTTTTCTCACAACCACATTTCTTGCACCGATAAACCTTTTCACACCTATAAGGTCTTGTAGATCTGTTGTTATAATATATTTCAGAATCAAATATCTGCTCCCAGTCATGTTTACAGAAGCAAGACCTGATATACCAAATCAACCTTCTCATTTAATACATTGCACCTCACATTTCACTCAACAATCCTTTTACGATTTCTCTATCTTCATCTTTAACTTTTGTTGATTTTGTTGTTGCCATGAACTCTAACCATTCTTTTCTCATTTTCTTTTCATCATCATTTAAATGTTCGACAACAACAAGCTGTTCGAGATTAAGTCTGTCATAGGTAGAAAGATAATTATTCCAGTTATCCTTCCAAAACAGCTTATTTGAGATCACCAAAGCATATCCCATTCGTACATCTCCATTTACCATTCTTGATCTAAAACATAGACTTCCATTTTCAATTGGATTATTTCTCATATCTTTCATTCTTCATCATCCTCTCCTGGTCGTAACATAATCCCAAGACCTGTGCACATACCCGTAAGTTTCTTATCCATTGCCTTAATCCTTTTGTAATTGTAATAAGTCATGTATGGTACTCCAACACCAATTGCTACGATTACAATAAACGCCAATACCCAAATTATGTAAAACAAAACGTCCATTTTATCTTTCTCCTTTTCTACGACTATTTCCTAAAATCAAACCACCATACTGTGTAAAAATTCTTCTGAAAATATGTATCGTCTCCATCATCAAGTTCTGTGAAATATTTTCTGCCTCGTTCTTTGACATCGTCTTCATTGAAATAATGATATGCCCAACCTGGAATTGTGTAAGATTCCTTATCTTCTAAGCAGAGATTCAACAAATCTTTGATCATCATCTGCAATTCTTCTTCATCATATCCCTGCGTCATCACATCAAAATATGGGATATATGCCATATATGGAACTGAGTCATTTTCATCTTTCAGAACTACGACAGGGAATGTTAGATTGTAATTCATATCAGCCTTGCTCCCTTGAATTGTAAATATTATTTTTTCTTCATCAGTTGTATCGTCACTAAGTGCAAATAGCGAAACATCTCTAAGTGCATATCTAATATTGTTTACGCCCTTTCTTCTTATGTTTTTTCTTCTTATATGGTATACAATAATCAGAAGATACCCATACCCAACTATTTTTTATATAGATTAAGAAATCTGCACCCTTTTCATAGTAATAACCTTGTGTGTATGGGCTAGGGCTTACCCCATACACTTTGTATGGCTTACCTTTATATAAAACTTTCATACTATTCATCCACCTCACAATCAACATCAAATAGATATTTTATGATGCGTTTTGCTCCAACCTTGTTGGCGGCACCTCAGCGATTTCTTTAGAAGAAAAATATACCTCATTTAGGCGTCTAAGTTGTACGGCAGGGATTTTTGCCAAATCATCCTCAGTCACATCATATCCAATATAATAATGAAAATTCGCTCCATCCCATTCTTCTTGATCAGGATCATTATGTTCATCAGCATATATTTGCAATTCAACCATAACCTTCTGCTTTTCAATAGCAAACTCTGTATCCTTTTCAGTCTTAAATACATTACCTAAAGCTAATCTTCTAAAATCTGATGCTCTACCTTGCCATTTTGCCATACAGATATGCCCATCATCAGTGATGAAATAATACGTATCCCCATTCTTTAATCCACATGGATTAGTTTCTTCTTTCGGTTCCGATCTTTCACAAAACTGCTCAAATAATGATTTAAATAAATTCTGTTGTGCTTCAGATAATTTCGAAATATCAATTGTTTTTGTTGTACTCATTTATTTTCCCTCGCTTTCAAATTCTTCAATCTCTTTCCATGCCATAACACTTTTGTCGCTATAGTAACTTGCCTTTTTAGCTGTCGCATTTCTCCATCCACAAGAATCATGCCATGTTCTGTTTACGCAACCGCCTTTTATAGTTACTAAAACATCTTTATCATCTTCTGGTAAGTCATCAGGACTCTTTCTTAAGTCATGCCATCTATACTTTTCTTTATATTCTTTTAGCTCTTTGAGTTCTCCCAGCCACTTTGCAAGCTGCTCATGATTTAAGGCGCAGCCAATAAGCCTGTCAAGTTCTTCATCGTCTGGATTCGCATGACACAACATGGCTTCTGTGTATTTCTTTGTTGCCATATCATTTGCACATTTGATAGTTTCTTCTAAATTCATTTATTTCTCTCCTTCTTCCTTATAATAGTATCCATACAAGCAGCAATCTCCAGAATCCCATGTGTCGTAGTAATTACCATCTGAAATTGCAACTACATGATTCGCAACATTTACTAAGTAATTACCTTGTTTATGATCTTTTGCAAAACTTTCGACTGTTGGTCGTTTAGATCCTTTTCGGTTGCTAATACCTTGATAAGCAAATCCATTATCAAATAAATATTCTTCGTAACATTTTCGCTCTGACGGCATACACTGCATATCCCTTGCATATGGTAACAACTCATCAAATGTCGTTAACCATTCTTTGTCAAGAACTTTCGTTAATGCTCTGATCACGCAATCTGAATGATTGTCTTTCGTATCTTTATCGTTTGGTTGATAATATCTGTAAATTTTATTTGACATTTTCTCACTCCTTTACTTCATTTTCTTGAAGTTTATCTTTCATTTGTTGAATATAATATACCACTTCTTGCAGATAGTGTCAATACAAAATCTTCAACTTCTTGAATATTTTATTTTACATCTAGTATGTAATATGCTACAATATAGATATGGAGGTATATCATATGATAAGTTATAAACCGCTTTTCGTTACTTTAGCGAAAAAGAGTATGACAAAATCTGATTTGCGAACCGCATTGCATATGAGTCCTGGTACTATTGCTAAGATGGCAAAGCACCAATATATCAGTCTCGAAAACATTGACAAAATTTGCTTATATCTTGATTGCAAAGTTGAAGATGTTATCGAGGTCATACCAAACGATTAATCAAAAAGACTTTGACCATTTAGGTTGAGGTCTTTTTTAGTGGAAACAACAGGGATCGAACCTGTGTCGGCAATTTATATGTGATGAAAATTAAAATGTAAATAATATAAAAATACTTATATGGAGGTAGAAAAATGAATGTTTACGTATTGCCTGCTCTACCAACTGAGCTATGTTTCCATGACTGGCATTTTAGACAACTATATATAGTTGTTTAATAATTGACAAACTACTATATATTGTGGTTTACTAGGTCATAAAATGCCAGTTTTATGTTTGTGAAATTAATTTTTGTAGATGAATTTATTCGTTATTTGCGAGCATTTTTCATCTGATCTAATATGGCTTTAGCTTCTTGCTGTCGCTCTTCTTGCTCCATATGATAATCCAATGTTTCTGCACTAGATTCATACGCAATAGCAACGCCTTTGGATTGTTCGCTAAGTTTCTTTGCTCCTTCTCGAACCTCTTCCAAACCTTCCTGAGCAGCATTTAAACTATTGTATTGGTCTAAATTTTTCTGCAATTCTGCAATCTGCTGATCTGCTTCCATCTGGAGAACCACAGTATCTTTTTTCACCTTTTAACTTAATGAGCTGATCATATGCTTGGTTTTTAATTTCTTCTTGTTTATCTTTTGTTGCTTGCAACTCTGGGATTTTCTTTTCGTACACTGATTTCTGTGCCTTGAGCGTGGCTAATTTTTGAGCATAATACATTGCTTTTTTATCATCATTGTTATCAATATACTGGTTGATCATTGCCTCGGTTTTAGAAATTTCTTCTTTTGTTTCTTTGAGGTTATCTTCCATTGTTGCCAATCGACCAGCTACCATTGTGTATGTACCCATTGTTTTCTGGTAGAAATCCTGCTTATCTTTAATTGCAGTATTATATCTGGCTCTTGCTCCCTCTGGAGTCATTGCATTTTCTTTGATTTTTTCTGTAACTGTTCCAGATGCCACATTTTTAATCTGCTTTCCATTTTTAGTAAATTGTAAATATGCGATAATCGCTACAATTACACAAATAATAATAATTGTCATAATAATTTCTCCTATTAGAACTCACGGTAATCTGCTGGCTCTGGTGTTCCAAGATTTTCATTATCTGTAGATTCTACTTCTTTATCTTCAGAAACAAAATCTTTTAGCATCTTTGCAAGATCAACACCTGTAGATCCTTTAACACCATCTGATACCTGATTCACAACATTCATAATATCTTTTGTTAATTTTGTTGTGTTTCCTTCTCCATACATAGTGATACTTCCTACATTTCCTAATGGTGCGGCTGCATTTTTAACTGCTTCTGGGAACATCTGGCACATCATTTCTACAATAGAAGCTTTACCCATCTGTTTCATAGCTTCTGCTTTCTTTTCGATTGCTTCTGCTTCAGCAATACCTTTAGCTTTGATTGCCTCGGCTTCTGCTACACCCTTTGCACGAATACCTTCAGCTTCCTGTTCCATAGCATATTTTGTAGATTCAGCTTCTTTTTCTTTAGCATATTTATTAGCTTCAGATTCTTTCTGTCTCTTGTATAAGTCTGCATCTGCTCTCTGCTGAGAAGCATATTTTTCAGCTTCTGCTTGTTTCTTAATTTGCGCATCTAATGTCTGCTCTGTTACCTCAACGTCTTTACGCTTCAGTTCAATTTCCTTTTCCTGACGCATAATATTAGCATCCGCAGTTACAACTTCAATTTCTTTACGTGATTTTTCTTCCTGAATCTTGTATGCTGCATCTGCCTCAGCCTTCTTTGCTTTTGAAATCTTCTCAAGTTCAGATTTTTTAATTTCCAGATTGTTATTCTTTTCTGCGATCGCTGTTTCTGACTCAACCCTTGCATCATTCGCTTCTTTTTCAGCCATTGCTTTTGCTTTTTCAATATCTCTTTCGCTTTCAGCTCTGGAAATTGCAGCCTTCTTCTGAATTTTAACAACATTATCTACACCAAGATTTTCAATAACATCATTATCATCCATAAAATTCTGCACATTAAAACTGATGATATCTAATCCCATTGCAGCAAGGTCTGGCTTCGCATTTTCTGTAACAAGCTGTGCAAATTTCTGACGATCAGAAACCATTTCTTCGAGGCTCATCTTTCCAACGATCTCTCGCATATTACCTTCAAGGACTTCTCTTGCGACCTGTCCAATATCGCCTACTGGCTTATTTAAGAAGTTTTCTGCTGCAAGTTTTAATCTTTCTGGATTACTGCTAACCTTTACATTGACCGCTGCATCTACATTGATATTGATATAATCTGCTGTAGGCACAGAGCTTGATGTCTTAACATCAATTGGAATTAACTCAAGATTAAGATGATCTGCTTTTTCAAAGAATGGGATTTTTAACCCTGCCTTACCAATTAATGTCTTAGGTGTCTTTCTAAGTCCAGAAATAATATAAGCTTTATCTGGACTTGCTTTGACATAACCGCTACCGATAATAGCTCCTACGCCACCTACCGCAATAACCACTGGTACCACTGTTCCAATTACTTCAATCATAAATATCTCCTTTGTTTATAAAATTTATTTATTACAACACCATATATAGATGTCATAACCTAGTTGCTAAATACATCCGCCACAAGAATTAGGGCGAAAATCCTCTTCGTTGATTGCCTTGAAAATCTGACGCTGAACATCAATATCTGTTGTAATTTCATCTAACCAATACTTATTAGACTCAATCCATTCATCTTGTTTCAGTCCGTCATAATATGACTCCCATTCTTCAACCCAACCTTTGAAATACCATCTCTCATATTTCTTATATGTATTCATAGGTTCTGTGCGTAAGTCTTCTGGAATCTTATCGGTAACATCTTTGCCATCAACATAAAGCTTCCATTCCCCAATACAGAGTGCAAAACCACGACCTGTCCATTTTGCTTTAACTTCCATATTTAATCATCCTCTTCAATTTAATTTCCTAATGCAATTAATGAATTTCCACATGTAATTCTGTCTGTGTCTTCTTCTTTCGACGGAACAAATACAATTACATCCCAACCGTCTTTTACAAGTGGTTGTTCAAATTTTTCATATACGTCAAAATCTGTTACGATCTCATATCCTTCGTTAACTGCTTCAACTGTTTCATGGATAGGAGTAATCTTGACAATGCATTTTTCCTTATCGAAATACTTGTTCATCAAATCTACGTCTAAATTACTTTTGGATGTAACAGCAAAATTCAATGTATACTTACGTTTCTTTGGCATTGGCAACCAATCAATAATGCCTCCGATCTCTGTTAAAGATAATGAACATCCTCGAAACATTTCATTTCTTTGTTCTTCATTAAGAGTATTGATAGAGAACTGAAGACCAAAGCCATCTTCTCCACCATATTCGAATCCAGTTTTAACCCATTTATGTAAAAATTCTTTTAAATTATTATTTGCCTTTGGCATCATTGTAGAAATTACTGGATGATATGTGTTGAAATGTATATCACTGTCTGGATCTGCTAACATATGTGCAATCTGTTTAGCCGAAGCAATTACATTTTGATTAAATGTAGGCTCTCCCATTCTTGCATAATGTACATTTAATCGTTCTCCATGTCTGATTCCTGATAAAGCAATTCCAGAAGTGATCTCCATCATTAACTCTGGCAACGATGCGTTTCCTTTAAATCCAAGTTTAGGGCAATCACAGAAATTGCAATGCATCGGGCAACCTTTCTGTGACGAAACAGTCACAACTAATTTTTCTCTAATATCAACTGGTTTATGTTCAACTTTTTCAATTCGTTTATCATACCCAAGAAAATCTGCCTTAATGTTGTTTTCCTTGCCATAATCACCAACAAATAAGTATTCCAATGTTAAATCTGTATCGGAGATAATTTCTCCTGTATGTGTGTCTGTAATCTGTCTCATTTTCTCTCCTTCCTTTAAATTACTGTTTGATTAATCAAATAATCCATACCCAAAGTGCTGTCTCAGTTCATCATTCCAACTATTAATCGATTCAACTTTTGGCTCTTGGACAAGCTTATATCGAAAATCTTTAGGCATAGACAGTGCAATAAAATTCATAATAAGTTTTGCACAGTCTTTCCTTTCTTCGATATAATACACGCCATCTTCTTTATAGAAATCAACCTCTTTAAAACACCCAGAATTATTTAAAATTTCAAATGCTGTTTCGCTCATTTCTGATTCTTGATACTCTGTCCAAATCAATCTCTCACTTCTATAACCAAGACCTAGACCCGTATAATCTTCATTGTAATTAAAAGCTACTCCTAGCTTTTTACAACTGTCTTTATACGCTTGTCGAATTTTATGAATATCATAGTTACAATCAAATAAAAAACTTTCTGATATTTTATGCCCATCTTCCGACCAATCGCCTAATTCTAATTTATAAATCATTCCAGTCTCCTTTCTTTAAGCACCAACCCGTCAAATTTGACGGGAAGGTGTATCATCTTAATCTTCTAACGAATCAATCATTGCACGTAATTCTGCTTCTGACATCTTCTCAATAGCCTCATCCTGTTTCTTGGAAAGAGCATCAATATATTTTCTCTGTGTAAGTTTCTTATTAATACGTTCCTTCTCGGCAAGTCTCTCATTACGTTTTGTTGTAAAGATATACTTCACAATACCAATCGCAGCCGTTAATTTTGGATCAACATTTGCATCATCCAACAGACTTTCTTCTGAAGATTTAACTTCCTGATCTTTCAGATTTTTGTATACCACATCTAAATCTTTATCGGATAAATCCCATAAATCTTCTACGGATAACTCACCTTTTGTAGATGGGAATCTCATTTTGTTTCTAGTTGCCATTTCAAATAAGTTTTCTGTTGTCATAATTCAATCTCCTTTATATTAAAATTTAATTTTAAGAACTCTTTCTGTTGCACCTTTGACTTTGACGATCACATCATCTCGTTTTGTAGAACTGAAACCAATTCCTGATAACTGGTTTGGATCATCTGCGACATGCATTTTACTTCCTAAAGCCTCGAATACTCTCTTGTGCTGTACTAATTCCTGCTTCAAAAACTCATTGAAGAATCCATTTGGAGTATCTTCATTCACACATCCGTTTAACATGAACAGATAATGTTTATGCCCAATACCTGTCTGTTCGTCCCAATAGTTAGGTGAATAACACATTACTGTTACTGGCACAAACTGATTTGTATTGATTCCCCAGATTTCTCTTGAAGATGTTGTTGATGGAAGTTTTTCTTTGATTGTGAACACTCCATCTTTTAATGTAACTGTAGCTACTGGTACGTTCTGTCCCTGTCGTAAAGGCTGATCGTATTCAAATTCATAAATCTGACCATCAAATTCAATCTCTGCTGTAAATCCTGATGTACCGTTGCTATGGCAATAATTGTGTACGAAAAATTCATAATCTCCGTCAACCATTTCAGATTTATCCGCCCATGTGATATTTTCTACGGCAGGTTTGCCTTTTTTTGGATTAATTACATCAACATCAAGTCTGCCTTGTGTTTTAGAATCAACCATATGACTAAAGAAAATATGCTGACAAGGTGTTTTACAATGTGCGTCAAAGTCATCTCTGTTCCAATCTTTTCCTGCGTTCCACTGAATTGAAAATCTTAAGACTCCATCGACTGCTCCGCCTGCGTTTTTAACTCTTTCTTTCATTTCACTGTCTGTCATATTTCCTGAGTATGCCCAACTAAAAGGATTACTCCACTTCATCATGTTTTTAGCATCTTTATTTACAGGTGCGATCAGTGAGACCATGTTCTTCTTATGTCGATTTTCAAATAAAACTTCTAATTCTTTTGCTGTTGGTAGAACATCTGATACAAATTTATCTGCACTTATCTCTTCTACTTTAGAGAATTTCTTAGGATTTACAGTGACTTCCTTACTCATTTCATCAAAAATATCTAAGCCACCTTGAATACGTGGTGCTGCATCACGATTACAAAACAGAATATTATTCACTGTGATATCATCAAGTCTTGCAAACCTACGCTGTAATGAATCCATATATCCTAAATTGGTTACAGTTTTCTTTGCATCCTCAAGCATTTTCTTTGTAAAAATTGCCTTTGGTCGTTTGTAATTTGCAGGAGCTACAACATTTTCATAAGCTTTTACTGCATTATCTAAATCCATACCTTCGCTGATATTCACAAGTAATGTACCGATACTATGGTTTCTAATACGACCAATTACATCTCCAATCGTCATGGCTTTTGTCCATGTGTATGTATCTTTTTCTCCATCAGACAAACCGTTGTATTCTCGCTGATATTTTCTAAAATCTTTTAATACTCTTTCCCATTCCTGTCCTCTATAAAGAGTATTTGAAGCAATCAGTTCTAACACTGTATCAACAGCTTCTTCTGTGATTTCATCAAGTGATCTTTTGAACACATTCTTTCGATCTCTAACTTTTGCTTTTACTGTAGGAATATCGGATTTTCTTTCCAATAATCTTTCTGGAATCGGTGTATACATATGAGTCCATTTGATAATTTGCTTATCCTCTGTATACTCATTTGTGGTTTTTGTACCAACTGTATTTGTAAAATGTCTCCAAATATCTTTAATTGGCTTTGATTCTACATATGTTCGTAAAGCATCAACTACTGGCTGAAATACGGCATCCTCAGTATCAATTTCCCAAATTGTATGAATCTTGCCGTCAACAATTGCCACAGCTCCACCGATTGTTTTAATAAAGTTACGGCAATGACCACAGTCATATTCTCGTCGCTTGCGATACATCTTATTAGTTCCTTCAGGAAAACTGCTCAGATATACTTCCCACAGCACATCTTTATCAATATCAGTTTCATACAATGTAGAATTGTTTTTCTCTACATAGTCGAGCATTTTATTTAAACGCTCTGACAATTTGTTTAAAAAATTGCTCCAGTTTTCATTCATTGGTGTGCACATAATTTATCTCCTTTTTTATGTATTATTTAATTGCTACAAAAATTTCATCGTTCTTGTTACCATTCACATAAATTTCTTTACCCTTAAGTTCTGGAAAATATTTCTTGGCAAGTTTTTTGAATTCATTAACATATTTCATATCACAGTTTTTGTAAATCAGTTTACCCGCAACACAACCACCTGAAAGCAAACCTATTCTTCTTAAGAACTTCGCATGAGGTAAACCTTTTCTTTCCTCTTCTCTCTTCTTGTCATTCTCAAGAATTTTTTCTAATTTACATAAGTTTTCTGTCACTTCAATGCAACTGCTTGGATATTTCACATATTTATTTGTCCAAAAATCAACTGCGTCATGAGCATCTGCGTTGCCAAACAGGTATTTTAATACACAAGTTTTGAAACCATTTTCTCTGTCATACACATCATTTCCTTCTACATACGCAACAGTTTCTGCTCCGCAATTCCATAATACTTTAACCATTCCATGATAATGTTTAATTTTAAACACTGGTTTACCATCTTTTTCAATCTGTTTGCCGTTGTTATCTAACATTGGTTCCTTCACCGTAATTTCTTTGTCAACATAAATCGGTTTCTTAATCATTTCTTTTAGATTTTCTGTATACATTTTTTTCTCCTTTTTAATTCCTACAAGCTTGTTCATGATTTCATCAATTTTTTCTTGTGAAAATGTTAAAGTCGCACTCATTTCACCGTTCCAATCATCAAGTGTTTGTATCTGTGACCTTAATCCACGTTCAATTTCGGACCCTCCACAACATTCTTTCCACCAATTCTTTTCTGCTTCTGACATTGCAGTAATTGGTTCTGGAGGTGATGTGCTTAGCACAGCAGTCTTTATTTCGTCTGCTGAAATCGTATCTGTATAAATCTCAATATCTTCATTCATTGTTTCTTTTCTTGTGATTCTTCTGATTATAATGGTTGCTTCAGTCGATTTTATACTTTGTAGCCTATATCGCACTTTTTCATACCAATATGGAACAAGAATATTTACTCTACCATCTCTATACACATCCATTTCAATCGGCTCAGCATCATCAAATGTAGCATATTGCCAAGGTTGTGTTGTTTTAGAAACCTTTCCATGTAGCCTTATCATATAAGTTTCGGTTATTGGAAGATTTCCTTTAAATTCTACTGTTTCAATTTTAAACATCGCATATACATCGTCATTCTCTACTTCAACAACATCTCCTACATTAAATGGTGCCATACCATCTCGTGGATTATATTTAATTATTTTGCCACTCATATTGTCTTGTATCCAAACGCCCGTTTTATTTTCTTCCATTCTTATCTCCTCTCTAAGCTGACGCACTCTGTGAGGCAAAATATTGTGCTAATTTCTTTGCTAAGTATAATTGCCCTTTTCCAGTCACATATGTCTTAGTGATCAACTTGTTTCCATTCTTAGTCTCGACTTCACTTTCTGTTAGTTTGAAAATGCCCTGCTTAACATATCTTTCATATGGTGTGTTGTCTGACATGAGATATCCTTCTTTTCTTAACCACGCAAACAATTTGTTTCTACCCATATGAATATCTTGATTTTCTTTCTCAAGAAGCTTTGCCATTGTTTTCATATCAACCATTGTTGATGTGGCACTGACCGTATTAGCAAAATCAACAAGTGGCTTCTGTTGGCTAATAACTTCTTCTTTCTGGGCTAATAGCTCATCCTTTTGTGTCAAAGTGTTTTGCATAATATTCAGCGCTTTAGCCATGATGGTTAAATCATCATCATCTTTTTCAATCTGAATATATCCACCTGTCTTGCGAATCTGTGGCAGAACTTCTGATGTAACCCAATGCTTAAAAGCTTTTGCTTTTTCCAACTTACTGCCAAAAATCAATGCATAAAGTCCTGACTCATTAATAAATGTAAGCCCTCTATTTGGAACATTTTCTAAGGTCGTGATTTGCGACCTTAGGATTAACTGTTTGTCTTCATTATCTACGTGTCTTGCAAGAGCGTCTTTTGTATTTTTGTACTCTAAACATTCAGCCACATCCTTACCAACAAACCACGGATCATTGTCTAAAACCGCTGTGCGAATATTCCCAAATTCATCATTGCTAAATACTAACGTATTCAATGCTTCATTTACACCATTCTTTTCTTCTGTCATTAAATACCTCCTAAGTTATAATTTTACATTTCAATTTTGCACAAATACCTGTGCGAGTCATCATATATAATAAGGAAGAAACTCTACCCGATTATATTTTGGATCAGCTCATAATACTTTGTTCTGCCGACATATGGTTTATGCTCTGCATCTTTTAATTCTTTCTTCAAAGTACATATATCTTTCTGATTATCCATGCAATTTTGCATCACTTCTATGTATCGAATACAATTCTTGATCTTTCTATGCAATTCTTGCAAGGTTTTAAGATACCCAACAATCACGGCACGTTTCGCAGCATCAATCTTTTTAAACTCAATCGCATGAAGAATATCGCTTCTGGCAGAGTCGGCATATGATAACGCCTGCTCTAATTCAAACTTCTTTTCTCCTAATTGATCTGAGTCATATGCTAAAAGCCCTACTATAGCTCTTTCCTCAGTCTCTATGTTGTCGATCAATGTATTATCACATTCCCAGTCCATAAAGCAATTTCCATTACCTTTTCGCATTATTTCGCTAGATTCCATAGGTTTTCCAACTTTACCTAGCTCAATTTCTCTGGCATAAAATCCGTCTTTCATCCACGTATATTTATGCTTCAAACCTAAAATGTGCTTTGCTTGCTTAGAGGTAAATTGAGTAGCTTCAGACTTACGATTATCACGAACGTATTTATTTCTTGCATGATCTCTTTTCACATAGAATTCTCCATTCGTAATTATGTATTTCATACATCACTCCTGTATTTAATTGTAGTTTTTTGGAAAAATTTTCATGTTGACGAACATGTTTAGAATTGTTATAATGATTTTAAGGATATTATTATCCTTTCAGATTAAACAATTCTAAATATCAAATTCGATTTTCTATCGTGCTGCCAACACGGTAGATTCAAAAAATCTTTTTTTGTTATCTATGATTTGTTTAGTTGAAATTTTTAGTTTGTGTGAAAGTAGAAGTTTTACCAAAGACTTCTGCTTTCTTTTTTATTGTCTGTATTTTTATTCCAACATTGTATCTCTCTTTGTATGTAAATTGCAGGCATTTGATTATGTCAAATATGTCGTCCTGCCTAATATGAGAGAACAAATTCTCATCTTGAATAAATTCGATCCAATGATATGAAAGATCTTTATCTTTGCCATAGATTTTCATCTTTCTATCATCTGCTCGAATCTTATATTCACTCAGAAACCACGATGACATTTCTGATGAGTGTAAATCAAGTACATCAATATGCATTTGATTTGATTGATTCGCTGCTAACATTTCTAATATTTGATTGTCCATACATATACCTTCCTTTATTCTGCCATGATTTGATGTACACGATAATTCTTATAGTCCTCATCTTTATATAAATAACCAATAGTTTTACCAATTACAGTTTGACGATCACTAAATTGTTTCTTTTTTAATCTATATGATATATAATAATTATAATAAAATTTAATTGCAATTTCACTAAATTGACGTGCGATTACAGATCGTGCGATTCCTTCTTTTGATTTAATATAATACAAATCTGCAATCGCCTTGATATCCATTTTAGATTTTAAATATTGTATAAAACCAGAATTAATAACATCAATGGTTGTCAATTTTTCATAAGATAAAGTGTTACCAGTTAATTCTAATTGAGACTGCACATTAGTATATATCCTCTTTTGCTCTGCTTGATATTCTTCTATATTATTACATTTTTTTCGTGGTATTAATACAAAATCATCATATATATTCGTATCTCCCATTTTCAATTTATATTCATTCAATGTCTCGATAAAATCTTTGGAGACTGGTTTCCCAAAAATTGTTAAATCATTTTGATTAATATCTGAGAATTTTAGATTTCTTAACTCCTTTCCATTTATCCCATTATATAAACTCACAATGTGAAATCTAGTATTCAATTTGGTATCGGCTGATGCATTGCACGACATCAGATTCGAAATAAACGCATTTATTTTATCTGGTGTAACATAATTAACATTAACTCTATTTGAAAAATATATATCAACTGCTAATTGCAAGTTTATAAATTTATCATTAACAAATGGATTATATTTAATGTAATTTTGTTCATATGCATAAGTATATAGTTTAACGAGCTGGTCATATCTTTTTTTAATAGAATTCATACTTTTGGTTTTTTTACCTCTAGTATCTGATAATATAGCCTCTTGGATTGTACCTGGTGCATACGTTAACCCAGATTCATTGTCGTCCGCAATATCAGAATCTAATAACCAATTCCATGTTGGGCGACGTGATTCTGATACGTGAGAATCTATATAATTTTGTATCAATTCTTTATTATTCATAATATTCTCCATTTCTAGGATGCCATTGCATTCATGTACGATAACATGCCGTTTTGTATTAAAATGCCATGTCCTATTTTTAACATTAAAGATAGATCAGATATTCTTCCCCAATACTCTAAAAGATTATTCTTTGGAATTGTTCTTCCTTGCTCTAAATACACCTGTGATACCATTTTTAATCCATTGCTGTTATTTGGATAAATGGTCACATGTGTCGGTATCCAGTTCCTTAATTTTTTTGTAATTGGATACACGTTAATCTCTGTGCTCGTATTGTTACAAATATTATTAGAATAGACAATAACTGGTCTTTTCCCATGCAAGATATGGCTACCTTCGATTTTCGGCAAATCTGCAAAATATATTCCCCAAACTTGAGGATTTTGATATTTACCATATACATATTCTTTTCTTTTTCTGTTATCGTTTCCTTTTCTTTCTTTGTTAGTATATCCGTTCATTTTTACGTCCCTCAACTTTCCCCAGTTGCATTTTTTGTTTTCATGAATTAAATATAACATACTTTTTGCACCTTGTCAACGGGTGCAATGAGGGAAGTTAGTTTTTATTGTGAACAAAGAATCTCTACATTTCTTATTATAATGCTACCATAGAACAAAATCAAGATATTTTTCGAACAAATGTTCTCTTTTTGTTCGAACACTTTACTTTGTGCTTACTTGGAAGTGGGAAATACTGTCTAACTTTATGCGGCTTATCCAGTTTCCATTTCTTTTCTTCAAAATCATAGTCACAGAAATCAAGCACTTCGTCCACACATCCATCATTATATTGGTAATCCACGATAACAGGATATGTTTTATATCTCATATAACGTGATGCATTATCTGGTTTTAGCGGTGGAATCTCTGCTGAAATCCACATAAGATTCTGGTTTACTTTCTTTTCTTCCTTATTTTGTCTAATCGTATTTATCTTCATACAAAATTCTCCTTACAAAATTCTAATAATCTGCTCATAAATTGCAATCGCATTATCTTCTGGAAAGTTCTGGTTTACATGCATATGTCCAAAGAACCACTTTTTATATTTAACAGATTCTTTAATCTCTTGCAAATAATCCGTCAATATATCTGTTTTATACACTCCTGATCCTTGATCCATTTGACGTAATGCAGATGTGTATGGACTATGTGTAATTATATAATCCACTTGCGATCCATTCTGCTTCAGATTCATCATACCTTCTGTCATTTCTTCTTCTGAAGGCAACTCCTCTTTCCACCATGACGTATGATTGATCCTAAACATTTTGTCATAACCTCTGTACCACTTACTAATTCTTGGATCGTCTGGCTCTAAAATCCCATCCTGAACATCGTGAGAACTAGCTCCACCAAATGTGAAGAATCTCTTTCCCTGGATATCAAATACCTGTCCTCGCATGAGATGAAAAACAGAGCTACAAATCTTATGAATCTTTCCTCCACACCATTTCTCTACAGGATATTCGTACAGCCTATCATAATTCTCATGGTTCCCACATACAAACAAAGTAGTAAATGGTTTGTTGTCCAACCATTTCAGATTATGTCGTTCTTCTTTTGTGTCATGCCACAATCCAAAATCTCCACAAATGATTACATAATCATCCTTAGTCAGCCCTACGCCTTCAGGAAAAGAACGACTGTTTAATCGAGTCATCCAATCACCATGCGTATCTCCTGTTACAAATATCATAAAATAACTCCTTCCAGCAACTCTTTTAGTGCCTGCATATTGTCCTCATGTACTCTATCATCTTGATCTGCATCATCCTTGCCAGTCTCATAAGCACACTTGATAATCTCCATAACTCTATCATAACTCACATTAATAACATTTTCCTTTAATCCGTTAAATGCTCCGCTGATAATATCCTTATACGTCTGAGCAATATCATCGAACAATACATGTGTTTCCTCTTCTGTAATTGTAGCATATAAAAACGTCATTGCAGGACTACTATGATTCAGTAATCTCATAAGTGTATACAATACATTCTGATCATCCTTATGATCAACAAGTGTCCAGTATACAAAGTTTTTTCGCAATGTATGTGTACCAATGTTATCCTCAATTCCAACTGCCTTAGCACCTTTTTTAACAAAATCCAAAGCATTTGCTTCAGTCATGTGTCCTGATCCAGACTTACATGTTCCGAAAACATAATCATCCATTGGCACTTTGCCATCAATCTTGACATCATATTTAGTTCCTGCAACAGCTTCAAAGAAAATATCCACTGCTTCAGTTACCAAATCGTTAAAGTATACAGTTCTGAATTTCTTTGTTTTCTTTTCCTGCTTACGAGTCTTATCGTCTAATAAATCGCCCCATTTGAGTCTGACGATATCAGAGATACGATATGCTGTATTGTTTCCAACTGCAACTAAAAGATTGTTTCTGGCAGCTACATATCGTTTGTACTCTGTGTACGATTTATCAATCTGGTTTCTAAAATATGCATTAAAGGCTGCAAATTGTTTTCTGTCCTTGATCGGATACACTAAAGATGATACGCCTTTTTGTTTATTAGATCGAGTCCATTTAGGATTTCCGTCCTTGCGTCTTTTAATCTTTGTTTCAGATTCTTCTGCGTTATTATTATTTACTGTTTCAATAACTTCAAACTGTGTTGCTGCCATGATAATCTCACCTCTCTTAGTTATCCTTACACTCTCTTAATTACTTTTTCTATTTCCTGTGCCAGCAGAAAATCATTTATTGCATTTTCATCATCAGTAATCAATGTATATTTCCATACTGGGGAACCATGATATGATATATCTTCAACCTTAAATAATCCTCTTTTACCAGTGTTATTTTCTCTATGATCTGGCTCCAATAACTCTGTATGAATTCCCCAACTATCATATAGATGCCCATCGTATAGTATTTGAGCCGCAGCTATTAATATATTATATTTACTCACATCAACCTCTGTATTCACTGTTCCGTATAATTTCATTGTTCCAATCTCCTCTCTTAGTTATTGCACTGTTCACGTACTTCTGGTCTAATTTCTACCTCGATTAATTCCATAATTCTCACTCCTATTCTCTAAATTTAGACAAAACAAAAAGAAGCCCCTAAGCTTCTCAAAATTGCCATTATTCAGTTTGCAAATCATCATCCGTCATACAGGTTCATCCTGTCATCTGCTTCTCAAACAACTGTCTTTCCAACGCACCAAAATCATAATCACGATCACATTCCAAGTGTGCAAGGTTCGTTACCTTTGGCTTTTGTTTAGCGTTCTTCTTAGCCTGATTTCGTTCCCAGTTTCGTACTGCTGCCTTCCAGTCTTTCATCTTGCTATTGCCCATCATCCAATCTTTGGCTGTGTAATAATCCACAAACTCTTCTGGATCAATCCCATTGTTTCTTTGTTGACAATATCTGGAGACTTGCTCGCAATCAGGCGGTCTGAACCGCTTTATATTATTATTATTATATTTATTATTATTCTTTACTTTCTTTTTATGTGTCGCTTCTGCGTCGTTTTGGTGTCGTTTCTGTGTAGCTTTTTCATCTACAAAACCTTGATAAACACTGTAATTTACTATGGTTATGACTGTCTTTTTAGTGTCGCTTTTCACATGTATGATACTGTCGTTTTCCAATATCTTTAAAAATTTGACAACTTTTGAATTACTCCAACCCCATCGATCACATAGCCTTCTGATTGAAATAACCACCGATCCTCGCTCAACTGTTTCTAAATTTCCATCAATGTATTTCGATTGATCATTATAACCTGCGAGAATCAGTAAGTCAATCATTGCTTGTCCTCTGGCAAATGGTTTGTCTTCCCATAGCCAATGATCTGTAATTTTCCGATGGAGTTTAATCCATCCTGTGTTACTCATGGCATCGCTCCCCTCTATATGTGGAGATAAAATTCTCCTTTCACTGTTTTAAATGCTTACCTGTTAATTCATCAATTGCATAATGTGTCATAAATTCATCATAACTCATTATACGTTTACCACAGTCACAGCATGTCATACATTTATTATATGTACAGCATTCAATAATTTCTTCATCTTGAAAATGTCCATCAAAACTATATATATCGGTTCCAGTAGCTTTAAACCTAACAGCCATTCCACGATCACTTCCGCAGTGCGGACATTTTGTTATTGGTTTTCTCATTTAGCACCTTCTTCTAATTCTATCTCTTTAATTTCATTCTGTTTAATCCAACGATCAGAAATTTCCGCTAACATATTAATATACGAGATAGGGAAATTTCCATTATAAATTTCTTTTCGTTCCTTATAAAATTTCAACAACTTATCATCGCTCCAGCTTTTGAACTGATTACTCACGATATTTTCTTTCTTCATATTTTCATGTTCTCGAATCCATCGCTTGCCGATTTCTTCCAAGACTATATATTGTTCTAAAAAAGTTCTATCGTCTCTTATTCCATGTGATCTTACCTGAATGTCTAACTTTCCCTGCTCCAACAGTTCATCATCTGTATATTCAAACGTACATTTGTGATCATTCAAATCCACCATTCGTACCACCACCTATCAAATTTTCGTTTTATTCTTCATCAAGTTCCATATGATTTACATCAACAGGATTCTCTAATTTTAAAATATCTTCTTTCTGTTCTACAAGAGCCTGTTGAGCTATTGCATTAATTTTATTCTGTGCAAAAGCCTCGATTTCTCCTTTAGCTTCTGTAATTGTTTTGTCTATCTGATTTTGGAATTGATCAAAGATAAATTTTGAACTAGATTCCATACCTTGAGTCACGTTGGCAAGTCTTCTTAGAATCATTTCTCGATCACCTTTTCCAATAGATTTCTTCGTAGTAAAAAGCTCCTTGACTTCATCATAAAATTCTTTTGCATCGCTCATACGCTCGTTCATAGACTCTTTAAATTCATTTGTTATCTGCTGTCTTTTATTGATAAAATCCGCTTCGTTAATACGTCCTTTACCACGTAAATATTTAATAGTACATGGAGTACCTGTTCCAACATTCATAGAAGTAATTAATTCCGCAAATTGTGATTGCGACATTTCTACTTCCAGAATCTCATCTTCTCCAACATACCAATCATCATTGAGTCCCCTTGTAACCACACCTTCCCTTAATACCATATGGATTGTATCGTTATGCTGAATGCTACTGCCAAATAAATTGCTATGCCCGCCATGAGTACGATTGAATGATAACATTCCAAATGATGGGTGTTTATATGATGTTCCAAGAGCATCTTCTGATATTATATAATCTCCTTCTTTCCTAGCATTTTCTCTCATTTATTTCCTCTTCCTTCCTATATTTTAAAGCATACCAAAAAATGATATGCTTTAATCTGTTCTATCTTATTAAGTTACTCTAAAATTCATCCCATTCTTCATCAATTATTAACCCAAATGCAGGATGATATTCTGCTTTGCAAACCACATGATCTTTATACATTCTATATCCTTTTTCAAGCACATATTTAACAGGAAATGGACATTCAAACATATCCAAATCTCCATTTTTAATTGCTTCGTCTAACTTACATTCTGGAATTGCAAGAATAGAATGTCCACAATCCGCAAAGTAATAATTGAATTCTTTTAATTCCTCTGGAAGTCCTTCGTAATTATCTTTCTTCACTCCTTGAAAATCTTCTACACTTCTACGAATTGTATTTATTTCTACCTTTTCCTCTGTCGGTTGATTATCTTTATCATCGAAGATCGACCATGCCAATGTTCTACAAAAATCTCCTGACCAGTCTGAGATTATCACACAAAATGGCGTTGGAATATCTACAATAAATGGCAATTCAGGATGATATTCGCCTAAGGATTTTCCAAACAAATCTTTGTAAGCACACTCTATTGATTTCATAGCAAGGGATAACCCACTTTTATCTTTACATCCTACTGTTGTCAGCAATACAATATTTTCGCCTTCAGCTTCTAATATAACTTCGGCACAATAGAAATCTCCATCCGCAGTAATATGCAATTTAGTTCCATCCATAAACGGTACTGTGTAATTAGATGATACATTCCTATCAAATTCAATAAGTTCTCTCATTCTAGTTCTTATTTCACTACTGATTTCCTCTGAATAAGATTTTCTCATATGCCCTGTCAACAGAGTATAATGATTAATATATTCCATTACTTGTCCACCTTAACCCTTCTCATTTCTCTGACTTCTTTTTTATACTGTTCGATAGCATCAAGTGCATTTTCAGTATAACAAAAATCATACTTTTTCGCAAAGTTATTTACAGACCTGTAATTGGCTATAGGTACTTCCACGCACCCTTTATCCCGACTATACCGATTATTCATAATTTTCCTTGCAGCATTGTAAATTTCATTACTCCTTGCGCTCCAACGCAATGTTAGAACTTTATCTTCTGAATCGTAATTAATCCAACGAGTGTTTTCTTTTTTATAGTTTCCACTGATTGCCATTTCTGTAATTTCACTATCGTGAATACAAATTGCAAATCCATTCTGCAATAAGCCATGTCCAATTTCTGCTACTCTATCAGCATAATTTCCACTTTTCTCGGTCAGACAACGACACCAACAACAATCATCTTCATTCCATCTATAATCTTTTGATTTAACCAAATTGATGAAGTCCTGATCTTTCAGGTAAAACAGGCATATTTTATCAAGTTTTTTAACAATTTCCACAACACCTTCATGTTCCAATCTTTCTGGTGCCACAGCATCAATACTAATGATTCTTTCTCGACGCTCTTTCTCCCTCTTAGTTCGTTTATATTTTCGCAGAAAATCTTGTTTACTAATAAATCGGTCTAAGTCTAACCAAAAAGAAGCTGCCGTTTCATTCTCAATAATAGATTGTGCCGTTCTGTCGTTTTCAAACTCATTGTAAAAACCCAATCGAATTGTATTACCCCATGCTACTTGTTTTTCCGTTCCTGTTAGGTTTGGAAATCCGTATTCTTCTGATAATTCTTTAGACTTTTTGTTTTCTTCTGCAATTTTTCTTTCTTTTTCTTCTTTTGCACATTTCGGACATAAATGAGAAAAAGCATAGTCAGCTTTTCTCTGTCTTTCACTCATTTTTCCAATCACATTTACTACGCCATCATGCCCACAAGCGTAAGTACCTTCATATTTAGCCATACTTACCCCTTTCCTTTCTATCAAAGTTTCATTTTATCTATATGATCGTCACATTCCCATACCGCTTCATAGCAGACATCTAACATATCTCTTACGATTTGTTTTTTCTGACTTAACTTTTCTTCTTTTTTTTCAATATCCTCTTTCTCACGCAATAAATGCATATATTTTTGATACGGCATGTTTGTATCTGCTAGTTTTTCTTCTATAGCGATCCTTTCATTAATTACTTTTCTTAATTTATTACCTAATTCCTTATGCTTATCTTTAATCGCTTTGATAATTGCATGTTCATATATTCTTTGATATTTAGACTCAAATTTTCCATCCTTGAATTCATAACGATCCTCAACCTTGCAGGCATCTAAAATCTTATCTCCGTTTTCTCTGCACTCATTTAATAATTCTAATAAACTCTGTTCATTATCAAATGTCGCATAGCCAATGCCATCTTCTTTTGTTTCGTAAACACACATATATGGTTTTTCTGGTGTATATGCTTTAGATTTTTCCATTTTAAACACTCCTTTTTAATTCCTTTATTCCTTACAAGCTACAATGCAAGTTAGCTCTTTAAAGAACGGTTGATCTTTAACCTGATTTAATAAATAATATACATCCAAATTGATCATATCTTTTTCGGATTTATCTATACTATATATTATTAAATATTCCAGTTTGTCACTCCAATTCTCAACAATTCCTAAATATTTTTCCATTTCCTCTTTAATGCTCTGCGAATCATCTAAAATAAAATTATCACATCTTGAAAACAGACTGCGAGAAATGTTTTTATCTTCAAATATGATTACAAAACATTCTTCTGATCGAGAACTATCAATAAAATCACTGAGAAATTTAGATTTTCCGTTCCCTTTTAATGTTAATATATTCATTTTTCCATCACTCCTTCTGATCAAATATTTGTTTTATGTATTATGCTATTCGTAGCTGTTGATAAGAAGTAGACTGCAAATATATTGCATTATAATCATCTCTTCTTTCAATACAAACTTGTATTGCATGTTTGTTAAGCTCACGATCAACTCCATCTTTCATATAACCCCCATCGTGGCTCCAATAATATTCCCACGAATTACTAGTTACATCATATACTATCAGCCCCTCAATCGCATCTTCCATACTCATTAAATCATCATATCCTTTTTGATGATTAATATATTCATACGAAGATATCACATAATATGTCGGTATTGTATTTCGTTTATAAGTTAACGCTTCTTTCATATAATTGAACACACCTACATCAAATCTAACATCAACAACATGACACACTGCGTCTTTTCGATCTATATCAACTAGAGTAAATCCATGAAAATAATCACTTTGTAAAAGAAGGTCGATATCATATTTTGTAGATATATGTTGATTAAATTCTTTTACAAGTATGTCTCCTATATCATGTGTTAAAAGTAACAATCTCATATAACTTTGTACATATGGCATATCGTCCGACTTTTCAAGTGATATTTCAACATCTTTACGCATTAAAAAATCAATATTATCAAGTGTATCTCCTGTAAGAAAATGATCAATGGCACTCATACAAATTTTACATTCATTTTCATAAAAGACAGGGATTTGATGTGTCTCTGTTTTTGGAGCAATAAACTGACAAATCCCATTAAAATGCTCAAAAAACAAACCTTCCATATAATCCATATAATCTTCTTTAATACCTATCCATAAAATTTTATTAGTGATTTTTGCTCCTGCTGTATTAGATCCATGATTAATATGCTGTTTATATCTTGCCTCTACACTTTGTCTTGTTTGTCCAATATATATTACACGATTATTATATAAATAGATATACACATATCCATAACCTTCTTTTGGTCTTTCATAAAATTCTGTTTTTTCTGTCAGTATACAAGTTTCCATTAATTATATCACACCTTTCTATTCTTCTGAAATAATTTCCACCGCTGCTTCGTAAAACCTGTTGTACAAAGTTGCATTTGTTTTAATAAGCTGAGATTTAGACAATCCATGAGCATATTCCTCCCAGTTGACACCATTCTCTGTCATCTTAGTGTAGATTTTCCGATACACAGACGTTCCACCTTTAGACCTATTTCCAATATGATTAGCATAATTGGTAATCTTGATCTTCATTTCTTCCCAATCAGGCTGTGCATTTTCTTTGCGGAACTGTCGCAGAAGTTTTTCCAATGAATTGACTAGCAGATCAGGATATTTATCATAGCAAAGATCAATCGTTGGTACATTGCCTCTTTCGCTAATATTATACTTCTCTTTGTATTCTTTCCGATCCTGTTCCCACACAATTCCATATGTGTTGGTAAGATACCTATATGTTTCTTTAAGAATATCTCTCGTAGTAGTTCCTAATTCATCAGATTCTTTTAGAATATCATTAATGATAGAATACACGTTGGATTTCCATTCATTAAGTTTGTATTCTGCAATAGCATTTTCCGTATCCACTACTGGAATATCTTTCGTAGGTTTACCGATCTGCTTATACAATTCTTTCCGTTCGGCTTTCATCTCCTTCACAATGTCTGCTAATTGATTGAAACCTTTGATAGTAACCTTATACAGGCGTTCGTTGTTTCTTTCCATCTGTTTCATAAGTTCTGTCTGTTCTGTAAGAAACTGTTCTACTGTTGTTACTGGAGTTCCTATTCTTAAATTTCCATGACGATAAGCTGCAATCACGTCCCATACCCAATCCATAAAAGCATTTGCCTTCGGTTGTCTGCTCCATCTGCAAATTTCCATCACACCACGTTCACTATAAAGTGTAGTATCATACTTCTTGTTATCAGTAGCCCCCCAGTTTGAGGGTAACTGAATATTTATCCAGTCTACCTCTATACCTATTATGCAAATTATCAATTGCTTTCTGTGGATCACTGTATTCCAGTGCCTCTCCGATCTGTTTTCTTGTCATCCAAATATCGTCCTCAGCACTATAAAAATCACACGTTATATCGTTAAAATTTTCCGTTTTTACTAACTGTAGGTTCATTCTTTATCTTCCTTTCTAAACTGTCTTATTTTTCTCTATACTCATTATTTTTATATAGCTGTATTCCGTAAACTAATAGAAATAAAATCAACATTTAATTCCAACTATTAGTGTGCCAATCCTAATAGAAACCTATTCTATTCCTATTAGTTCTCTATATAATCAACACCTTACCTATTAACAATTCTATGCTTAGTTAATCATTAATTTGTGTATAATAAATTTGACAAAGAACCGACCTGCCAAATCGGTTCCTGCCAAATATTTCCGTAAAATAAAAAGAACCTTCCGTTCGGTTCTTTGCCAAAATTATTATATGGAATTATTTAATAAATGCCGTTCCTATTTTTATAATAAACCAAGTCCATAAAATAATAGTAGTTGGTTTATCAATAACTCCTATTGTATCATCTAGTAAGTCAGTATATTTCTTTAAGTTTGTATTGTAATATTCATCAATTAATTTCAGAGCTGCATTAACAATAAAAACAATAGTCTCTAATGTAATCATTACTCCTACAAATACATCTGAATACCGAATAATCTGTTCTAATTCCATACTTCATCATCCTCATCTTCATTATCATATAAATTTTCCACAGGTGCCGTCTGTTGGAACATATCTGTTGGAGATAGGTTTCTAGCCTCGCACATTGCACAAAAGACTTTCAATACCTTATCCCATTCATGTTCTTGAATCCACTGAAGAAATGGTTTCTTTCCACGTTTCTTAACATCAATCTGATATTTATACTGTAAGTTCTTATAAAGCTCATTCCACATAACAGAGAATTGCGTTCCTGTTACCGCAGCCAACTTCCTAATCCCAGCGTTCATCTTATTGCGATCATCCCATGTTAAAATTTCCGCTGCTAATAACTTGTTATCATTCTGCAACTTCTGATTCTCTTCTTTAAGTTCTTTATTTTGTGTTCGCAGATCGGTTACCATAGCAAGCTTGACATCCTCAGAAAATGACGGGAAGTAGTGTTCAATGAACTGTGACTCTTTCCCAAAGTCAACTGCACCGCCTGTCTTACGGATGTTTTTAAGATATTCTTTAATCTGTTTCTTCATCTGCTTTGCAATCGGCTTACGTGATTGCATACACACTTCATAGAGTCCATCTTCTGTGAGAAACCAAAATGGAACTTTAGTTTTTCCATCAGTGTCTAATTGACCTAAATTCTGAGTGCCAAGATTGTTGGCAGTCAAAATTTTAGTCTTAAATTTTTCATCTGAATCAACAGATTGTAACATCATGTCTGTCTTATATTTTCCATTATCTCTCTTACTGTAATCAATCCATTCTGCAACATCTCTCGCAAGGAATAACGGATCTTCAATACTTCTATACAGATCAATTCGTCTACCTAAAATTTCCGTTGTATCAACAAGTTTAACGCCTGCCTCTACTTGTTCTTGTTCTCTCTGCTCTTCCATCGTGATATACTCATTAATAAAAACATAATGTCTTACGTTCTCAGCAAGGCTTGAAGTTTCCATTAGTAAAGATAATCTGATCAAACATTTAAGAGTAAACACCTTAGCACCCTTATAACCGAATGAGATGTTTAATCCGTTCGGATACGTTACCATGATTCTTCCCTTCTGTTTTTCCGTTGCTGCGTCCTGACCGTCAATGATCTCCTGCACCGTCTTAACTTCCATTCCATCGTCTAAAAACTCTTTACGATACTTTGTACACAGCCTCTTGACTTCATCAACATCTCCATCAAAGAATCGTGCTACCTGTTCTGTAGTGATATAATCTCGTCCAGGAAGCCACGGGATCGGCTTGATTGTAACCTGTTTTAAAAGTTCTGTGTTCTGCACCAACTCATCCCTCTTTGCTTTATCCAAAATTGGATCGCAAGGGATTTCCATTTCGTTTAGATTCATAATTAATTCCACCTTTCTTATGTAAAAATTTGTATTAAAAAAGACACTCTGGAATTTTCCATAAGTGTCCTAGTTACCTATATTAATTTGTATTCATTCTAATTCTAGTTCATCAATTTCTGGCGTATCGGAATGATCCATTTCCCTTAGTTCTTCGATACTTGTTCCAAGCAAAGTAAGAGCCGACTTAAATCGTTTAGGATCAATATATCCTGTAGGTCTATGCCAAAAATTTTTAGCAAAATTGGGATCTTCTTTTTCCAATTCATATGCTATGTGATCGGCTTTATCATACAATAGCCTTGCTCGTGTTGGCAGCTTCATCGGTTCATATCCTCTACTCTGCTGTCTGTAATCTTCTATTATGTTATCCCAACTAAGATCATCAGGAATCTTTTCTATTATATATACTTCTTGTAATGCTTCTTCAGGTACATCAGGATAATGAATTAGAGCATACCTCTCTTTTCCATTCTTAACATATTTATATACTTCATGTTCAAGATCTGGAAGTGCTACATATTCTAATCCGTTTTTCTTTAGTCCATCTACCCAGTTTGTTTCTGTAAATGTCTGAACCCATACATCTTTCCCATAATGCTTGAATTTATTCATATTCATAACTCCTTCCATATATAATCTGCTTTATCAAATAATATTTTCCATTCTATCTTCCGTTCCAAAGATCGGAAAAGAACTTATAAATTCCATACAGAATAGCAACAAATGCTATAACCATTAAAATTCCATAGCCACCACCTAAGATAGCTCCTAACATATATTCCAAACTATCCTCTGGAACGATAAATATAATTATTAATAATAAAACCAATGGCATAATTTTACTCTCCTTTACTAAAAAATAGGCACTATTAAAAGTGCCTATTGACAATAAATTAATCGTTTTTATATATACTATTTATTATAATTTGGTCTATCAGTAACATTCAATACTTGAATAAGTGCATCTTGTAACACTTTAGAAACATTAATTCCAGAATGTTCTGCTTCATAATTTAACCAACTAGGTAATGCAACATTTCTTCTTACAGATTTTGTATCAATTTTTCTTCGATATTCTGTTGAATCAATATCAACCAATGAAATAATAGTTTCTCCTTCATCAAAAAATGTGCTTTTCGCAATATCGAGATCTGTAATATTTGTTGGTTTAGGAATTTCCACTTCTCTATCTTCCATAGAAACACAAGTTAATTCCATTGCGTCTCGTGCCATTTTAATAGCATCTGACATATCTTTTCCTTCCGTTAATACATTTAAATCTGGTGCCTCAATTAAATATTTTCCGTCGTCGGTTTTTGTAAATAATACAGGATATACTGCTTTCATATTTTCACCTCTATTCTTATATATGATTGCAAATAAGATTTTCCAAGGATAGGCTGTTTTATAACAGCCCATTCCTTCTTAGAATACCTCTAGCAAGTCTTTCATCAACTTCCTTGTGCCGTGGAACTGATTCTGATATATCTCCTTTGGTGTAGATATCATGGTTACTACCATGCCTATCGAAGATAAATCCGCCTGCTTTAAGCTTCTTGATTAAATCTTTCTGCTTCATTGTATTGTCTCCTTTGCTTACTTATATTATACACAATATCTACACAATGTCAATAATGTTTTACACACTTTTTACACAATATTATTTTAATAAAATTGACATTTAATTTTCATCATCTATAACTTCCATACAAACTTCTCGTGCTTTATCCCAAACATTGAGCATAATAGTTGCATCATGTACTGCTGTTGTTAATTCTTTTACCTCTTCTTTCAGTCTTTTATACTGTTTGAGTGAGATTTCTTGCGTATAGCTTTCTGCCTGAACCAACTTCATATGAACAATTGCTAATGTTTTCGTCAGGCTAGATAAAGTTTGAGAAGCATCTTCATACTCTTGACATATTGCCGCCATCATTTCTGTATCATATTTTTTATCATTCATAGTTTCCATCTCCTATCTGCAAATAGCTCCACCTACATTAACGAGTTTATTTTCCATTTCCATGTTGTTATCTGCAATATTCTGTAACACATGAAATAGCAGATCATCTTCCTTAAATAATTTTCCAATTGCCTTAGATAAATTTCCAACACTTTCAGTTAACATTTCCATATCGTCTTTGTAATCATCTGCAAACGTGTCATAGTCCATTCCTAAAGACATATTAAATAAGATGTTTGCGATTCTTTTTACTTCATTGTTTCCCATAACTAATCACTCTCCTATTCTCTAATCTCATTTGCGATGTCGTTTCTTGTTCCTCTAATAGAGCATCCTTCTGTATCATGCCGCATCAGGATCTCATAAATCTGTTCCTCCTCTTCCTCTGTTAGAGAAAATCCTCCCCAGTATCCATAATCATTCTCTCCGTGGCACATAACGATTCCGATAATTTCCTGTTTTGTTTCTGTATTCATAATCTTACTCTCCTATTCTGCGATAAAACTTTTCTTTTATGCCGCTGCTTCAATCAATCGAATCATTGATTCTTTGTAGATAGATTTTCCATCCACGTCCAATCGTTCAATACATTTAACTATTGACATAGGCTTATTCTTTGGTAACTGCCATGCATACATACCAAGCCAATCTTGTAATAAATTTAACATCGAATAATTTCCAAACGGACATCCTTTTGGCTTGAATTCAGTTAAGATTTCTTTTACCATACTTGTTAATGTCACACGTATTGTTCCACCTGATGTAACTACAATATAATTTTCTTTCATAATTTCCACCTCTATTCTTCTATATCAAACCATTCAGGTTTTCCATCAATATAGCAACCACAATCCTCTGCCTCGAATTCTACTTCCTCAGGATTGAAGTCAATATTATCCATCACATAAGTTTTAATTTGTTCTTTTCTAAGATCAACATTGTATTTTTCAGCTACAGCATCTAAAAAATCATCAATCTGATATGCGTCAGAACAATCCATGATACCGCTAATCGGGAACTCCTCTGCATAATATTTTCCATGAACCTCTACAATGTCACGCCATGTAAATTGATGTTCTTTGAATTCATTGATAATATCACTTGCAATCATTCCGACGATTGGTTGTTCTCCATATTTCTGTCGTTCTAACTCACAATCAACTAATTCCAAAACATCAATATCTAATCCGTTTTCTGTTTCTACAATTGCACTATAATAATCTCTATATTTGTTCATAATTTCCACCTCATATCTTTCCATCAAAAAAGGAAGATACATCTCTGCATCTTCCTAGATTACTTTGTTCTTGTATTAAATTTTCCGTTATTCTTTTTCCCCAATAAGCTGGATGATACAACCAAAATCTCCAGCACGATATACTCTAATTTTGTCTGCACTATAATCTTCTGTTAATCCTTCATCGTCATAAATCTTAACCCATGCTTTGAATCCTGATGATGTTTCGAATTCCATCTCTAATGTATAATGATCTCCGATCTTTGCGTTCTCATCTACGACATAAGCATTATATCTTCCATCAGAGCCAAAATTTAAGATGTTCGCTTTTAATCCGTCTTTTGTTGTGCCTACAAAAATTAAAGCTGCAATATCACTATCTCCGATAAACCGTCTTTCGTATTCTTTATATGATTTCATAATTTCCACCTTCCTATCTTACATAAGTAATGGCGTTATCTACATCTTCTTTTCCAACAAGTTCAATTGCTTCTTCCTTTGTCATAAGTTCTCTTTCTCGAAAATCAAACTCTTCTGTTTCCAGCCACCTATCAGCATCTTCTTGATTCTCAAAAACGTATACAATATGATCCCATCTTCCAAAGTCAAATTTACTACTTACACCATAAATTTTTTCCATAACTTTACTTTCCTCCATATTCATATTTTCTAAATCCCAATGTTCTTTTAAAAGCTGGATCACAAACTCAGGATATTCCATAAAGTAATACCATTCATAAGATTCTTCTATCTGATCTTCATCCCAGCTTTCATCATCATATCCGTTTGCATCTGCCCACGTTTCAAAATCCATTGCCGTTTCCTGAAAAGCTTTGACCTTGTTACTAATCCGTTGTAAGTCATTCTCTTCAATTGTGATTAATGGTTTTCCATAATCATCGTAAAGACCTTTCCATAAGTCGTTGTTCCATTGTGATTTTGGCTCGTGCTGGATATAAATGTTTGTTAATCCGTTTACGTTCCATCCCGTTGTAGCTACTAATTTTCCAGTTTCTTTCTCTATGCCATAAAACATTCCAGGCTTTACACAAAAACCACCGTATGAGGCGTGCCTGAAGTGTTCAGGTAAGATCAGTTCTTTAAACTCGTACATAATTTCCTTCTTTCTGCCTATTTAGGACTTTAAAATATTAACTGTTCTCTTATATTATACACGATAATTTCCATCGTGAAAAGTAGCGAGAGCGGAATTGAACCGCCCGATAAAAGCACTCTTTTATCTACCATACGCCACCGTTTTTCCGTTCCAATACGTCACTACCATCAATCAGTAGTACAGTCATTCCGTTCATTTTAACGTAACTATTAGCTTCAATAGTCGAGTCTTTCCGTTAGGGTGTATACTCATATCATCATGAGTAGTAAAAGCCTTTAATTGGCTATGTAACTAAATAATTCTGACGGATCTTCTTTTAAAATTTCCGTCATGCCGTTAATTGCTTCTTCTTGCGTTCTGTATTTCCGAAAAATTCCGAACGTATTCTTGAATAGCAAGAAATATCTATATCCAGACAAATCATCGTCAATTCCAGCGTTTGGCGGATTTTCCGTAAAGTATAACGTGTTATACTTGCGTTCTACGTGGCACACAAGTGCTGTCATTGTCGTTCTGCGTCTCATTCTTTCCACCTACTTTCTATTCTTCTTTATATTTAAAATAAACATCTACGTTGTTCTTATCATCATGTGACCAACTAGATCCAACGTATTTTCCACTGTTACCGCAATCTTCAAGATCGTACTCACAGCATAAGTCGTTATACTCATCAGGCGTGTTACAGAAAATTTCCGTTCTACCGTCAGGATATTCATTTCTTACTATCATAATTTCCACCTTCCTTCTATAATCTTTCCATCAGTTCTACAGCTAAGATGTACGCTACATACTTCCACACGTTCACGTAGCCGTTCAGATCTTCCAACCTACATTGCATAGCTGTATGGATCATTCCATCGCAGAAGCCTTTACTTTTAAGTTCTGCGATAAGATCTTTCTTTGCTATTGGTGGTAAAGCTGATACCTTGATTTTTCCAATGTCAAAAGTGTTACGTTCTTCCTTTTCCACTGTCTGAATCACTACCATGTTTGTTCTTGTCATCTTTAAAATTTCCATTCTATCTTATCTCCTTTTCTTTCTTATAAATCATTCTGCGATATTTGTAATCACAATATAATTTCCATTTCCCTTAAGATATAACAATTCATATACCTCCCCATTGTATCCGCCATTATTTTGTTTATAGCCATCTAGCGTATTGTATTTTTCATAGTTAATAATGTAATCACACATATCATATAAACCAGTTTCCATTGCTTCTTTATTTCTATATTCAATTTCATTCTTATCTTTATACTTATGACTATTTACATTGTCGTAGCTACATTTTACAAATGGCACATTAAGATATTTTGCAAGATCATTTTCAATTTCTTTTAGTTCTGCTTCATCTTTTTTCAATTCATATCTATTTCCAATCATATCTATTGTTCCTCCTGGTTATCTTTCTTTGTAATTGTTATGTCGTATCCCATTTCTTTCCAATACCACAGTGTTTCACTTTTAATATGGTCTAATGTACATAATCTCACATGACTTTTTTCAAGATCAGCCATATAAAGTTCCGTATTTGTTTCCATAACTAAAATCATTGGGAAATTACCCGTATACTCTACCTTGTGATGATATGGACTTGCTATTGTATACATATCGTTTATTTTTTCCAATTCTTTTTTATTTTTAATGGTAACATATGTATATTTGTAGTCTGTACTTGCTTCTTGATATACTGGACATTCGCCTTGCTTCATTGGTAAAGAGTTAATCAATTTATTCCAGCGTTCTTGTAGATTTATTCTTCTATTATCTTCTTTGATCCAATTTTCATGCTGGATACAATCCCATTTGTCTGTATAATAAATTCCATCATCTGAAATATAATATGTTTTTGCTTCTTTGATTTCTGTTCTCATGATCTTCCATACCTCCTATTCTATGCCGTTTCCAGTTTTTCTTTCTCATACTCTTCACGATCCTTATAGTACATATCTAACAGTTCTCTATACTTCTTTTCGCTATCTGTCATGTACAGTTCGTTGACACTTGACCATTCATTCAAGCCCTTTTCTAAGATCATCACGTACTTTCTTAGCTTAACTCTGCCCCATTTCATATTGTTATTTCCAATATCAAAGAAATAGTTATCTAACATACAGCCTTCAAAACTATCTTCTAAGTAATCATCTAAAGTCGTGCAAAACATTTCTACTGTATCATTATCAATAATCGTTCTATAATCTTTCATAATTTCCATACCTTCTTTCTAAGCCGTAATCAGTTCATAATCTTCCAGTAACGTCATCAAGTTTGCTTTTTCCCATCTATGTAAGACTCGATCGCCCATTTCATTTCTGATAGGTTTAGCAAGCTGATTCCCATTGTGATCTTTCTTCCATTGCATAAACTGTTTTACTGAGTTGTGATAATATCCATCGTTATGGACTTCTATATATTTGTTCTCGCTTCTTTTGTTTCTGTAAATAGTAACAGTTGTCATAATTTCCAACCTTCTTTTTATCTGATTTTTCCATTATCTGCCACGACTTCTACATCATCACAATAACTATTGCAAGGATTCCATACACAATAGCTTGTTATGTGTTTTCCCTTGCGTACACGTTTGTTATAGGCAATATAGTAGTTTTTTCCATACGTTCCATGTCTACCTCCAGCAGAAACACTTTTAATAATTTCCACGTAAATCGTATGTCGTGTGGCACGTTCACGGATCATTTTATCCGTTAATTTTCTAGTGTTGATATACTTTACCTTATAGGCGTTTAGATCGTAATTTCTGCGTATATAATCGTTTACAAGCTGGATATTTCTATTCTTTGCTACGATCTTTACAATGCTATCATCGAGTTTATTTCTAGTGCCGTGTGTGTTAAATTTTACAGTTACAACGGTAGTCCCTGGATAGGCATATGATCCCTTGCGTACTTTCCAGCAATAGCCATCTGCCGTATCAATTGTGCCGTCACTGTTATAAATGCCGTTTATCGTTCTGTACGTGCTTCTTTTTGTCTTTGCACGTACTGTATTTTCCATCATTAGAAAAGCCGTAAACATAAATGCTACGGCTAATAATATCTTGATTGTTTTGTTTTTCGTTCTCATAATTGTTTTACCTTCTTTCTTAATATTCAAAATTCGGAAATAGTTCGTATAAATCTTCTTCATCTATGTATTTTCCATTAATTGTGATACTAACGGCATAGGATACAAAATATTTTCCATTATCATCTTCTAAACCATCATCATCTTCTTGTTTCCAAAAAGAAAAGCAACTACCACAAATACAAATATCTTTTGCTTCTAAATTGTTAATAAAATGCTGATTGATTTCATTAAGAACGAATTGTTCAAAATTGAAATTTTCCGCTTTTGCCAATGTGGATTTTCCCGTTAACCAGTCTGCATCTTTTCCACGTAAAGGATCAATAAGTTCTCCGTGTTCATTCTCTTGAAATATGTCGGCAGAAATCCCATGCAATTTAATTGTGTCAAGTTCTCTATATTTTTCAAAATTCATAATCATTTACCTTCTTTCCTATTCTTCTATATCTGTATCATCAAAAAATCCAACGCAAGCAAGCATATAGACAGCGGTAATCATTAATAAGAACGCTTCTAGTATGAAGGCTCTAGGGATTCTTATAAACGTAACAATAGCCATCGCAATCCATACAATCGCAATGACTATTTCTGTTAGTTTTGGTTTATGTAATTGTGTCTTATTTTCCATTATGTTTTCCTCCTGGTTAAGCCAATGACAATATTGTTTCCATATCATCTAAATTATTCCAATTCATAAAATCATTAGAACAGTAAACAATGTCAATTTGTTTTGCATCCTCCGTATTTGGATATTGAATCAAAAAGTCCATGTAATCGCCTACCGTTTTATTTCTTGAATCTTTCTTGTATAGCTCATAGGCGTGTAAGAATAACTTTTTAAACTTGTCATTATGGAATCGTAGCACCATTGTTTGGTATCCATTGTTAGGTGTTTTCACACCGTCAAACAAGTACAGATCATGTTTTTCCAGTAGGATATACCCTTCTTTCTCGTTACGTTCTCTTTGTTCGTGCAAGGCTTTTTGAACTTCCTTTTTTCGTTCTTGTTCTTTCCATCTATGCAATCGATGTACGTCAAGTGATAATTCATTATGAATAAGTCTATCCATAATGTTTTCAATGTCAATTGCGTCAACATTTTCCATAAGCAACCAGCAAACCGCCTCCAGCTTATCGGGTGCCCATTCATCATACTTTATGCAACGATTGACATCTAAATTGTGATCGTAGATCGTTGTTCCGTTCTTAATGATTTTTAGATATGTAATTGCATCAGTTTTGGGAACGTAGCTACTTTCCCATGTCCCAATTTTTCCAACGATCTTGACACCGTACATATCAATTAGATTTACGGCGGTTGTTCCTGGTTTGAATTCTCTATAAAAATTATTCATTGTTCTTTCCTCCTGCCCTTTACGGGACTTTATTTCCATTTATAAGTTCAACAAAATAGACAAGCCGTGTTTTGACTTGTCTATAATATTCGGCTTATAAAAACTGTATTAAGTCAATTGTATCTGTTAAGTTGGTTAGTTTTTCGTGTTCCACGTTCTCAAGTTCTTTTTCAGTGTCTACCCAATTAATACCGTCAAAAATCTTTGTACATTCTTGTAAGATATATTCTTTGTAGAGTGCTGGAAGTTCTGCGACTGTCAAGTGCATTTTATCCTTTATACTGAATGGATATAAAAGACTTCTTTTTAACAAGTCATACATCCACGAATCAAAAGTAGATCCGTTTTCCTTGTCTTGCGACTTGTCAAAAAGTTCTACAAGTTGTGGCTTAGAGAACACTTCTATTTCATCTGATTCAATTGACAAGTAAAAGTTTTCTATTTTCATAGTTCAAACACTCCTTTTATAACATTTCTTTTAACTGTTCAACGATAATTGCGTTCGTTTCTTCAGTGGCTAAGTAATTCCAATTATCATTGAATTCTTCAATTTCATACATATCGGAAATTACATCTTCTCCGACGATATAGTAAAGCATATTGGCAAGTTTTTCAGGATCTGAGATATCAGTTGTTACTTCTCCGAAGTTTAATTCTTCGTAATCTTTAACCTTTTCGATCGCTTTAAATACGTCGTACTGGTTAAGTGCTTCCTTTGCTTCGTAAACACCAATGATATAATAATAAGTGTTAAACACTTCGTCGTGTAAGTCACAGTAATAACCACTGTAACCGTTTTCTAAACACTCGATAATGTCGTTCATTGCTTCTTCTCTTGTAAAATATTTTTTTGTTGCTGTCATAATAATATACCTTCTTTCTTAGATACCCGACTTATAAAAAGCGGGATTTTAAATAGTTACAATAAAAAAGACACAATCTTTTTTTAGATCGTGCCTTTATAGGTTTACGCTATTCCTTCACTAAAAAACCAATCAAGAAAATCACTTGTATATGGTTTTTTGGTTAAATGAATGTCTTTTTCATTCTTTCGAATGAACGCCCAACATTCAATTTTTGTTGCAAAACCAGTTGAGTATTCGATGTCTGTTTTTTTATCGACATAGTCAATATAGTATCTCATTCTTTTCATAGTTGTTTACCTCCTAACACTACGACCAGTTTTTCAAGGCTGGATTTTTCAGTTATAAGTTCATGAATGGATACAAATAACAGTGTCATGGACAGTGGCTTGTCTTTCGAGTGCATACCATGCAAGGCGTTAATTTGTACCCCCATCATCGACCTATAAAAGAATTATGATATCTTAACCAGCGTTATAACTGGTTGATTCATTGTTAATCTTTGGGTTTTGATGTTTTATTCAAAAAAGATTTTTCAGAGTGTTTATAAAACACCCTTAAGTTATACCGTTCAATGTAATGTATAGTGTTTTGCGTTGCTGGTGTCTCCCGACATTAGCCATACATACTAACTAATGGGTTATTAGCTAAATAACCTTAATGTCACTTATTGCATCGGGCGACACTCTACCCTATCATCTTTTTTACATGGGTTATGGCGTTACCATGAGTTTTTATAGAAGTATACTTTTCTTCTTTTATTCGGTTGTGTTTAACCGTTTTAAATAGGGATTTAAAAAGTCTGAATTGACTTTTTAGAAAAGATATGGTATCCTAGAATTGTCTAGGTTCAGGGATACCGAAATCCCAAAGATGATATGGGCAGAAAGCCTTTTTTGATTAAGGCTGAACGCCTTTATCATCTTTTTTTATTTAATTTTTGTAACCAGCATCTTAACTGGTATTAAGTTAATTGAGATTTTAAAACTTAGTCGATCAATCAAGATGACTTTTGTTTTTTATCTCTCTTAACTTGTCTTTATTATATCATGCATTTACTTGATTTGTCAAGTTTTTATTTGATTTATTTTTTGATTTGTTTTAAAATCAAATTATGATATAATATCAATTAGATACTTGATTTATATCTTGTATCCTTTTGACAGTTATAATTATACAATACTAGTATTGTTATGTCAATACTTTTTTTAAATAATTTAGGAGTAATTTTATATGTATAATATTGTAAAAAATCAAGATGATCTTATCTTGCAAATAAAGCATTATATGTTAGATAATAATTTAAAGCAAAAAGACATAGTGATCCGTACTGGACTATCTAAGCAAACTATAAGCAATCTGTTAAACGGTAGGAGTAAAAACATGACACTAGACACTCTTTTTATGCTTTTAAATGCTTTAGATTGCAATCTATCTGTATCTTTAAATAAGGAAAAAGGAGTTATGTAATTATGATTTATATAGATAACACTCAATTAATCGCAACTATTAAAGAATTGCAATTAAGAAAGAATTATACACAAAAACAACTTGCAACGGATATTGGTATCTCACCAGCTAATCTATCTAATATCCTAAAAAACAAAAAGTCATTGACGTTTGAAGATGTTAATAAAATTTGTAATGCCTTAGGCTACAAATTGGACTATAGTTTTATAGATACAGACAATACCAGCAAAGATCAATAATACTGTTTACTCTGCCGTATGCACTCATAAAGCCTTATATAGTCGTTTAAATGCTTTAGAATGTAACTATGCAAAGAATGAATCTATTATATAGAAGAAACACGTATAAAACAGTATTATTAATATAATATATGAGTATATCTGTTATAGTATAGTGTATAACACTTGTCTATGCTGTAGGTGTACTCTTATATAGTGTGGCGTATATATACTATATCTATATATTATGTCATAGGTTTATGTTGTATATAGTTGTATGTTATGGTTGTATATGTACTTGTATAGTTGTTGTAGTTTGGATCTAGTTTAATGTGGTAGTATAAGATATACTATCGTGTTATGTTTGTATATGTATTTATTTATGTATGATAGCTTGATCTTGTATGATTGCCATATATTAATTTGTTTAGTTTATATTTTAATTTGTGTAGTAATTACAAGTGTTGGAAGTCTGCCAAACATCGAACACTTGTTTGCTTAGTAGTGTAGCATGGTTTTATGGTGTTGTCAAGTGATATAGATTATAGGTATATGTATGTGGTTTGGTATAGAGTTTGGTTATAGGTGGGTTTTGAGTGATAAAGAAAATATTGTTTTGCTAGTGTGGTGTGGCGTGAAGTTTTATTTTGTGTTGATGGCGTGGATAGACTATCCAACACATTATGTAAAAGTGTTGGATAATAGACAAGTGTTGTGTAAATAGTCGCAAAGTAGTAGTCCTATTTTGGAATACTACGACACGTCGTAAACCATATTATATTATACAGCATCTGATACACTATCATGTAGTTTTGAATACTATGTGGAAATAGTTGGAAATTATCTGTACTCCTGATCCTGATCTGTCTATAAATTATTTACAATCATTTACAAAATCTATTTGATAAAATTATAGTATTTCAAATAGATTTTTACAATTTTAACCATGTAATTTTTATACCACCAGATCAAAAAGCGGGGGTATGTTAACATTTACATTTTTGGAAATAACTGTTATTTTAGACAGACGTGTTCAATCACCGTGTCAACAAAAATTTTTCGACCCTGCCCACAAAATCCCAATTTTCCCAAGCAATTTCCTACACTTTCCTAGATAAACACTTTCTGCTAATCGAAAACATGTCCTCGGAGGCGTCGTCGAGCGAATCGTTTATTTTACTACTCTTTTTTCGACGCTCTCAGAACCCCTTCTTTCAAAAATCGCACTTTTTCAAAAAATCAGCCCCATTTCCTCCTTTATTTTCCCCAATTCTCTCGACGACATGTTTTTGTTTTGCGCCATTTCATGCAAGTTTTACCATCAAAAGCCTAAACAATTCCTTATATTTTTCGCACCAAATTTTACACAGTTTTACACAATTTATCGAAACACGATTTTCAACATTTCTCGAAGCACGATTTTGACCATCAGCACCCTCACAAATACCAGTAAATCCCTACACAAATTACCTCTCAACCTTTGCACAAAATTACTCCCAGAAAAATGTATAAATTCAATCAATCAAGCCCGAAACCGATTTTATCTCCATATTCATTCGCACAAAATAATCGTCACTTCCCCTTTATAACCACTACAATTTTAACCATTTTGCGTACGAAATTGGCGACACCCTATATAGAATGGTCACAACAAAGATATGCACAAAAATATATAAATTACAAGAAACCACTTACAAACACTAAAGAAAACAACAACTACCTCTTCTCTCTTATCCCAAGTAAACAAGCAATTTATTGCGCAGTTTAGGAGAGACAGGATAAGCATCAGCGTTCCTTCTCGACATTGCTACCGCAAGTAATATCACTTACACTCTTCCATTTCTCAGACAATCATGTTATACTGCCATTGAGGGCTTAGGCAACCCTTGGCATCTACGCCAAAACAGACATAAAAAATGATATTAATGGGTTCAAGTTGGTACCCCAGATAATGTATCTGCAAATGCATTATCGGAAATTATGCTCAGGGAAATTTTTCTGGGCATATTTTTTTACAATTAACAATCTCTCATTGCAACAAAGTATCTTATATGATATAATCGTATATATGGCATTGAACAAGATATTCAATGTATTCCATGTATCAATAAAAACAATCCCTCGCAAGGCAAAACATTTTAATAAGATGGAATCCCTTGAACTATCAACCAGATTTGTGACAGATAGTGAACACAAGCAATCTATCAATCAGACACTCAGCCTTGCAAGCAGGGATTATTTTTATGCAAAAAATTATCTTTCATACAGTCCTATAAAAAATCGCACTCTACAGATCATAAATCAATTTTACCTATCTACTCTAACAACTCTCCACGACATACCACAAAATCCATATTTGACGGATATACTCTTCTAAACATTGAGAATCACATATAATCAACACCTACCATCATGCAGCAGATTCCCAAATCAGATATCTGCCACAACACATCTTAGATCCAAGACAAAAATATCTCTTCATTATACCCTTAAAAAATGTACTCTGAGAGAGCAAATTTTAATTCTACTATCGTACCCTAACAAGTTATCGCCAAAACATATAAAATGGAAATTAGCATCCGATTTCTCGTCCAAACATTGCAAAAGTACCATAAGTAATTTCACACATGACCTATACCGTACACTCATACCACATAGTGGGGTACACTTTACATTGAAAAGATCATTAACTGCGCCAGTATATATTGTACATGAAAAAGTACAATGATATTTCCTATGAAAAAAATGCACCTGAGAGATCATAAATCAATTTTACACCTCTCCCCTACCAACAATACCAATTTACCTATAGAATTGAAATTCACCACAAAAAGCTCTTCTAAATGTACAGAATCCAGTATAAAGAAAATTACATTCTACCCAGATAAAAATATAACTAACTTCCCTCATTGCACCCGTTGACAAGGTGCAAAAAGTATGTTAAAATACCAATATGCTTAAAAAGAAAATGAAGAAAGAAAGGATATATACCATGAAGAATACAAATGATTTTATACATAATTGCGATGAAGAGACAAAACTCTCTTTCAATTTGCCATCAGGTATCACATCAGATATGATATTCCAGATAATCAATCATGGTAATCTATGTAAAGATTCTTCCAGAGAATATATGTTGGCAAATACCAGAAAAGAAATTACAATGAAGATTCATGATTACTGGAAAGATCATTCTGAGATATTATATCCAAGATCTTCAAGATCATATATGTGGTTGTACTACAATGAGATAGCAAGAAAAAGATTATGGACATTGCAGGAAGAAAATATAAAACAATTATCATATATGATATACATGATGAACAAAACAAAGAAAGGAGAAATGGAAAGATGATCAATACAATTATCAAGACAGATAACACAGACAAAAGAAAAGACAGATGAAAGATCAAAAGAGAAAAGAGATGGGCGTCAGCGAACAAAGGCAATGGTGAAACCATTGGCTAGAATTTGTAATACCGATTTTTGTTTTTATGAATAGTGAACGTAGTGAACTATGAATAAAAATGAAAATCGGTATTACAAATGTTTAATATGCTTAGGAAGTATTATCTCCACTAATAAGGTTTAATCTTCTTTAGCACCCCACTTTCCACACAATTTTGTGCGGAAATTTTACACCATTAACGCACATTTTTGTGTGGAAATTTTTTCTTGTCCCACATATAGTGTGGGTTTACCAATTATTTACAATTAAACTTTTACACATTTAAGAAAGGAGCGTAATATGACGATATCGCCACCAAAACAACGACCATTTTTTAAAAGGATTCCTTACGATATAATCTACGACCATGCAAGGTTTAATGATTATAGAGTCTTGTTCTTTCTACTACTTCAAAAACATACGTTGACTAATTCATGGGAAGAACAAACAATGATATATTTAAATTATAGTTCAGCATTTAAATTAATCGGAATAACACCAGATAGACATAAAAATGCAAACATTGATCAATTCCGTGAATTAATTAATCAATTGATTTTGTTCGGAGACGTAACAACTTCTAACATCAGCACATCCAAAGATGCAATGTTGATTATTAATCCAGATTCTCAAATGTTTTACCCAAAGGAACATTTTGCGATTTTATATGACTTTGAAATTGATTTTATTTTAAAATCATGGAATAGCCATTCGTATTCTGGAATTAAGCCATGGAAACTATTACTTGTCCTGTCGTATTTAAGATTAAATATTAATACGAGATATGGTTCGGCTTATAATACGAAGAAAAATCGAGAAAGATATCCAGAAACATATCATCAATATTACACTAATATTAGCGATGACTTGGGTTTAAACCAAAGCACAATTGCAAAATGTGTGGATGATCTAGTAGAAATGGGAATTATTGCATGTAAACATACGTCTGGATTTAAAGGCTCTGCAAATTTATTAACTGGAAGAACTATTTTTGCAAATCAATATAAATACGATTTACAACAAAGAGGACGCTTAGATAGTATTTATGACTACAAAAAAGAAATTCAAGAATGTGAAGGACGTCTTACTTCTAAGAGAAAACAATTAAAAGCAGATAAAATTTACGAACATATTGAAGATGATATGGAACTTCCATTTGATTAATCACTTTGTTGGCAGCATTGTGAGTAATCAAGTAAACACAAATTAAAAATTAACTAAACAATAATATACATAACGAAAGGATCTAACAAATTTTCATGACAACACAATTAAATACAGAACTCAAAGACTTATTGGCTACTTCTGACCGTATCTCATTTGAGAACATGACGCAAGAACAGTTTGCAGTAAAACTAGCAACACAGAGACTACGCACTACTCCTTCTTCAAAGAAAAGATTAAAAAGAAATGATGGTATTCGAGTAAGAGATAGTACAACAGATGCCGTGGTCTATAAGCCAACGCATGACCAGTATTATCGAATTTTCATCAACGATATCTTGAGTAACATTCGATCAGGTGGCACTGATTATTGTTTCAAATGGTATCAGGTGAAAGAATTGCTGCGGTTTCACAAGCACACGCTGATATGCAAAATGGTCAAAGAAAACAAGAGTGCCCGTGGCATTTATTTCAAGGTATCTCTTCCCAACGATTGGCGAAAGATTGAGAAAAATATTTTACCAGAACAGTAAGCAAGAATTATTGAAATACATAATAAACACAAATTAATAATTAAACTAAACAAATACATAAATAAGGAGACTTTTAATGAAATCCAGAAAATTTAATAAAGAAAAATACGCAGAACAGAAGGCAATGAAGAAAAAGAATCGTCCACAACGCAGTTATAAAAGCCTTGGGACAACCATTGAGATTCCGATCAATCACAGAAAGCATAAAATTTTGGCTACTGCCCGACATAATGACGAAAATGGTAAAGAGGACGAAACTTTTACTGTAACGCTTTCAATTGCCAAAGAGACAGGAGATTTCCCAATCTGGCATCAGTTTGAAGATGATTTACAGATCACAGCAAAGAGATATTCTCTTAGAACAGCTCTGATGGCTAAGGTAATTGAGCTTGAAACAGCTGGTGATCTTGATATACATATTGAATCTGCTGATGCTATCTACAAGCTTCTTGAATGTGCAGGCGATTACCTAAGCGGTAAGTCAAATACAGTGGAGGTGTAGTAGAATGATAGTTTTATCTACGATTTTGATTGGCGGTGCCGTGCTGTTTTGTACAGGAATGTGTCGTTCTGCTGCTACCAGAGAAATGATTACGGAAGATATTTATTGCCAGATCAAAGCAGAAAGTTTACATAAAAACGCTTTCAGGAAACCAAGAACTGAAATGGAACAGATGACAGACATGATTTTTAAAGAAAGCGAGGATGATGAGTAGAATGGCATTAGATAAACAAATTCATGTACATTCTGTGGATACAGGGCATTTTTACACAGAAAAAGAAAAGGCTTTACATAAGCAAAATATGTACATTCGACAGGAACGTGCAGCAATACATAATCAATTAAAGGATTTAGAAAAACAAGCAAAAAAGCAAGGGTTTTCTGATCAGCAGATTAAAAATATCGAAGCAATTCATATGCGTAGACAAGATATTATTGACACCATATATGATAAAAACTTTAAAGAGCTAAGACAGTCTGATGATATACTTGATCAGATCCAATATTGGTCAACGCTTAAAAGTTATAAAACTTTCCCTGCGAAAGATGTCAAAGAAAAACTACTGCTAAGGCTCAAGCGGGCGGTTGATACAAATGTAAATCTTGCAAAGCATGAGCATGAAGATCGAGTAAAAATTCGATGTTTTTATGAAAAAGATTTGAATGATACAAATACTGTATCTCTGTTTGAGTCATTCTTAAGCAGGACAATTCAAGCAGAAACCGATATGTTATGCGAAGATTTAGTTATTGTCCAAGTATATTACTTCGATATTTTCAAAGATCTTTGTTTTCATGGTATGAACTACTGCGATAAAGATGGCGTAATTACAAAATATAGATACTTCACCTCTTCTGCTGGTCAGATTCGTACAAAAAAAGCTGTATTCATCAAGGAAGAAACATGGCAGAAATATGAGAAAACATTAATGTGTGGACTCACAATCGACAAAATTAATGATGAAAAACATCAAGGGAACAATGTTAACAAACACTTAGCCTACCTTGCATTGACTAATTCAGCGACTGATTTATGGGCAGATTTTGACATTGACAAATCAATCGTTGTAGATGATATGGAGACTATGGTTTCAGGACTTTTTGATTCTATTGATGATAAGACGTATGAAATTAAGAGGGTTTCTTCTTCTGTTCCAATTCCTCACATGGACGGATGCGGAATCGCAGACCCAAGTGTATTAAATGCAAATGCAATGGTGCGTATCCCTTGGATCAAAGGACTTCTTGGGAAATTTGCATTTATTGAGCTGATCAAAGAAAAAGGTTGGTCGCCAATTATTACAGATATTTACGGCAAAGAACATAATGTTATTGAAGAAGATATTAAAATCATTTTCACAAAAAGTCAGTTTAAGATGTGGAAATATTATGATTCATGGGAAGAATATAAACAATATTATCACGAATTTGGATGTACCGCAGGTTTGTGTAATGTTGAGGAAGAATACATAAAAAATGCTTCTATAAATTATCAGATGTTGCAGACGCTCACTGATATTACAGATACAGAAATTGAAACATTGAGTAAAAGATCAGTTAAAAAAATCTCTACACTTTGTGATTCTATACAACATATGCAGAGAACTTTGGGAATCAATCCATATAATACTCACATGACACCTTTTCAGGAAGCTGTAAAAATCTATCCAAATTTATTAAATGATACATATGCGAAAGACACTATCAGAGAAATTAAGAATAGTATGCTGAAGAAATATCGCAGTGGAAAACTAGATGTTTATGGAAAATATACTTTCTTAATTCCAGATTTATATGCAGTTTGTGAATACTACTTTGGACATATTGAAAATCCTAAAGGATTGCTTGATGATCATGAAGTGTACTGCAAGATGTTTCCTAAAAATGATAAGCTTGATTGTCTGAGAAGTCCTCATTTATATAAGGAACATGCAGTAAGATTTAACATTGCTTACGATGCATACGGAGAAAGAAAAGCCGAAATTTCAAAATGGTTTACTACAAATGCGTTGTATACGAGCGTGCGTGATTTAATCTCACGAATTTTACAATTTGACAATGATGGAGATAAAGCATTGGTTGTCGCAGATAAAAATTTCGTTGATATTGCAGAAAGAAATATGAATAATGTTGTACCTTTGTATTATGAAATGAAAAAAGCAAAATCTGTTTTGATTACTCCAGAAAATATCTATAATGGATTGATTCATGCTTTTACTGGTAGTAATATCGGACCTTATAGCAATAAAATTGCAACGATTTGGAACAGTGATATTTTTGTTAATGGGTCTGAGGAAGATAAACAAGAAGCCATTGACACCGTAAAACTTTTGTGTATGGAAAACAATTTTGTCATTGATTATGCAAAAACTTTATACAAACCTGTTCGTCCTGAAAAGGTTGCTAAACAAATTGCAAAATTTACCAAGAAGAAACTTCCTCACTTTTTTGTGTATGCAAAAGATAAGATGGAATCTCAGGTAGAAGAACGAAATCAGAGTTTTGTTAATAAATTATATGATATTATTCCGAATGTGCAGATTAATACACGGAAGCTTAAGATTGATGAAATTGAATACGATAAAATGATGTTCGATGTTAATACAAAAGTTGATAAAGGTGTTATAGAAATTTATGATCGTCTAAATAAGCAGTACAGATATAAATTCAATATTGTTGATGAACGTGTAGCGAATGATTCATTTGTAAAACAGACGATTTTAAAAGAATTTGAAAAGACTGGATACTCTGAAATCGAAATCACAGACATGTTGGTTAAACATCTGTACTCTAAAAACAAACGATACAAACAATTGTTGTGGTTTGTGTATGGAGAATACATTGTTGAAAATTTAAAACATCATGTTGTAATCAAACCAACAAAAAAAGTACAATGTGTTGATTGTGGAGAGTTATTTGAAGTTCCAATAAAAAATAATAATTCTGTAAGGTGTAAACATTGTAATGATCTTTTTAGAAAAATCTATAAAAGGGAAAAAGAAAGAATACGTAGGGCACGTTTAGAGTAAACGTGGACAAGTCAAATTAAAAAAAATGTTCTGGATATTCAGTACAAAAAAATGACAATTTTTCAAATGTACTGAATATCCAGAACACGAAATGTGTATATATGGAGAAGGTATTAAAATGTACCGACAAACTCAGGTAAGGAGATATATTTGAATTTAAATAAAGTTGATTTATATAAGCAGGTAGCAAAAAAATGTAAAGTGACAAAAAATGATGTTGCGAAAATTTTAAAATCAACAGAGGAAATTGTTTTTGATTATTTAGCACATGTCGAAGAAAATGAACCACGTAAGGTCTTTATTATGAATGGACTTTGTGCCGAATCAAAAATTATACATCAAAAAGAACGTGTAGTCCCTATCAGTGGTGGACTTACTCAAGAAGACCACATTATGCTAACTGCAAAAATCTCAAAAAGATATAGAGATAAGATTAATCAGAACAGATAAACTCTCAAAGTACCAATTTGCACTTTGTGTAAATGCTCACGCTGTTTGCAGCTAAAGAAATTTCACACCGTGAGTTCCGAGGTCTATGTCATCAAAAACAAAAAATCAGAGATGGTATCCGAGACTTGCAACTGTTCTATTAATATAGTAGACCTCCAGAGGAAACTGAAAAGCAACCAAAGGAGAAATCATGAAAAAGAAAATTTCAATTATTACATTAGTTATGGCAATGCTACTAGCGGTTGGAGGATTCACTACTTCTACTACTGTCTCTGCGAAAAATAAGAAAGTCAAATGTTTGGGAACATACAAGATTACTGCATACTGCGGTTGTCGGTCATGTTCTGGCGGTTGGGGCAACCGAACTGCTTCAGGTCGTAGAGCAAAACAAGGCAGAACCATTTCTGTTGATAGGAGAAAAATTAAGTTAGGTACTAAGGTCAGAATCAATGGACACTGGTATATCGCCCAGGACGTTGGTGGCGGAGTAAAAGGAAAACACATTGACATGTACTTCTCTTCCCACTCACAGGTCAAGAGATTCGGCAAAAAGTACCGTAAAGTATATGTGGTAAAGTAACAAAAAGCTAATTTTATCACACGTAAGAAATATAGCCTATAGGGCATTAATGAAGATATTTTGGTAAGTATGGGACGCCATGCAAAACACAGAGGTATAAAGCTCGTATGTTTGGAGCTTGCGTATAGACATTTATCATAGAATTTACAGGAGTAATATAACTCTGATTTCAAATGTGTTGGACGCCTTTTAGTGCATACGCAAATTATTTGTCGGTAACTCATGTACACATCAAGTAGTGTACACCGACTAATGGATATTTTCTCGGATAAATACCGAGTCTCCATTTATTATTCTGGCAGGTGGCGAAATGTCATCTGTACATTATATTAAAGGAGAAAATAATTATGAATACAACAGCAATTACAACATTCAATAACGAAGAATTTGGTAATGTGAGAACTCTTACAATTGATGGAGATCCTTGGTTTGTTGGCAAGGATATTGCAGAATGTCTTGGATATTCTAAGGCACGAAATGCTATTTCTTCCCATGTTGATAACGAAGATAAAAAGGACGCCCCAATTCAGGGCACCCTTGGCGGAACACAGACGATGAAGGTTGTTAACGAATCTGGCGTTTACTCTCTTATTTTTGGAAGTAAACTGGAATCCGCTAAAAAGTTCAAGAAATGGGTTACATCTGAAGTTTTACCGTCTCTTCGCAAGACTGGTACATATACAGTAGTGGCGACTCAACCGAATACAACTTCTTCTATTATTGTTCAGCCAACAAGTGATATAGAGTTGCCAAAAGCAACAAATACTTGGTATCTAAAAAATAGAAAGCGTCTAAGAGAGTTGTGTGATCTTATGAATATTGAGCGTAGAACTTTATATCATCTGATTCTGACAGAGATTGGAAATACGATTGACATTGAGCAATCAAAATCAATTTACACAAGAGATCACGGATTCCCACCAGAATTCATCATGGATGTTGTTGGTTATTTCACTAAAATGCAAGAAATTGCTGATGAATATCTTGACAGATTATTAGAAAAATATGAGTCTTTGAATTCAGATAATGATGAAGAAGATGAAAGTGTATAGTAATTTACCATATTATAAAACATTGCACCTTGCGTGCCCAACAAGAAATGAAGTGATCCGACTAAGATCGGTGGATTTAGGCTATTAGCTGATAAAAGAAAACACAAATCGTTGAAAGAGTGGTACCGAAGTACAAGGTGGATCTCGTGTAGAAACTTGCGATACTCTAATCCAAGGTGTTTTGATCGCACAAAGAATGTGTGTCTTTTTATAGAGTGGTCTACAAAATTACACAATTAAGTGTATGGCATATTCTGGAAATGTTATATTTCGCTTATTGTATGGATAAGTATGCCAAAAGTGAGGAGGAATCACTCACTAAAATTTGTGTTAGTTTTGTTGAAATTAATACAGATACAGAATGTACGGGTGGCAGAGCTGGTTTAATGCGCAGGATTGCTAATCCTGTATACGTACGAATATGCGTATCCTGGGGTCGTAGCCCAGTCCGTACGCTAAATCGCACCATCGTCTAAATGGTTTTAGGACACATCCCTTTCACGGATGCAATACGAGTTCGACTCTCGTTGGTGTGATGTTTGTCCTACAATGTTCTTCGGACTTGTGGGCTAATATCCCTGTTTATACTGCTAAGGAGACAGGCAAAACTGTAAATTTTGCGGCTTCGGTCACGAGTGGGTTCGATTCCCTCAACAGGGATGATTAGGTTAGTAACTATACGATAGATTAACCAAAAAATATGCGAACACCCTGATGGCTGGTGAATATTGGTAACCTGTACCTCTACTGATATTCTGATGAAGTTCATCGCTTCAGTTCGTCTTGAGAGTACCTCAAGCTCCTACGTGGATTGAGGTCGTTTTTAAAGATATCTTTACACACAATATCTTTAATAATCAACATTATACTGTGTCGCCAGTGTGTACGAATGAGACATGGTAAATGTATTGACATGTAGCTCAATGGAACAGAGCACAACGCTACGGACGTTGGTGTTGCAGGTTCGACTCCTGTCATGTCAACTTCAATGGCTAGTAGCTCAAATGGTAGAGCACACGGCTGTTAACCGTGCGGTTGCAAGTTCGAGTCTTGCCTAGCCAGTTTTCCTACATACCTCAGAGGCTAGAGGGTCATCACAGCAAGGATAACATTAGATGAAAGTCGTTGGTTCGAATCCAACTGTAGGAATTGCATTTATATAAAAAATGCCCAAAGGGATATGGTGTAACGGTATCACAAGACACTTTGACTGTCTCGATCCTAGTCCGACTCTAGGTATCCCTGTCGCAGAATGGAGAAGTTTGGTTATCTCATCAGGTTCATACCCTGAAGATCGGTGGTTCAAATCCACCTTCTGCTATTTTCTAGGTTTCATTTTGGTTATTGACATAACTATCTCCTATCAGGTAAGGACATTTATGTCCCTACCATTATTGCACAGTGGAAAAGTTGGTTAATTCGCTCGCTCCATTTGGTTCGTGAGGCGTAGGTTCGAAGCCTACCTGTGCAATCAAAGAGCTGTTTGGTGGTCAGTTCTTTTTTCAACAAAGATTTTTTCTCATTGTTAGCATATAGTGGATGGATATTAATTCATCCACTACTCCTTTCTGCTTCTATAGCTTAACGGAAAAGCAAAGCCCTTCTAAGACTTAGAGTGTAGGTTCGAATCCTACTAGAAGCTTTCCTATCCAGTATATATGTACGACGACTGCTATATGCAGCGTCAAGCATCACTGGAAATATTTTAAGAATGGAGGGATCTTCTATAATTAAGATCACCAAAAATGAAGCTTTTTATCTTCGCTCAAAAGGATTTAAGGACAAATCTGATATTCATCAGACGTATTCTGGACATCCTACTTACTATGCAAGTGAGAAAAGAAGCGTAATGAAAGCTCTAAAAAAATATAGAGAAAGATAATCTTACAAAATTTAAGAAAGGTGGTATCAAATTTATTTGGAATATAAATTATTCTTAGATACCAATGCACTGCTTAATCTACAGCAGGCAGCATTTAAAGAGCCATTTGTAATTTCGCAGAAGACTCTTGAAGAAATCGAAAATATCAAAACATCTGGTAACAAGGATGGAGAAGTAAAGTATAAAGCAAGATTGATCGCACATTTACTTGATGAAAATTTTGGGAAATATGAAGTTGTTAGAACTACTTCTTCTACCAAACATGTGATTAAATCATGTGATTTAGAAGAAACACCAGATAATATTATTCTGGCATCAGCTTACTTATATAATAAAGACACTGCTCCAATTATATTCTGTACAGATGATTTAAATTGCAAATTTTTGGCAAGAAATATTTTCGCATTAACAACAAAAGGTGTAAACGATATTAATCTTGTAAAAAATATTGAAGAATACACAGGATATAAAGACGTTACGCTTTCAGACGAAGAAATGAGTTATTTCTATCTTCATACCAATGAAAATATCTATGATTCGTTAGTAAATGAGTATTTAATTATTCGTAAATCTGATGGAGAAATTGTGGATTATAGAAAATGGAATGGCGAAGAATATCATGCAATTTCATATAAAACTGTTAACAGTTCATTTATGGGGAAAGTGAAACCTGTCAATCCACAACAGACTTTGACATTCGATATGTTACAGAACAAAGATATCACGATCAATATGGTCTCAGGAAAATTTGGAAGTGGCAAGGACTACATTATGTTATCCAATGCCTTAAAATTAATTGAAGCTGGAAAATTTGATAAATTAATTTATGTTCGTAATGCTATCGGTGTTAAAGATGCAAGTGAAATCGGATTTATACCAGGAACAAAATTTGAAAAATTATTACCGTTTGCTGCTCCGTTAGCAGATCATCTTGGAGGAGAAACAGGATTAGAATTTCAAATTGCTCAAGGAAATGTTGAGATTGAATATCTTGGATATATGCGTGGTAGAGATATAAAAAACTCAATCATTTATGTTAGTGAAGCAGAAAATTTAACAAAAGAACACGTACAACTATTGATTGGACGAGTTGGCGAAGGATCTGCTTTATGGATGAATGGAGATTTTAAACAAACAGATTCTACATTATTTAGAATGAATAATGGTTTATTATCTACTGTTCAAAAATTAGCAGGGCATAATAAATTTGGATACGTTCAGTTACAGACTACAGAACGAAGCGAGACTGCTGCTCTTGCAGATTTATTAGATTAATATATCGAAAGGATTGATAAAGATAAATACAAAACATATTTTTAATGGTTTTATCGCAAAACAATTATTAAAAAAAGGAAATGTAATTGTTGATTTGCAGAAAAATCATAATTTAAAGAATGCAAGTGTTTTTATTTTTGAAAACACAGATAAATTAAATAAAGATCTTACAGATATAACTGTCAAAATTAAATGATAGTTATATTTTTTTACTTAAAATTATTCAACGAAAGGACAAGGTAAAAATATGAAGATTGATTTAACAGGTCAAAAATTTGGGAGACTTACAGTTTTAGAACAAGATTATGATCATCCATTATCGAATAAGAGAACATATTGGAAATGTTTATGCGATTGTGGCAATATCATTAGTGTTGCTGCTCAGTCATTAAGACGTAAAACAAATCCAACTAAAAGCTGTGGATGTATCAGAAAAGAAAACAATAAAAAGCGCAAAGGTGTTCCACAGACTGGTAAAGTACCGATGATTGGAAAAAGATTTGGCAGATTAACTGTTTTAAGAGAATCGACTAAGCGATCTGGTACTCGGAAAAAATTAATGTATCATTGTATTTGTGATTGTGGTAATGAATGCGATGTTGTCGGAGAAGGACTTCGAAATGGATCAACTAAATCATGTGGCTGTATTTACGAAGAAACTAGAGGAATCGCAACAAAAAATTATTGTAACTACGACCTAGATTCTTATGGCTTTGGAATTGGATATTGTCAAAATAACACTTATTTTTTCTTTGATAAAGAAGACTATGATAAAATTAAAGATTATTGTTGGTGGTATGACGGCAGATATGTATGCGCACATACTTTAAAAGATGACAAATACACAACAAAAATTATAAGACTACATAGAGTTGTTATGGATATTAAGGATCGTGAAAAGATTGATGTGGATCATATAAATTGTGTCCGATATGATTGTAGAAAATCAAACTTAAGGAGATGTACTACCGTACAAAATGCAGCCAACAAAAATTATAGTGAAATACATACTACAGGGAAAAATATAGTTCCTGGAGTATCTAAAACATCAAGTGGAAAATGGTCGGCATGTATTGGATACAACAATACTATTATTCGACTTGGAGTTTTTGACAACATTAAAGATGCAGTTAAAGCAAGAGTTGATGCTGAAATAAAATATTGGAAAGATTTCAGATACAATCCAAATGCAGATAAAATAGATGAAAATATGTTATTTTTATCAAAAGCAGTTTAAATTTTTTATTTATAAAAATGTTTAAATTTCCACTAATTACACTATATCACATTTTATATCAAGTGTATATAGGTTTTTAAAAAAATAATTGTAAACCATAAAAATAATTTAACAGAGAAAAGGAGAATGGATATGGCAAAAGCTTTATCTTATAAAAAATCTACTACTGTCACAGTTAAGGCGGCAGGTTATGTAGACATTGAAAAAGGAGTTATTGAAACAGAAGAAGGAAATGTATCTTTCAAAGATTTATTAAAAGACTTTGATGGAAAATATGGTGAATTCCAGATGAAAGAAAAGATTGATGAAGATCTGGAATTAAACGTACCTTCTGACGAAGAATAGATTGGAGTGAAGATTTATCAGTATTAATTTTGAACAAGAATTAGCAAAAATCGGATTAACTCCAGAAACATATGAAGCTGTCTGTGCAGATATTGACTCAAAACTTGATGGTGTAGTTGATATCGACTGGCAGGAAATTAAAGAAAAACATCATGTACAATGTGCAAGCGATACAATTCGCAAGTCCTCTTCTACTCCATTTGGTGGTAGATTCAGAGATGCTTATTTTCGCAGCAAGCAAAAATCTGGTAACGATGAAAAATCTGAAGATCAGTTATTATATGAAAAAATTCGTAAGGAACGACAGAAATTACAGACAGTTAATTTAGAGAGAAATCGTATTTCTCGCCAAGAAAGTCGTTTTGAGCTGTTCAATGAATATGTGGCTGAAGCAATTCAGATGCTACCAAACCCAGACTTCAAACCTCTGAGAGTTGAAGATAAATCTAAAGGATATGTGCTTTCTATTGCAGATATTCATTATAATGCAGTATTTAAGAGTGTTAACAACGAATACTCTCCAGAAATTTGCATTGAAAGATTTCAAAAATTATTATCTAAGACCATTGTGCTGATACATAGACTTGGCATTTCTAAACTCAAAGTCGTCACATTAGGTGATGATATTCAAGGTATCTTACGTCTTACTGACGTTAAGCTCAACGACTCTGCCGTTGTTAAGGCAGTTGTTGATATCTCAAAAATCATTTCACATTTCTTAAATGAATTATCCAAATATGTTGAAATTGAATATTATTGCGTAGGTCGAAGCAACCATAGCCAAACACGACCTATAGGAACAAGAGCTTCTGAATTATGTGCGGAAGACTTTGAATATATTATTGGAAATTATATCAATGAATGTTTGGCAAACAATGATCGTGTTGAAGTACATCTTGATCTGGAATCTGATTGTATTCACGTTCCTGTCGCTGGCTTTAATATTGTTGCAATGCATGGGCATACCTTAAGAGGAATTGATAGCGCCATTCAAAATATGGAGTCTATCTATAACGAAGATATTGATTTCTTGTTAGTTGGTCATTACCATGGAATGCTTGAAAAATCTCTCAGCGAAGGTATTACATGCGATAAGGAAATTTTAGTGTGCCCAAGTTTTGTAGGTAGCGATCCTTATGCAGACAGTATTTTTAAAGGGTCAAAGAGTGCTTGCAAACTATTTGAGTTCACAGAACATGATGGGCATACAGCATCGTTCAAGATGCAATTAAATTAACATTTCGGCAGTCTTTTTTAGGATCAATCTCTCAAAACAGGTCGGACAGACTGCCTATTATGAGCAGAGGATACTACTTCTTCTGCTCCACTTCTATAAATGATTTACGGGTATTAAAAAGTGGGTAGCCGTAGAAATTAGTCGAAAATAAAACATTAATTACAAAAAGGAGAATCGAACTATGATTACAACAAAAGAATTAGTAAAATCAATCGCAACAAAGAAAACAGAAACAGAAGGACGTAAAGTAACTCAGATCGAGGCAAAAGCAGAATTAGATAGAGTTGTTGAATGCATCGTTGATGCTATTGCGTCTGGAGACGGTGTTCGCTTAATGTGTCTTGGAACATTTACTGTTGAAGATAAACCAGCTCATGTTGCAAGAAATCCAAGAACAGGTGAAACAATCAATGTTCCTGCTAAGAAAGCTCCAAAATTCAAAATCTCTGCTTCATTAAAAGATGCAGTAAACAAATAAGATTGGAGTGATTATTATTTCTTATAAAGATAAATATAACAAGTATGAGGACTTGAATATTACAGATTTCGAAGACCAAATTGAGCTTTTATTTACAGTTAATGATCAGTTGGTAGATGGAGATAGTTGTGTAGATATCGTTGCAAACGCTGAGACAATTCGTTATATGTTATCCATTGCAATGTCAGAACTTGACTATGCTCCACATAAAATTAATATGGAAAAAGATGGTGCCATATATTGTCTTGAAATGTTTGATGATGGAAGCTTGAGAGTTTTCTTATATGATAAATATAACGATTCTTTACAGGGAACTTCCATTTATTTATATCAAGAAGAGGTTACTCAGGATATTGTAGATTTTGTGTTGAACTTCTACTCTGATTCTGATATCTGGCTTTTTGGATATGAAGATGAAGATGATATTCCGATCAGCAAAGAAGATGTATCTGACTTGGATATCGTTGCTAAAATTATGGAAGATAAACATTTTGAAGTTTTGCCAACTATGTTGCCTTTCGAATATCTGTTAAAGGATCTTTGGAGATTTTAATATTATGAATTATATGCAGTAGGTGAATGATATCATCTACTGCTCTTCTATTATATAAGGAAAGGAGGGACTTATGGCAAGAGAATTAACGCCAGAAGAATTGGTAAAAGCCCCAATGTACATCAATAGAGACGTGCAATTTGAGATGCCAAGGCGATCTACTAGGGTAGATAAAAAATATAAATGCACATGCTGTGGTAAGAGTTGGGATAATCAGAGAAGCCATTTCGCTAAATCTCCTTCTCCTTTATACCAGAGTAATGATGGGTATATCAATATCTGTAATGATTGTATGGACTTATATCTACAGAAGTTGATTAATTACTACAATGGAAATGAAGTCCACGCAATTAAGCATGTGTGTCAGCAATTTGATGTAGTGTTTCATGTTGACGCATACAAAAATGCAAAGGTTGAAAATCAACCAATCACATTTTCACAATATCTTTCAAAGCGTAATCTTCATCAGACAACAAAGGTCGGTAATACATATCTTGATGGAATGAAGACGAAATTTTATGAAGATGGATATGATCATGTTATGAGTGCAGAACAAGCTGTAAATGATGATAACATATCTATTTCTGGTTCAGCTACTAAGAGATGGGGTGCTGGATTTACACAAGCAGATTATAAGAATCTGGATGAACATTATAATATGCTAAAAGACAATAATCCAAACATTGATCAGAATCAAGAAATCTTCGTAAAATCGTTATGTAATTTATACATGCTACAAATACGTGCTCTACAGGCAGGTGATTCAAAAAAATATATTGATCTTAGTAGTCAGTATTCTAAAACATTCAACGACGCAGGTCTAAAAACAGTTGAAGAAAAAGATGAAAGTCAGAATACTACTCTTGGAGTAACATTGGCTACTATATCAAAATATACGCCTGAAGAATTTTATAAAGATAAACCATTATATGAAGATTATGATGATTTGGCAGACTATGTGGACAGATTTATGCTACGTCCATTAAGAAATTTACAATATGGATCTTCTGATCGAGATAAGGAATTTTATGTTCCAGATGAAGAGGATCTTGATGATGAATAAAAAAATAAGTAAGAAAACTGCTGCCAAACGTCTTAGTAAAATGATTGAACAATTCCCTGCCGATAAATATCAGCAAGAATTGTATAAAACATTCCCATCTACTCATTATCTAAGTAATCCTACAAATGTTATGCATACATTGGCATGGTGTACGTTTTTTAGAAAAAATTTACACAGATTTGTACAAGATTACTTAGGAATTGACATACATCCATATCAACAGTTATCGCTATATTATATGGGTGTTTCTAACTCAATTTGTATTGTTGCAGCACGTAATGATGCAAAATCATTCTTAATTGCCCTATATGCATGTTGTAGAGCAATTCTTTATCCAGGATCAAAAGTTGTTATTGGTTCTGCTACTCGTGGGCAGAGTAAATTGATTATCACTGAAAAAATTCAAGGTGAATTAATGGAAATGTCACCTGTATTGAGAGAAGAAATTGAATACGTCAAGACAAATGGACAAGACGTTGTCGTTAAATTCCGTAGCGGATCTACGATTAAAGTGTTTACAGCGAACGATAACGCTCGTGGTATTCGTTCCACAGTCGCCATTCGAGAAGAGTTTAGGCAGATCAAGAAAAACATTGAAGATAATGTCATTTCACCTTTTCAGATGGTACGTCAACCAGGTTATATTAAACTTGCACAATATAAGAATGATCCAGTTATAGCAAAAGCTTTACAAGAAGATCCTGTTGATATTTACATTAGTTCATCTTGGCAAGATCCTAGTCACTGGATGTGGACTATTGTGGACATGAACTATGAATCAATGTTAAATCATGGAAAAGGTATGCTCTTAGCATTTGATGAAAGTATATGTCTAAAACATGGATTTAAAACAAGACAACAGTTGATCAAAGAAAAGAAAAAGCAAGATCCTACCAGTTGGAAGGTAGAGTTCTTAAATCTTAGAATCAAGGAATCTGATTCTGCATATTTTACATATTCTATGCTGATGAATCGGCAAATTTCAAAACAAGTCTTTTATCCAAGAAATAATTTGGATGTTCAAATCAATAAGAAAAACCGCTATACAATCCCTAAACGTGACAATGAGGTAAGAATTATCGCAGGCGATATTGCATTCGTGGCAGGTTCTCAGAACGACAATTCAGTTTATTCTTGTATTCGTGCTATCCCAGAAACAATGACGTATGGAGATAAGCAAATGGAACAAGGATATCGTAGACAATTCCCTTATATAGAATCTAACCAGATAGGTGACACAACGAAACAGGCAATTAGAATACGTCAGTTATATGAAGATTTTAACGCTGATTATATAGTAATTGATGCGAGAAATGGTGGTTTGCAAATTTTGTATTCTTTACAAAAAGTTTTATACGATGAAGATCGCAGTGTTGAATACGCACCATTAAAATGTATGAACAACGATGAATACGGTAGATTATGCCAAGATCCAGACGCAAAACCATGCATCTATGCTATCAATGGTACACAAAACCTGAACAGTGATATTGCTATGAACTTCAGAAAGAATCTGGTTGAAGGAAAGATTGATTTTCTTGTTAATTTTGAAACCGCCAAAGAAGAAATTCTTTCTAAAAACAAGGAATATAGACAAGCCATCGAAGTCGATGATGTATTCGATTTTGAGCGACCATTCTTAGAAACTCAGGCGCTTGTTAGTGAATGTGCAGAATTACAATATGAAAAATTAACCACAGGTGGTATCCGAATTAAGGAACGTGGAAATAACCGAAAAGATAGATATTCTTCATGTAGTTACGGATCATATTTTATAGACCAGTTGGAATTAGATATGGCAACTACAGATGAAGAATACGGATACGCAACATTTGTAAACTAATGGAAGGAGGGAAAATGGAAGAAAATGTAAAGCAAGACACTGCATATGAATACAACAGTTATCAATATACAACAACAGATATATTTAACGCTATCTTTCAATGTGGTGTTTATGATTATTTTAATAAAGAAGAAATACGCAGTGTTTTAAGAAATCCAATTGAAAACCACGAAACCGCCATTAGATTGTCAAATTTTGTGTATACAAAAAACGGAGTTGTTACAAATTCTGTTGACTATATGGTTGCATTGCCATGTCTTGATAGTATATTAATCAATAAATCGAAAGCAAAAAAGAAAAATAACAACAAGGCAAAAAATAACAAACGCTTAATGCGCTCTACTCTTGAGACAATCGACGACAAACATTTCATTAGAGATGCATTACATACCGAGATGTTAGACGGAATTGCGTTTTATTACTTCGAAACCAAAGTAAGACCATCCGATATTGATAATACAAAATACATGAATGATTTTGATGTTGAGCGTATTATGGAGATAAATGACATCGGTGTCAATGTCTCTATTATTTCTTTGCCTTGGCAGTATTGTAAAATTGTTGGTAAGAAAAATGGGCGATTTGTTGTTGGTTTTGACTTGAGATATTTTGATGATTTCACAGACGATACACGAGAAAGAAAACTTAAAAAGTATCCAGAAGAAATCAGGAAAGGGTATTACGATCGCAAGAAAAGTAATGGCGTAAATGGCAATTGGTTAATATTAAATTCGGATAAAACAATGTGTAGAAAAATCAAATGCAAAGACTCAGAACCTTGGGGAAGATCATTGGTTATTGCTGCCCTTGAGGATGTATTATACAAAGACTATTTTACAGACACAAAACGAAATGTTTTGGATGATATGAATAACAAAGTTGTCTATCAGACATTTCCAGAAGGGAAAGAAAAAGGACTTTGTGCTTTAACCAAAAAGCAACAGGAAGCCCAACATAACGATGTTAAAACCGCTGTAGTTAACAAAAACAACAAAGGTGGATTAAGTTTCATTAGTGTTGCCGCAGGAACAAAGATTAATTCTTTAGATGTTTCTACAGATATTTTTAATGATAAAAATGAATCAAATCTTAGCAATCAAATTTCTTTGGATTTAGGTATTTGCGCTTCTTTACTTGGTGCAATGGAATCAGGTAATTTTGGAGCTGGAGCGAATAACCTCGAAATGATCACAGCCCAAGTATATACATGGGTTTATGAATGGCAGAAAGAATTAAATTACGTCATTAACAAAAATGTCATTAAAGATCAAAACAACCCAGTGGAAGTTTACTACTTCCCTACTTCTTTTGTAAACCGCAAAGCATTCTTTGATATGTGTAAAACATTATATTCAGAGGCAAGTGGTTCTTTATCTTATCTTGTCGCTAGCGCAGGAATAAATCCAGAAGCATATTTTAATGTATTAGATGAAGAAATTGAAGATGGTATATATGAACGCTATTTACCTCACTTAACATCAAGCAATGTTTCAAAAGATGATCAGGTTGGTGGTCGCCCAACTACGGACAACCCTACCGAAAATACTATTTTAAGTAGAAATAATAACGGAAATAGTATTCCAAGTCCAAGCGACTCTAAATAAATATCAATAATGAAAGGTCGATTTTATTTAATCGGCTTTTTTGTTATACAAAACTTTTTAAAGGAGGATACAACATGGCAATCGTAGAGTTATCTGAAAAGAAATACAAAAATGGGCGCAGACCATTTAAAGCCGTATTGTACGAATTACAGCCTCCTGAATCAGTAGAAAATGGTATCGGAACAAAATACAACAAAAATGGAATTACCTTTTTAGAGGAATATTGTGCGCCACAACTCGGCAGTATCACAGACATGAGTGTTCGTGTTGAATTTTTAGATGAAAACAGAACAATAATCTGCGGTCACGGAGAAACTGGTGTCAACGAAGATGGATTAATAACATTTAGAAATGCAAGTGTTGTTGGACATTTCACAAGAGGCTATATTGACGACATTGATTACGAAGGTGAAACAAAGAGATGTGTATGCGGTGAAGGATATCTTGATGAAATGTGTTATCCAGAATTCGTTGCAAATCTTGAAGAAGACCTTAACAATGGCGTTACCGTAGAAGGTAGCGTAGAAATTTTCAAAGCAAAAGGTAATACAGGAATTGTTTATATGAATGGATGGAGAGAAACAGGGAGAATCCCTGTGGAATTTATTCACTCTGGTTGGGATATGGTAATGAACCCAGCTGATACTTCTTCTATTGTATTGGAATTAAACGAAAATCAAAACAAGGAGGACAAACAGAAAATGGACGGAACAATTGATATGAAAGAAATCACTTCTGCTATCAAAGAAACAATTTCTGAAATCAATTCTAAAGAATCTGCATTAGAAGAGAAAATTTCTGAGCAGAATTCCGTGATTGAGCAGAAAGATTCTGTTATCGCAGAAAAGGATGTAAAGATTTCCGAACTTAATGCAAGTGTCGAAAAATTGCAGAAAGCTCTTGAAGACACAAAGACAGAGAATGAGACAGCATGGGAACAGATCGAAATTCTTAGAAAAGAAATTGCAAAAGCTAAAGTTGCAGAAAAATTAGGTGAAGTTGACGAAGCTTTAAGCGAGTTCAATGAAGACGAAAAAGCAGTCGCAAAAGAAGATATCGACAAATTAAAATCTGATATTAACTCTTGCGAAAATATTGACGAATTAAACGAAATTGCTTCTGAAGTTAACTCTATCAAATCTAAGATTTGCATGAATATTGTAGCACAGCAGAAAGCAGCTGAGAAGCAGGCATCTGCCACAGAGCCTACAGCAGAAACAAATTCAGAAAAAGTTGAAGACATCTTTTCTGAGGTATGTGAATCTATCGAAGTTGTTGATGATGACGAAGATGTAAGTATTTTTTAATAAGGAGGATAGATAAAAATGATTAAATTCCGCAATATCTCTGAAATCGAGAAATTATACCCATATGTAAAAGCTGTTGCAGGAACGGATGTTTATAATGGCGATTTTGGAACAGTAACAGAAGGTACATTTGCTTTAGCCGCTAACGCTAAACAGGTAGTAATGAATATTGAAGTTGGTGACGACGAAGGTTTAGACAGATACTTTATCGCAAAAGGATCAGATTTAAGAGTTTTAGATCTTGATAAATTAGATGGAAAAGAACTTGAAATTTATGGAAAACAGATTCCTACTGGGGTGGCTAAAGGTGACAAGTTAAAATCTACAGCAACAGGGGATCTTGTTAAAGGAGCTACTGCCGCACCATATGTAGAAGTAACTGAAATTATTGGAAATCACAAAGGCATTGTTGTAGGAGTTGTTGCTTCTGCTCCAGCTACACAGTCAGTATCAAAATAGTTAATTGAAAAAGGAGGATAGTATAAATGTATACATTTGAATTAAACAACGAACGTAAGGATGCGAACTTTGCGAGCGGTCGTGTGTCTACAAAATCTCCTGTAGTAGAAATTTTCTCTGCAATGAGAGACGGAAAAGACTTAGCGCCTTTCGGAAGAAAAGCAGATCAGGCTGCTAATTATATTAAAGAATTAAATAGTAAAGCTTCTGCTGGGGATTTATCCGCAGTTTCTGAATTAAATGAAATCAGACGTTTCTCAATGGAACCTCAGATTCTTCAGGAAGCTAAATTATTAAGCATCTATGGAAATTACAAAGCAATCGGATATAATGATTCTTGCGAAGTTGAAATCCCAGAATTTGTTGGAAACCCAGCAAGCAAACAGGCTTTAGGTCAGGATGTTAACTTCCCAGTAATCAGAAAGAAAAGAACACCTATCGCTACAGTAGCTATTTCTGCTGGTTATGCAGTAGATTATAGAAAAGCTGCTATTGGTGACATGAGCGATGAAAACGAGTTAAAGAATCAGATCGCTATTCAGATCAGAAACAAGGCTGCTGCTTATGTTGTAGAAACAATCTACAAAGCAATCAAACATGCAGATGGAGTTAAATACTTCTTCGAGGGAGACGGATTAACAAAAACTGGTGTTGATGGAGTTATCACACCTGTAAGACGTTTCGGAAAACCAACTATCACTGGTGATTATGCTTTAGTTTCTCAGCTTAATGCATTCGCAGGATATCAGGGAACAACACCTGCTGTTACAGGTATCTCTGAAGCCGTTATGAAAGAAATCCACGATACAGGATTAATGGGAATGTACAATGGTGCAGTTGTTTCTGAATTACCAAACCCATATGATACTTCTCTGATGAATGCAGCTGGAACAGACTTCCAGACAGTATTACCACAGGGACTCGGATATGTAATTCCTGCTGGTGGACAGTCTCCAATCTATACAGTAACAAGAGGCGGATTAACATCTATTTCTGGAACAGACGTATCAACAGGTCAGTTAATCACAAGATATGACCTTGAAGTTGGTGCTTTAGTTGCTCCAGGAAGAGAATATATGATTGGTTTACTTGGAGACAAGAAACTGTCAACAGAACTTGGTACTTACTAGAATTCGTAAATAGTTGAAGAAATGTAGACCTTATGGGTCTTTTTTATTTGCAAAGATATATGGTAATTCTGTATATCTTTGCAATTAATTAGTTAAATAGAGGACATAGACCATGAACGATATTTACTTTTGCTATTCCAAAAAACTACACTATTTTTTAATGGGGTTAGGCGAAAGTTATATTTCTTCTAACATCAATAAAAATACTGGTGTACGTTATTGGACATTCCAAAAGTCGAAAGATTTAGATGAAAAGATTGAATTGTATAATTCTGTAAAATACAAATTCAAGTAAACGATAATTAGTTGTGAAAGGATAAATAATTGAAAGAGATGGAAAATACAGAAGTTGTAAAAGAGTTAAGCATGGAAACAAAAATTACAGTACGCAGCCTTGCCAATTGGACAACAGGATTTCAGCGAATTGAATCCACAGGAGATGTAACAATCACACCAAATGGTACTACTCGTTTATCTCGTGGAGAAGTAATCTCACAGGTGCAGAACGGGAATATGCTTTTTACTGGAATTGATGGTGTTGGCTCTCATGCAACATTATATATTGAAGACGCTGATACTCGTGAAGAGTTAGACTTTGACAATAAAGAAGAAAAGAAAGTTCAGAAAATTTTAACGCCTGAATTAGTAGCAAAATTATTTGCCTATAAAGGGATATCAAAAACATTTAAGGACAAAGTTTCTGAGTATATTGTTACAAGTGCTGAAAAATCAGCTGTCATGATGATGATTAAAAAAGGTAATTATAACGATTACGAAAAAATTCGATTCATTGAAAACTATACGGGACACAAAATGAAATAGGATGTAGGTGATTATAATGACAACCGCAGATGATGTAATTCAAAGTTTTGAATCTACGTTCGCAGATAAAACGCCTTTGCCAGACTCTTTAGTTTTTCAATGGCTAAAAAAGGCAATTGCAAGATATTCTATGGAAATTGATGATCTTACATTCGATGTAGAAACAAAAGAATTTTCAGAAGATCTTGATCAATATGTCATAGATACAATGGCAGAATATATGCATCAATATTATCAGGAGCGTTACTACTCTCTTGTAAATAAACGAGTGAGTATTGTAACAAAAGAATTAAGTATTGATGGAAATAATGGGTCAAAAACTTCAGCAAAGAATGAGCTTGATGCTATTAAATATAATGCTGAAAAAATGACAAACAATCAGAAACCTACCGCTTATACATAGGAGGTGCGATAAATGCAAGATTGGTATTTAATAACACCTAATACACGACCTAACTTAACGGGCGGTTATGAAAATGATGCATATAACGATTATAAAGATGATGAATTTGCAGAGATCTTAGATACAGACATTGCTTCTACGGTTGAATTATGTAACTCTGATTTATCAGAAAGAACGACTATCCGATGTGTGGTTCAAGATAATGATTCTGATACCGCATTAAAAACTATGCAGAGAACTGTACTATTCCCATGTAATACTTCCAAAGCAGGAATGTATGTATATTTTGAGAATAATTACTGGATCATAGACGGAAGACCTGGACAATGTGGTGTATTTGAAAAAACAACAATGAAGTTGTGTCAGTCTACTGTAAAATGGCAAGATGCAGACGGTAATATCCATGAAAGATGGGCTTATTATCAATCGGCATCTAAATATGATGTTGGTAAAACAGGTAACAATATTATATTTGTTGGGTCAAATAACTATACGGTAATTGTACCGCAAGACGATGATACTCTTGGGCTTGATGGAAAAAGAGTATTTCTTGATATTCGTGAAGTTCCAAATGACGTATTTACATTCACTCGTGATGATAATGTTTTATATCATTTTGGTACTGAACATGGTGGTGTATTATCTTTTATCGTTGATAAAGATGAATTTAACCCAGCGAAAGACAGAAAAGACTTGCGATTATGTGATTACTTTGAGCCTAAAAAAGATCCTGAACCAACGCAGCCAGAGAAACCAGAACAGCCAGATGTTCCAACTGTAGAACAGACATGTACTGCTACTATTAAGTATAGATACAAGAAAGTTTTTGTAGGAAAGAAATCTACATTTACCGCTTCTTTTAAAGACTTAGATGGAAACATAGTTACAAAAGATCCTCAATGGGATCTTGAATGTGAATTAAAAGACTCCATTAATATAGAAGAAACTGGTTCAAACATTGGAATCTCTGTGTCAAATTCTGCATTAGTTGGTCAGAAAATCATCTTGAAATTATCTGCAAAAGATAGAACTTCTTCTACTGCTTCTATTGAAATAACTATAGAAAGTCTTACATAGGTGAAATTCAATGACGAAAACAGAAAAAATGATGGAAAATCCTCTGGTTTCACTTGGATTGATCAAAGAAGCCGTAGGAAATATTTTAATGACAAATGACGATGTCAACACTCTTGCTATGCCATATCTTGATGATGAGGATTATTCTTTCGAGGATAATTGGTTTGGATGCAAAATTGGCGAAAATATACATGGGCAAGTGAAAGACAATCGTTTATTAGGACATTGCAAAGATGTCCCATATATGGATGAAACCATTACAGATACACGATCTATTATCTTAATGGAAACATATCCTAGTACATCAACATCTATTATTGATTACACATTGGTTATCAATGTCGTATGTCATAGGGATGTTATCAAACTAGATGATGATGAAAGGTCAGAATGGCGTGAAAAAGGATACGCTGGCAATCGTTTAGATATGATTTGTCAAGCAATCAATCTTGCTTTAACTGACGAATCAATAAAAGACTCATTTGGTATCGGGGCTATGAGATTAGATACTCGTACAAGCCAATTACAGTCTTTTAAACCGAACACTAACTTTTATGGCAGGACAATGGTGTATCGGATTGATGATATAAATATGGAGTTGCTTTGTAAGTGAGTGACGTAAAACTTACTTATTCACAGCTACTGTCAAGCGAACCAATACCTGTTGGAATTGGGCATATTCAGCCACCTAAAATCAGTGATCGTAGGAGAATTGGTGAAGGATTATGGATGCAATATGCTAGTTATATGACATTGACAGTAGATAGCTACTACTCTGCTCTCCTGCCAGATAAATATGATGCTTTTTTAGCATTACCTTATGAAGAACGAACAGATGTTAAATTATTTGATTTAGTGTCAGAAAACACAGATGTTATACGGATTTATGTGAGGGCATTTTGTTTTTATTTTGTCGAAGATGTTGTGTATAGATTAAGAGAAAAAAGATTTGAGATCTTAAAAACACATGAGGACGACGAAACTGGAGAAATCGAATCACAGGTTGTCGGGGTTATTGATCGAGAAATCTTTGATGATGTATTACATATTCTGATGCAAATTTCAAATATCAACAATGAACGCACAGTGTCCGAAGAATTATCAAAACAAAAAGATCCTGTTGTTATCCAAATGCAACGTAGACGTGATAAGGCAAAAGCTAAACGGACTCGTGGAAAAAACTTAGATAAACAAGATCCTAAATATGATATTGGAAATATTATCTCTGTCGTATGTGCATATCACCCAAGTATTAATTTTACTAACGTAGGGCAATTAACGATTCCTCAATTATATGATAACTTTCAAAGAATTTTAATTGATAGAAATTATCAAATCATGGCTCTTAATGCCAGCGTCTGGGGAACTGAAGGTAGTGACTTTAAAGAAGATTCATATTTGAAAAATCTCAAAGAGGAAAAATAAGACCTATCTTTATGGGTCTTTTTTTAATACTAAAATTTAAAAATTCTAATGAAAGGATGTGACAAAATGGCAGCTAGTAAGAAATATGCAAGCCGTGACTGCGGTGTATTTGAGTTAACTAACTTAGCTACAAGCAAAAAGGCTTTAAGAGTTGATTATGCTAATACAGTAACATTAAATATTACAGCAGATTCTGTAAAAGCTAAAAAGAGAGGTAGAGATGCTGTAACATTTGCTAACCCAATGGAAGGAACACTTGAATCAGAAATTCAGGTATATCCATTTGAGTTATTCTCTATCTTTGGTAACGGTACAATCACAGAAGGTGGAGATCGTGCAGAAATGAAGATGATCACTGCTACAGAAGCAGGAAAACTTACATTACCAGATCAGCCAAAAGACGGAACATTATTCGTTTACGGAAAAGGTGACGTTGGTGGAACACAGATTGAAGGAAGCGTAGCAGAAAAAGTATTTACAGCTACAACAGATAGCGAAATTGCTGTTGGTAAGAAATACGATGTATCTTATATCGTAAATGATTCTACACTTCAGTTAGTTAAGATTAACGATAATCAGGAATTAGCTGATTTCAGAGTTGACGCAGAAATCAATCAGAAATCTGAGCAGGGAGTTGTAACGCCATTACATATCACTTGCTACAAAGCTACTCCTCAGAGAAATATCGAATTAGCTTTCGCAGCTGAGGGAGATCCTATTACACTGAAGATCACATTTGACCTGATGACAGATGCAGATGATGAATTTGTAGATATTTATCAGATCAAGTCTTTAGCTTAATTTAAGGACATTATTTATCACTACTGGTTAGTTTATACTAATCAGTAGTGTATTAACTTGGAATATTGAACATGAAAAAATATTGCAGTAATCATATTATAGTTTTACATTTTAGTTAGAAGATAGGGAAGAGAACAAAACTTTAATATGGTTCACAAATTGGATTATATGATTTTTTGTTTTCTTCCCTATTTTTTACTATTTTAAAAGAAAGGGTGTATTTATTGAATTCAGAAATTATAACGCCTGAACAGTTGCAGGAAGCATATAAAGATACAAAACTCATTCCTGTTACAAGTTTGGCACAGGTTAAGTTCTATGTGGAACATGGCGTACAACCACTTCTGGTCTATCCATCTGAACGTGCAGATATTATGGCGTTTTGGTATCCAAAAAAAGATACATACAGGCTATATGTTGATTATAGAAAATATATTAACGATAAATATCAGGTAGGTGAATAGGTTGGCAAAGAATGTTGGTAAGAGATTTGAAGAAAATTGGAAAGCCAGTATTCCTTCAGACATATTCTACTATCGTTTAAAAGATCAAGCACAATCTTTTGGTGGTTGTAGTAATTTAAGATTTTCAAGTAAGAATCCTTGCGATTGTTTCTTATTTTCCTCTCCTTATATGTATGCATTGGAATTGAAAAGTGTTGGCACTTCTTCTATTTCTTTTGAACGTACCAAAGAAGAGAAAGGTGTGATCCATTATCATCAGATTAAAGGTTTAAGAGAATTTGTTGGTTACAGAAATATGGTCGCAGGTTTTTTATTTAATTTTAGAAAGAAAGATAACACAGAAACTACATATTTTCAGCATATTAATGATTTTGACAGAATGATTGCTTCTATAGATAAAAAATCATTCAACGAAAAGGATTTGGCAAAATTTAATCCAATCATTGTTAATAGTCGAAAATTAAAAGTCAATTACAGATATCATGTATCTGAATTGCTTGAGAAGTTAAACAGAGAAATGGAGAGATAATTTTATGGGTAAAATTGATTTTGAAACAAGACATTATGCAGATGAGTCTTTAAATAGATTTGAGGCAAATGATTTCGTTGAAGCCGTTGTAGCCTCTGCTTTTCCTGTAACTCAGGACGAAAACGGAATATCTAGTATGGACTATGATCCACTGAGCAAACTTATGGGAATCAAGATGAATATTATCAAATTTTATGGAAACGTGGATTTAGAAAGCATTGGTATTGATGAATTATATACACTTGCTTCAGATATTGATGTTGACGAATTTGTTGATGAATATGATATTAACAAAGTACAGTTTAAAGATATGTTAACTGCAATTGATGAAAAATGTGACTACATCAAACAGCAGTTAATTGCAAGTGCAATTGATATTAAACTTGACAGCAAAGATGTGAATTTCAAGGTCGAAGGTGTTGACGATTTAGTAGAATCTGTCGTGGCTTTAGCACCTGCTCTTGAATATATTAATGAAGTATTTGCCAAAGCTGATCCAGAGGTAACTCAGAAGATGATGCAGTATTTTGCAGAACATGGTTTTGATTTTACTGCCGAAGACATTACAAAAGCTGTTGTTGAATCTGATGATTTCCAGAAAAATAGAATTGATGCACTTGAAGCAATTAAACAGGGTGCCGCTGATGCAGTCAATAATAATGTAGTTTCTATTGACAGAAAGTAAGGTGATCTCATGGGGAACATGGGCGCAATGGCTGGGTTATGGAGACAAATCCAGAATGAAATGCGTGATGCTGTAAGCGAAGCTGAGAGTAAAACGTTCTTAACAGCCAATCAAGAGCTTACTGCTTCTTATGCAGGTGGAGAACCAAAGGAATATAAGAGAACGAATCAGATGAAAAACTCTGCAAGAACAACTGGCGTTGTTGGTGGCGGAGATTCTGTTAGTGCAATAATATATCTTGATCAGGGATACAATTACGATACAGGAACTTACTCTACTCCACACGTCTTCTCGGAAGCGGAATCTGGTGGATCTGGTATTGTATTAACTTCTGGATTCTGGCAACGTACAGAGCAAAAAGCTCAACAATATGCTGAACAGGCATTTGCAAAAAGATTTAAACAATAATTTCTTTTCACATCAAATTTGATGTAAATTCCACAAAAATAAAACCAAGATTTTATATGCTCAGTAACCACAATATATGGTATTCAGTTTTATGAATATTACTATATATTGTGGTTATATTTATTTTACAACAGGAGGTTTTTACCGTTGGCTAGATTTACGGTATATAACAAGATTACATCTCCAGAAAAATTAGCATTAGTCAATGAAGATAACAAAGATTTAGGCAATGAGTGGTTAGACTATCTTGCCTCTGTTGATCGTGCGCAGAGTACAATCAAAGGTTATCGTAATGACTTAGATATTTTCTGGTGTTGGAATCTGGAACATAATAAAAATAAGGACTTCGCAAAATTAACAAAGCGTGACATTGCTAAGTTTCAAAATCATGCAATTAACGTATGGGGATGGAGTCCTAAACGAACAAGACGTGTTAAATCATGTCTTTCTTCTTTATCTGATTATATCGAAAATATGTTAGATGAGGAAGAGGAATTTGAAGGATTCAGAAAAATTGTAAATAAGATTGAGAATCCTGCAAATGAGGCAGTACGTGAAAAAACTATTCTGCCAGATGAAAAAGTTGATGACTTATTAAAAACTCTTGTCGAACAAGAGAAATATGAAAAAGCGTGTGCTATCGCTATTGCTGCTTATTCTGGAATGAGAAAGTCCGAAATTATCCAGATGAAGATGTCTTATTTTACTGAAGATGCTCTTGAATTTGATGGTGCTTTATATAAAACGCCAAAGATTCGTACCAAGGGTCGTGGTAAACTAGGTAAGCAGTTAAACAAATTTATCCTTGTTGATGTTAAAAAATATATTGATCTATGGGATAAACAACGTAAAGAACTTGGCGTTGATATTGACGATATCTTTGTAACGAAAGATAAAAATGGTTGGCATCGTAGATCCAATCTTGATAAATGGACAGCTGAATTCTCAGAGATGTTAGACGTAGACTTCTACTACCATTGTATGAGACATTATACTTGTACTGCTTTTGCAAAGAAGAATATTCCGATTGATGTTATCAAAGAATTCTTTGGATGGTCTTCTACGGAATTGGTTGGTATTTACAACGATTCATCCGCAGAAGATGACTTCGGCAAATACTTTACAAAAGACGGTATTAAAGAAGGAAAGCAAGGTTCTTTGTCTGATTTATAATATTGGAAAAAGATACCTGTATACATACAATATATTTCTATGATATACTCAAACTCGCAATGATCAATTACACGACAAAATCTATGATGTAACACCACTTATATAGTAGGAGATGATGTTATGATGATAGAGAATAGAAAAAATTACTATACACTTATTTGTGCTGAATGGAGTATGTATGGCGGAGGAATAGTTATACATACAGAGGTAAATGTTGGTTCAGTCATCGAAGCACATGAATATGTTTTATCACATCTTTATGACTTCCCTACTGGTACATGGGTACTGAAGCCATGTTTGACAGCAATTAGTTAAACAATAAGTAACAAGTAATTGATCATTGCTCTCACGGGCGGTTGGTATAATGGAATTATACTGGTCTCCAAAACCAGAGATCTGGGTTCGATTCCCTGACCGTCTGTTAATTATATATTGAAACGTAAAGAGTCTATTTTTGTATAGGCTCTTTTTATTATTGCACAAAATCATGAAAGAGGTGAGTAAATGGATTTTGAAGCCGTCATTAAAGCGATATTGGATAAGGGCAATGTTGAGTCTCAATTGAATGAACTTGTAAAAGATAAGGATGTACATATTAACCCTATTGTTGGAACAAGCGGATCAACAAATACAACACTTAATAACCAAATTAAAAGACAAGCAAATGCTCAGGCAAAATCATATGCACAATATAGTAAATCTGCAATTCAAAAACAGATGAAACATGCTTCTGGGACATTCTATACTAGTGGGGAAACATCTATTGATAAAGGTCTTGTTAAACGTGCAAAAGACCAAGCCAAAGAAATGGCTAATGTTACAAAGCAGATCGCAAAAGAAGAAGATGTTTCAACAGATACTGCTTATCAATATGCAAATCAAGCTCTTAAAGAACAAGAGAAAGCAAAAAATAAAGCATTAAAGAATCAGGCTCAAGCCGATAAAAAATATCAAGCAGAACAGAAAAAACTAAATGAGAAAGCTGCCAAGATTGAATCTGACATTCAAGCGAAGAGATTTGCTTCTAAATCTGGAAGATATCAAAAACAATTTTCTGGGTATGTCGATAATAATAGCAAAGAATACAATGCCTTTGGTAGTGATGTTCTTGACTACGAAAAACAACGTAAAGAAGTCAATAGAATGTATGGGAATTTTAAAAAGAATCGAACTACAGAAAATCGAGATCTTTTAATTGACGCATATGCAAAACTTGAACAATATGATAAAAATGCTACAAATAGTTTATCTTTATTAAATTCTTCACCTAATAAAGTATTAAAGAGTGATATAGAGAAACAAGTACAAAAACAACATAAAGAGCAAGAAAAACAATATGACAATTGGTTTAACCAAGCTCTTAAAGAGCAAGAACAGAAAGATTCTTATATGCAAAATGTTTCTAGGAATCTTGGAAATAAATCATATGATGCTAATTTAGCAGCACAACAAAAGAAACTTAGTAAGTATTACAGTGGTAGTGAAGAATACAAAAATGCGAATAAGTCTTTTGAAAAATATAAACAAAATGTAAAAGGTTTGCAGGAATTACATAATCAATACCAAGCAAATCCTTCAACTGCTAATCAGGATGCGATCATTAAGCAGAATGAGAAAGTAATCCAATCATATAAAAAATTAAACAATGAGATGAAAATTCTCGACGCAACTCAGAGCAAGGCACTTAATCCTGGTGAAGGTAGTATTCAAGCAAATAAGATTAGAACTTATATGACGAATAATACTAAAGCCGCTAAGGAATATGGAGTTGTATTAGAGAATCTTGCGAAACAATCTGAGAACGCTACAACTAAAGGGGAAGCTCAAAGTATCAACCAACAGTTTAAGCAAATGCAGGCTGAAATTTCTGCGAAAGGACTTACTGGAAATTCAATGTTTTCAGAAGTTAAGCGTGGATTTAGTCAGATTTCTCAGTTCGTAGGAACATATGGCATCTTGCAATCTGGTATGAACAAAGCACAAGAAATGGTGCAAAATACATATGATGTAGATAGTGCAATGACTCAGCTTCAGATGGCTACTGGTGTATCCAATGATAAAGCCAAAGATTTGATGAAAACATATTCAAATATGGGGCATCAATTAAAGGCTACTGGTACAGATGTTGCTGCTTCTTCTACTGAGTGGATGAAACAGGGGCAAAGTGTTGAAAAGTCTAATAAGCTTGCCGAAAGTTCTATCAAACTTAGCAAGGTTGGTGATTTAACATCTGAAAATGCTACAAAATATTTAACTTCTGCGAGAAAAGGTTATGGCATTACGAGTGCAGAAGATACCTTGAAAATCGTAGATAAATTAAGTTCTGTAGATATGGCTTCTGCTACTGATGTCGGTGGTTTGGCAGAAGGTATGTCAGAAGTTGCGACGAATGCAAATTTAGCTGGAGTTAGTATGGACAAACTCTTGGGCTATTTAGCAACTATCGGTGAAACAACTCAGGAAGGCATGAGTTCAGTCGGAACTGGTTTGAACGCCATTTTCTCCCGTATGGGAAATATCAAACTAGCACGACTTAAAGATTATCAAAATAATGGCGAAGACCTAGACATTTGGGGCGCAGTGGCATAATACATAAACCACTGTGGCAATTCTTTCTTATGATCATATGAATTTTCATATGTGCTTAAAAGCCGAGGGAACGGTCAATAAGGAGGAAGGATATATTTATATCTGCCTTGAACGACTGAGCGAAAGAAGGTCATTTCGATGACTATGCGACAGTCTGAACACACTTCTATATTTCCCATAATTCCTTAAGAAGTGGAGTTGCGGTCAAGTGTAAAGACACTTTTGGAAGTACCGCAACCGCTTCTATGTAATGAGTTTATTTCTTGTTATATAGAAGTCATATTGTCTCATTCTACAGGACAAAGTAACAGCTTGGAGTGATGTAGAAACAGTCTTAAAAGGTGAAGGAATTAACCTAAGAGACAAACAAGATAAATTCAGAAATTTCGGTGATGTGCTTGATGAAGTCGCTGGCAAATGGACTAGCTACAGTGACGTATCTCAAAGAGCAATTGCAAAAGCGATGGCTGGTAAACAAAGATTGGTGCCTGAACATACGGTGACGTATGAACGACGCTTTCAAAATATATCGTTAAGAATGATGCCATATCGGAAGAGAGCTGGGGACAGAGAATTCCGAGGAAAGACTGATATTTTGGTGAGATGTGCATAAGCACGTCTTTTTATTTTACACAAAAGGAGATGATTATATTAAAGTTTGGAGAAATCCATTTACTGATGAAGAAGAAAAATATTTAATTGAGAACTATGCTACAGCTACATGGGAAGAAATACTCAAACATATACCAAATAAACGAAAAGATTCGATTGCACACAAAGCTATGAAACTTGGTTTGGTGCGTCGAAAAACGTGGTCAGAAAAAGATGTAGATTTATTGAAAGAGGCTTATCCGTCTGATTTGTCTATTGAAGAAATTTCACAACTAATATTTCATGGTAAATATACCGTTGGTGCTATTCGAACAAAAGCACATAAATTACGATTAGAAAAGTCGGCAAGATGGACAGATAAAGAAATGGAATTACTATTTAAATATTATCATATCTTGCAACCAGGAGAAATGGAAAAAATGCTACCAAGACATCCAAAAGGAAGTATTATTTGTAAAGCAAACGAAAATGGACTTGTTTCGTTTCGGTATTGGGGACAAAACGAAATTGATTATTTATTAGAACATTATTCTACTCAGTCAGATGAGGAAATTGCACAATATTTACATAGAACTTCTGAGGCTGTTCGTGGGCAAAGAGATCGTATGAAATTATACCATCCAATTGAAAGATGTGTTTATGAAGACATTCCAAAATTTTTAAGACATAAAATTAGACCATGGCGTAGAAAATCAATCGAACATTGTAATAATCAATGCATTATAACTGGTAATAAAATTTATGACGTACATCACTTGTATGGATTTAATTTGATACTATCTGAGACATTAAAGAATATTGATTTCCCTTTAAAAGAAAACTTTACCGATTATAGTAAAGAAGAATTACAATATTTAACTGATGAATTTTTAAAAATGCATAATTCATATCCGCTTGGAATTTGTATTGATCGAAATTTACATAAACAATTTCATAGTATGTATGGACATGGAAACAATACACCAGAACAATTTAAAGAATTTTTAAACAAACAAAATATCAGAATCCGTAACGACTATGTGCTGGCACAGTGATGTGTCAGCCTACGCATCATATCTTATATCCATAAGATAAAGATAGAGTCTGCTCTGCATTTATAATCCTAAGCTAGTCCCTTAGACGAAGATGCAGAATCAAGAAGAAATTCTTGGTCGCCACATATTGGATTGTGTGGTATTATGCAAAAAAACGCATATAAAGTAACAAAAAAAACCAATCATATGGAGCAATTTCTCGTCCTAATGGGCAACTATAAGAAAGCTCAAGAATACGAGAAAGTATCCGAAAATTCTGCTGGATCTACAGACAAAAAGTACAAAGTTTATGAGAATAGTTTGGAAGGACGAACAGAAGATCTTAAAAACTCATTCCAATCTATCTCAACAACATTTGCTGATAAAAACCTTCTTGGTGGAGGAATTACTTTACTATCAAATGTTCTTAATGTAGTTAATAAATTAGTAAGTAGTTTTGGATTATTGCAAACTGCTGCCGCTGGCTTTGCTGGCATTAAACTTTTTAAAAACCTAGGTTGACCCTATCTCAAAATCATTAGGGTGACAGTGAGCCTACTATATATAAGGAAGAAACAGAAATGGTGTTTTGGACAAATATATAGGATACGGGGTTTTAAAATACACGTATCAGGAGTAATTGCTGGAACGAAAAAGGATATCAAAACTGAAACGGAATTGGCAACAATAGACGGAATAGTTTAAGAATTTGATATTCATATCGTATTATACGATTGTATCTAATCAGCCGCACACATTCTTACCGTATAGGAAGATATCGGTAAACTACCGCATAAGAAACGTGCTTCGGGATAAGGCACAGTAGCTAAGATGTTTCAATAAGAATGGATGTTCAGAGACTACCGATCCTGACAGATAATGACGACCTTATGATCATTGTCTGGTAATGTATAGCCCAAAAGTGTAAATTAATGTCGATGTTTACCTGCTATCATCGTTTGCGTACAGAGATATTTCATCTCTAAGCAGGGAATTCAAATTCAAATTTTATGTAAAAAATGACCATCAAAAAGTCCTTATTTTATAAGGTTTTTTGAAGATTGACATTTTGGCAAGTTTTTGATATGATAAATATACATAAATTGAATATATAATCAAGAAGTTATTTGAGGTGGTAAAATTCATTGCAACCATGCACCCTATGGGTTAAAAGAGATGTAGGAGAGGCGACGCCTACCAAATAACTTCTTTTTTATTGCAGAAAAATAACCGCCTGACCTGGTAAGTAAGCGGTTATTATTAAACGTATAAATTATCAGGCGAACCGTTATCAGTAACACCTTTTTCTATTATCAGAATATCATTGGAATCTTGAAATGTCAATAATAAAAAACAGTCTATCAGAAACCACTTACGGCAACTAATAGACTGCAAATCCTTTGGAAATGCAATGACGAACTTGGAAGATAACTCGTTGCATTTCTTGTAAACTTAACCGTATAACTTGACGATAAATAAGTTATATGGGATATTTTTATATTAATACAGAGATATTATTTTGTCAATAATTTGTTGTAATAAGCTGATTTGTTGCATAAATGAATAATGTAATATCAAGTATATACGAACTGCGTAATGAATTTAAGCAATAAAACAAACATCATCTCTCTTACAATTATATATTATGCCAAACAATAAGAAAGGATTGATCATTACATGAAAATAAAAACATATTTGACTTCCTTACAAAAATTTGTTCCATTCTATAAACGAAAGTGGTATAATATACAGTTGCAAAGGAAGGAGGACAAAACAATGGGTTACAATGTATTAGATGTTTGTCGTCATGTTATTAATTACAGCGAAGAAAAAGATTATGGAATTTCTAATCTCAAACTTCAGAAAATACTCTATTTCATACAGGCATATTTTTTGTTAGAGAAAAAAGATCATACCCCTTGTTTTAATGAAAGAATTGAAGCATGGGATTTCGGTCCCGTTGTACCAGAAGCATATCAGGAATACAAACAATTTGGTAGTTGTGATATACCGACTATTGATTCATATATGGTAATTGATAAAGATGATATTTGGAATTCTTATAGAGTTCAATATCACGACGACATTATAAAAGACAACGACAAAGAACTTATTGACAAGGTTATTGATAAATTTGCTGATTATTCAGCTACAGATCTTGTTACTTTAACACATCGTCAAGCACCATGGAAGGATGCTTATGAACCACACGCTAATAATGAAATTACACTTGGCGCAATAAGGGGTTATTTTGATGCAGAATAATAACTTAGATGCTTTATTCCGAACAGATGAAGATTCGAAAATGTCTTTAGACGAATTAAAAAAATTTCAAAATACAAAACGCAGGATTAAAGGAATTTGCAAAGCACTTATAATTCGAACAAATAAATATAAACCGCAAAGAACAGTAGAAAGTATTGATAAATATATTTCATCCACAAATAAGTTAGATAGAATATTATATTCTGAAATTAGCAGTTTTATATTTTCGAAAGAACCCTATGTAAGAGGGGTATTTGTCACAAATTTGGAGAAATTATTATTATTTTCTTTAGATACAGATAACAATGTTACTATTGATGTGCAAAGAATAATTGTTAAAATATATGACCATGTTCAACTTGCATTATATCAGATTGAAAACACAAACAATATTTTTGCAGATAGTATTGAAGAGGCTAAAGAAAATTTACATAAACAGATCAAAGGAGTTGAAAAAGAATATATCACCATTCTTGGTATTTTCGCATCAATCGTACTTGCATTTGTAGGCGGAATTACATTTTCTACTTCTGTTCTTCAGAATATTTCAGCAGTCAGTATATTTAGATTGCTTCTTACCGTTGATTTTTTGGCATTTGTTTTGATAAACACCATATATGTATTGGTTAAATGTATTTTTGCAATCAATGATAAAAGCACAGATATGTTTAATATTAAAATAGTCAATATTACATGTTTGGTGATCGCATGTGTTATTATTGGTGCATGGTTGTTAAATATGGACAAACTTCAAAGTTTTATATCTAATCATCTATTTTGGAGTAAACAACAACCAAGATATATATCTTCATTTTGGAGAATATAATTACATATAAGTAGAAAGAGAGTGTTGTTTACACTCTCTTTTATTATGTACAAAATTATTTAGGTGTCGCTCCACTTGCTAGTGCTTCTATTGCTATTTTACTCGCAACATTGGCAATAATCGAAAATGATGTACTTGTAAGATGTTCTCCAACAAATTTCTTGGCTTTCTTCCAGACTGTATCATCTTTAATATTGTCCAAAAATTCGTGACCTTTAAACGATAGGGAATCAACATTAAATCGTCTAAAATTTAATGTTTCTGGAGTCATTGTAGCAATGACCATATCTTCAAAATATAATTGAGCAACTACATATCTAATTTCGTCTTCGGTATATCGTGACGATAATTTTTCATCGTGTGTGATTTCATAAAAAACACGAGAATGAATAGATCGATTACCACGATCATCATCTTCATAAATACAATTTTCTTCAATGTAAATCATTACATCTCTAATACAATCATGATTTAATTTCATAAATTTATACTCCTTTCAGAAAGTAGGTGATTAAATGAAAACTATAACAATTCGTCAAAAAACTAAAGCCGAAGGGTTTGACGTACATTGCAGTGCAATGCATGAACTTCCTTATGTTATTGAAATTGACGGTAAACCTTTAGAAAATGTTCGTAGATTTGAACTTATTCTTGACAATGATTCAGCCGATGGATTTATTGACCTTGACAGAATTGCAGAATACACTGTAACTCATTATGGCATGACATTCGATGATCTAGCAGATGGAGCTGAAGATCCTGGTCGAAAAAATAAATCATCTGGAAATTAGAGAGGATTGATAGTCCTCTCTTCTACTCTACCACTTATATCCACAATTATCGCATTGTCGTATTTTCATGAAATTATTTTGTAATAATCCTATTCTATGTAATGTTGGTGAATACACCGTTGATTCAATTTTACTAATATGATTGCCACCACAATTAGGACAAAAAACTTGATTTGTAGGTGATTGGTATTTTGGATGCGGTTTACTTTCCGTGTCTCTTCCCCAATAATTTGTAATATAATTTATTGCATCGACTTGCATGATTTTATTTTCGTCATATGGGAATGTAAATGGAATACAATGGAGGTAATTTAATTGTCTTATAAAATCTTTTTGCTCCTCTTTTGAAAGTTCTGGAATTTTCTTGATATACTCGATTGCTTCTTCCGTACATTGATGATGTTCTTTTAGTATTTTTTTTAAATAAGAGAAATCATATGGTATATCATTATGTTTGATAATACATCGACTATTGGCAAACAGACGAAGGGGTCGATGTTTCTCCATATCGGTTTGTGTGTCGTATTTGTCATATATTTCTGGTATTATATGCGTTGTCATTACTTCTTTTACAAAATTCATTACACTGCTATAAGCAATATCAATTTCATATTCTTCAAACTTTGCACACAAATCATCAAATACATCAAAAGAATATTTGTCTTTAAATCTTGGAACAATATCTGAAAAATCAATTACAGTGCCTTTAAAACTACATTGTGTATTCAATTTTCTTTTTTGAAACTCTAAATATTCGTAATATTCCTCAATTGGGAACCCACAATAAGTGCATTTCCTTGATCTGTCGGAAATTTTTCTACCACATTCCATACACTTAATTAATGACATAATTTATTTATCTCCTTTATTATTTTTACCACTTGTATCCACAGTTGTTGCATTTATAGGTATTTCTTGCACTAGAACTCAAGAAACCAACTGCCAAGAACCCTATTGCCTTCCTTGTCATGCTGATCTTCTCAATATTGGTTGAACCACATGTTGGGCAGTGGGGAACATTAGGCTGTTGTATTGTTTGTTTGGGTTTATTGTTGGAATGCTGTTTATTTTTCTTCTTCTTTTTCTTATGTACTTTTTTATAATGTTGATCGAAGAATTTTTCAGCCTCTTTAATGCCGTTGTGATATAATACATCATCCCAGCTTTCGGGAAATGACAATGGAACTTCATTAGACAACTGCAATACACTAATTAATTGTTGTTTTTCTTCTTCTGTCAAGATTGATAATTCTTTTATATAATTAAAATCTTGTTTTGTTAATTTCTTTTTAAAATACAAATTTCTAGCAGTATCTTCAAAATCGTATTTATGGTAATGTAAATAACAAATAACAATAGAGCCATCCATGTTGTCTAAATCATCAGCATACTCCTCTTTGGTCATTGCGTTGTATGATTCTGGAACCGAATATTGCTGTATAATATGTGTCAATAATGTCATTTTATTATCAACACATATATCAATCCCAGAATTATCAATTGATTCTAAAATATACTGAATTGATTCTTTTTTATTCCATTGTTTCATCGCCTGTACTGCTTTAGAAAAATCAACTATATTTCCGTTTATATTACAAGTTGTATTGGTCAGGTTTTTGAACAATTGCTGTTGTCTTTGATTTACAATCCGTTGATAATCATTATTTTCTTTAATTTTTGTTAATGGATATCCACAATGTATACATTGATCAGCTTTATCACTTACTTGCTCCCCACATTCAGGACATTTTATTAACGCCATACTATACTCTCCTATCTTTTTATTTGTTTGATATGATAATTATAACATTATATTGAAACGCAATCAATGTAATACAACAAACACTTTTGTCATTAAAATCACTTGGTTCCGTTGCAAAAGTTGCAAAGGAAATTAATAATTTATCTACTAAACAAAGAAAAAGAAATGGATCTAATGCAGCGAGAAGTGTTTTTGATAGTATAACATCTTCCGATACTCCTGAAAGCTTAATTAAACAATGGACATCCGCAGGTATGAGTAAAGATGCGGTTTATGATATGTTAACTCACGCTGGTCGCAGTGAAAAGATTCAAGGATTTTCAGAAAAAGAAGCAAAACAGGCTTTGAACAATGCTGGTATACAAAAAGGTGTAGATCAGGCAAAAGAAATTGCAAATGCAATGAACTCTGTTCCAGAAGCTACTAATAAAGCGAAGAATTCTTTTAAAGATTTCAATGAAAAAACAAAAGATGCAGAAAAATCAACTACAGGTTTTGCAAGTAAATTTAAAACAAGTATGAAGGATAGTGTTGAAAAAACACATACGCAATTCTCAAACGGTGTTACTAAATTCAAAGCAAAACTTGGAGATGTGAAGTCTGCTATCGGTAGTGTTGGAACTGGAATGATAGAAACTCTTAGAGCTAATCTTCCTGCCACATTACTCGCTATCGGAACAGGTGTCGCTGCTATTGCCAATGGACTTGCAAACACTATCCGTAGTAGAGCATTAAACGCTGGCACAAAGAACCTCGACAAATACAATAAGAAAATCAATAAGAGTCAGAATAAACTTGACTCTGTAAATGATATCAAAGCAGAATTCAACAGACTTGCCAAAGGTGTAGACAATACAACTAATCAGAATGTAGGACTATCTGAATCTGATTACAGTCGTTATCTTGAATTAAAGAAACAACTTGTTAAGACAAATAAAGACCTTGTTAAATCAATGGATAGTGAAGGAAACGCTATCATTGACAATAATTCTGCAATTGACAAATCTATTAAGAAATATGAACGTCAAATCCAGAAAAATAAACAGGCGATTGCCAGTAAGAAGAATTTAGCTATTCAGAACAAAGCTGCTGCTTTAAATATGAATAAAGCGACTGAAGGTTATCAAGTTGGCGACAGAAGCCTTGCTGGTAATGTCGGACGACTACTGACTGGTGGAAAGAAAGGTGTTGGTATTGGCGGAGCTTTAATTGGTGGCGCAATTGGTACACTGATTGCTCCTGGTGCAGGTACAGCTATCGGTGCTGTTATTGGAAACGGTGTACAGGCGGCAGCAAATTTAGGTGGACAATTATTGCTCGGTACAAAAGATTCTGGTGCTATTCACAGCATATTTGCAAGTAAGAAATCTATTCAAAGTGATGGATTAAGCTCTAATAAGTCTAACCTGATTAGTATGATCAAGAAAAATTCTGCCTATAAGAAAGAAGCTAAGAGTATTCTTGGTAAAAAGGCAGATCTTGATAATTTATCAGATACTCAGTTATCTACATTATTAAATAACGCAAACTTTGAAAGTGGCGGTCTTGGTGTTAAAGACAATACTATGAGTAAATATGTCGAAGCCACAAAGAGTAATCTGAAAGAAGTTCAAGATCAGCTTAAAGAGTTTAAGTCTACTACTCTTGAGAACACACTTGAGGCATCTCAAGGATTTGCAACATTAGACAAGACATCACAGGAATTTGCCAAGAATTATGTAAGTAATATGGATCTAAGTTCTGATAAGATGTCTGGTAAAGGTGCAACAAAATATCTTGAGGAACAAGAACAGAAAGTTCGTAGTTTTACAAGCAAACTTGCAACTGATCCTTCTTTAAAAGATGCTTATGAAAAATTCTCTGATATCAAAGGAGATACGTCTTTAACTGGGAAAGAATGGCAAAAGCAAATCAATAAGCAATTTGAAACTCTTAAGAAAAAGACAGGTGCTTCTACTAAAGAATTATCTGGAATGCTTGGAGTTAGCATGTCTGGAAATGATGTGTTAACAGCCGATGGGCAAAATGTTCAGAAAATGATTCAGACTCTTAAGGGTGAGTTTAAAAATCAGAAAACAAAAGATCAAAAAACCGTAGCCGACCTTCAAAACCAGAAAGATTTCACAAAATTAATCTCTCAGTATCAATCTGATAGACAAGAAAGATTGTCTAAGGGATCATCTAAAGTAGGTAATGTTGACCTTAATGGCAGACCTGTATTGTTAAATAATGACAAGAAGAAATCTTATAGTACACTGATCTCTTCTTCTATGGCTGGTGCCGACGGAAGTATGTTTGAAAATAAGGAAATTATGTATACGCCTGTATTGTCAAGTAATGGTAAGAAACTTGATGAGAAAACAATGCAGAAATACATTTCTCAGATTACTTCTAAAGCAACAAGTAAAGATGAGTTATTAAAACTTGACTCTAAAGGCTTAGAAATCGGTGGACAAAAAGTTAAGAATGTTATCGAAGGTGTTGCCGATTCTGTAGACGAAGCAAATAAAAAGACAAAAAGCTTCCATGAAAATAATGAAAAAGGCTATGACAAAGAAGCCGAATCATTACAAAAGATCAAAGACTATATGGTTGACCAGGGCGGTAAATACGAAAAGTTAGGTGAAAAACTTAATTCTTCTGTAGACTTTGATAAGATTTTTGGTGGCGATTACTTTGAAAATCTAAGTTTAGATCAATTATCTGAAGCTTATGACCTGATCACAGATAAGAATGAAATCTTCACAGGTTCTCTTGAACAGTTAAAACAGCGTCTTGATAATGTAGCCAAATATAAAGATAGTGGATTGTCCTATACACTTGATACATATACTCAGGCAACAAAATCTGCTGATGACGACGCAGATTACAATACTTTTGTTTCTGGATTAAAGAGTGCAAAAGACGAATGGGATAAAGGTAAAGTCGGAACCGACCAATTCAAGCAAATGGCAGGTCTTATCTCACCTACTGGAAAGACGGATGATAAAAACTTCAAAGAAAACTATGATCATATTATGAAGTATTTTACTTCTGACGATTCAGGTCCTAAAGCGTTTGTTAGTCAATTACAGAACATGACAAATGCTTCTGGCGAAGCTATGGCTAAATTAAACGAAAAGACTGGCGACTACAAAGTTAAAATTGATAATGTCGGTAAAGCTGCCAAAAAGATGGGAATGGGTGTCACTCCATTTGAATCTATCTTGAATAATCTTAAAACATATGGTTGGGATGTACAGTTTGATTCTCTTACAGAACAATGGGATGGTGCTAGTGAAAAGCTGAATGAATGGTCACAAGCTTGGCAGAAAAATGGTGGATCATTAGGAGATTCTCAAGGTAAGGAAATTGAAAACTACAAACAACAGTTGGAAGATTTGCGTAGAAATGAAAAAGAATTACCAGAAGGATTCGAGCAGACTCTTACAATTAAACTCAATGTTGCTGAAGCTGAAACAACTTTAACAAATTCTGTTGATGAGTATTTGCAAAAAATTAAAGACAGAGGCGATAGCTGGACACAGTCTGATTCTGCAAAGAATGATCGTGACAAAATCTTTGATGAAGGTTCTGCTGCTACAGATAAGGCAGACAAAGCACAAGCAGCCACATTGTCTGAAAACGGTCGTGTAGTTAATCAGAAATATGAAGCAGAACGTGAAAAACAGGATAAAACTGTGCAGGATGCTTTGCAAAAAGCAGATGAGACTGGTTCTAAAAAGGATATGAAAGCATATCTAAAAGCAGTTCGTGATCGACAAAATCTTATTACAGCAGGTGCTACAGATGATCAATATTATCTGAATACAAAATTTAAGAACGAAAATGGTCTGAAAAAAGAGCTGAAACGTAATGGTGCAACAATTGGTAAAGACGGATCTATTACTGCAAGCAAAGATAACCAAGATGTTAAGACCATTATTGATACTTATAATAAAGAGCATAAAGATAATCAAATCAAGGTTACTTGGGAAAATGGTCAACCTACTAATAATCAGAATAATCATTCTAATAATCAGAATCAGCAAGGTAATAATCAAAAACCTAAGAAACAAGAAAAATCTGAATCATCTGAAAAAGGAAATAAATCTCCTTCTCTATTAGACAAATTTAATAATTGGATTAAGGGTAGTCAAACCAAAGAAACCAAAGGTGACTATAAGAAACCTGCCGAAGGTTCTGGTAAAAAGACTGGTGATACAGACAAGAAATATGAATCTGTAAAATCATGGTTTAAGAGTATTCCTTCTAATCTAAACGGATTATTCAAAAGCGCACAGACGAAACAAGCTTCTACTTCTTATCAGAGACCAAAAGTTCAAGGAACTCAAAGTTGGCAAACAGATAACACTAAATATAATAAAGCCGTGTCAAGTGCTAAAAAGTTTGGTGGAGATGTTGTCTCTGGTGCAAAGAATCTTGGATCTTCTGCCTTAAGCGGTGCCAAAAGTATTCTTGGAAGTATTGGAAATGGAATAAAAGGATTATTTGGTGGTTCAAAATCTTCTGCTTCTGCTAGTAAAAAGCAGTCATCTAAGTCAGATGTTAAAGTAAATGCTAAAGGTAATGCTAAAAAGACCATTGACTCTATCAAGAAATCTTTATCTAGCATGAAATCCAAAAGCATTTCTATTAAGGCTAAAGGAAATGCAAAGAAAACAATTTCTTCTATTTCTAAATCTCTTAAGAAATTAAAATCTAAGAGCGTTTCTATTAAAGCAAAAGGCAACGCCTCTTCTGTCATTAAGAAGATTGCTAGTGCTTTAAAGAAACTGAAAAACAAGAACATTACCGTCAAAGTAAAAGACAATGCTTCACATAAAATCAGTAGCATTAAAGGAAAGTTGAATGCATTAGGTAAGATGCATTCGACTCCAAAAGTTACCATCAATACAAGTGGATTACATGATGTTGAAGCTGCAAAATCAGCGATCAATGGCTTACATGATAAATCTGTTAATGTATCTGTAAATTATAGCCAAAGTGGCAAACCAGATAAAGCTTATGGTACATTTGCTCGTGGATCAATGGCATGGTCAACCGCTTATGCAAAAGGCACAGCAAATGCACTCGCAGGCGGAAATATTGGTGCCAAAACTTCAGGAAAAACACTTGTTGGAGAATTGGGTGTAGAAGCTATTATTCCCAAGAATTCTCAAAGAATGTTTTTACTTGGTACAACGGGTCCCGAATTTGCAGATATCCATTCTGGAGATATTGTCTTTAATCATCAACAGACAGCCGATCTGTTAGCAAATGGACATACTTCTACTCGTGCAAAAGTACAAGGCGGAATGTCTGCATTTGCTCACGGAACATCTTTCAAGGCTCTTTCTTCTGGACAATCTGCAACAGCTTCTGGTGGCTGGCGTGGTGGTATCGCTGAGAAATCAGGTTCTTCTTCTACCAAAAAGCATACAGAATCCACTAAAAAGAATACGGAAGCAACGAAAAAGAATACGGATTCTAAGAAGAAAGACAGCAAAGCTACAGATAAGAGTACAAAGAAAAAGTCAAAATTTGCCACATTGCTTGACAATATGGGTAAACAATTTGACTTCATTGCAATCGCTATTGATCGAGCTGCTACTGTTACAGAAAAATTTGCTAATATGATCAATGATTACGTGAAGCCAGAAGTTAAACAAAGTGCGCTTTGGAATCAATATAAATCAACTGGTAAAGAAATTTCTGTAAATCAGCAAGCAGCTAAGAAATATAAATCTGAAGCAAGTTCATTTGCAAGTAAGGCAATTAAGACAGTTCCTAAGACAAAGAACAGTTCTAAGAAAAAGAATCAGAAACGATTACGGACATACTTTGAACGTGTGCGTAACGGTAGTATGAATATCAATACTATCAAGAATGATAACATGCGTTCTGCTGTGGAGTCCTATCAGAATTTATATGAGAAGTATCTTCAAGCTAATTCTGCTGCCCAACAGTTAAAGAATACTCAACGTGATTTATTTAATCAATGGTTGAATATGCCTACTGAAAAGGCACAGAAAGCAATTGAAAACTTACAAAACTCATATGATACATTATCTAATCGTTCTTCTGCTACATCTACTGGAGAGTCTGGTGTTGCACGATTAGTAGCCACTTCAGATACACAAGTTGCTGAAGCACAGTCTAACGTATCTTCTGCAAAATCTACTCAGAGTCGTGCCTCTTCTGCTAACAAAACAGCACAAAAGAAGGTTTCAAAAGCGACAAAGGGTCAGAAATCTAAGGCGAAGTCTGCTACAAAAGCAGTTAGTAAGTCTGGATTATCTAAGAAAAAGAAAGCATCTCTTAACAAGAGTATTAAAGCAGGTAAGACAATCTCTACTAAGGGACTCAAAGGGTCTGCGAAGAAAAAAGCTACTGCTTATAATAAAGCGGTTAAGAGTACAAAGTCTGCAAAATCTTCTGCTGCTAAGACAAGTGCAAATCTATCAAATGCCAACAGTGCATTATATGATGCACAGGTATATCTGAAAAATGTGCAAGATTCTCAAGCAATCGCCAGTAATTATGCAGGTCAGCCTGCTTACGCATACCAGAATGATGTGTTGAACAGACAGGTCAATAATAAGAAAGAACAGTATGAAAATAGTCAGACTGCTGTAAGAGAAGCTAGTAAGAATCAAGCTAAATATCAGAAAGAACGTGAAAATGCACAAGCTAATAAGAATAAAGCTGATAGTACAGTTAAGACCAAGGGTAATAGTATTCTGAAGACCAAACGGGCTAAGAAATTATCTAATTCCCAGAAAAACGCAATTAAGTCTGGAAAAGAAGTTTCTTTAAAAGGAATCAAAGATAAGACTTTATTAAAACAGCTTAAAGCATATAATGAACAAGTCAAAAAAGCAAAAGACGCTTCTAATAAATTAGCACAGGCTAAGCAAAATGAAGCGGATGCTACAAATGCTTTAGCAACTGCAAATAAAAATGCGAATGATGCTGCTGCGGATTGGGCTGCTGAACAGACAAATGCTGCTGTGCAATCTCAGGCTAATATTAAAGCGTATTATGATGCGAAAGCTAATATGGAAGCCACAAATAGTAGCAATGCTTCTTCTGCTGCGAAGTTGAAACAAGCCAAAGGTCAGGACCTTGATGCTTCAGATTATCAGAATCAGATGGATGCTAATGAGAGACAAGCACAAATTATTGGTGAAGAAGCTGCAAAAATGCAAGAGAACCTGAATAACAAATTGAACGATGGTTCTATTAAATATGGTTCTCAAGAATGGATGCAAATGCAAAACGAAATCAACGCTTGTAAAGGTAGCGCAGATGATTTAAGAACTTCTAACGAAGAACTTAAAAATAGTATGCGTGACGATATTTATTATCGTGGTTTTGAACGTGCTATTAAAGCGGCTCAGAATTTACAAAATTCACTTACAACGATATCTTCTCTGATTGATGAAGATGCAATGTTTGATGATGACGGAAATCTGACTGATTATGGTACTGCTGCCATTGCAACAAATATTGCTAATGTACGCTCTGAAAAAGATGAATTGAATCAATTGATGCAAGAACGTGCAAAAATGGCTGAGCATCGTGATGAATATTCTGACACAGAATGGGCTGACGCAATTCAAAAGAGCGATCAAGATATTGCGGACGCAGTTAAGAGTATTAAGTCTGCCGAAGATAGTGTGACAACTATTCTGAAGAATAACGCAAAGCAGAAATTGGATGCGATTAACAAGACTATAGATGCTTATAAAGAAGCTATACAAACTCAAAAAGGGTGTATTCTACGCTCGTTTCTATTTAACTGCTGGAAAGTTCTAAAAACAATTAAGCTACAACGTAGAGATGAAATAAGCTCAGGCGTGAATGCGATGAAAATAGAAAAAATTAATTGTATGACCATATGGCACAAGCCTAAGTGGTCTTTTTTAATGCAATAAATTAAAAAGAAATGGACAATCAGCAGCCAAGCCTCGAATAGAGGAAGGTTCAACGACTATCCCCGTAGTGGGCGGTGAAATCCCGCAATAGGAGTAGGGCTTAAGCAAGTGGGTGAAAATCCCTTAAATCGAAAAGGTAGAACAATTATATTTTCATAAAAATAAAACATAAAAAAGGAGAATGATTAGATATTATAGATTTAGAACAAACTATTAAAATAAAATGGATGACTCGAACAAAACAAAGGTATGTTGATCTTGGATATGAATTTACCAAATTTTCTGATCTATTTGATGTAAAAGTGAAAGATTTAAACAAAGATTCCAATGAAAAAGTTGAAGTTTATTGTGATGATTGTGGTAAAAAAATGATTACACCATATAGAAATTATAATAAAATTGTTGAAAAAAGTGGTGCGTACAGATGTAGAAAATGCAATGCTCCATACACATCAAAAATTCGTATTAATAATAATACATCAAGAATGATTGCTGATTTTGACGAATTGGCTAAAAAAATTGGATGTAAATCTATTGCAGTTTTAGGAGATTATCATGGATATGATTCTCCTATGCCGTTAACTTGTCCTAAACACGGAAAGCAATTTTTATCAATTTCACAGCTTAGAGGTGGCTGTAATTGCCCAGAGTGTGGAAAAGAAAAAGTTGGGAAAGCAACAAAACGTAGTATCGCAGATATTCAAAAAATTATTTCAGAAAAACATGGCAATATATTGTTAAATCCTGATGATTATATTAATTGTACTGTAAGAAATATGAAAGTTCAATGTGGAATTTGTAAGACAATTTTCACAACAAGTATTGTCTCTTATCAGAATTGCAATGGATATTGTCCGAATTGTGCGAAAAAAGCTCAAGCAAAACAACTAAAGCTATCAACAGATAAACTGAAAGAAATAGCTACGATTAATGGGGTATGTTATATTCTAAATCCAGAAGAATACAAAGAGACATATACTAAGAATTTAAAATTTAAATGCATATCTTGCGGTGATGTGTTTATCAAAAATTTAGCGAATTACAAACATGGATATGGTGTTTGTAACAAATGTTCCCAAAAAGTAAGTAAAGGGGAACGAACAATAATTAATATATTAGAAAAATATCATATAAAATACGAACAAGAAAAAAGATTTAATGAGTGTCGTGATAAGAGACCTCTCCCTTTCGATTTTTATTTACCTACTTACAATGTGTTAATTGAATTCGATGGAGAGCAACATTATAAGAAAATGAGAACATTTGATACTGACGAGACGTTTAAGATACGGCAAAATCATGATAAAATAAAAACAAATTATTGTTATACACATCATATTAAATTAATTAGAATATCTTATTTAGAAATTAATAAAGTAGAACAAATATTGTGTAAAGAATTACATATTGAAAATGAAAATATAATTGAAGATATAGTCTGATCTCATAGGATAACTATGAGGAGATTGTAAATCTTATATATTACATATAAGTATATCTCTTGCCTATGTAGCGAATAGGTAAAAACATAAATGATTACGAATACGACAAACAATTAAAATCCTCTAACAAGGATATTCAGATACTAAAATCACAGATCAATGCACTTAACGGTGTGAGCGATGCAGCCAGTAAGGCGAAGAGAGCACGTCTTGAAGCAGAACTCCAAGAAAAGCAAGATGCACTTGATGATACAGTAAAAGATCATATTTATAATCTTCAGATTGACGGACTTGATAAGTTAACCACACACCTGAATGATGATTATGAGAAATACTGTAAAGAATTATCTTCTTCTGTCGATAAGATTGAAGAGACGTTTACTTCTTTATCTGGAACAATCAGTTCAGAGGGTGCAAAAATTGATAGTACGATTACTACCATCTTGGGACATTATGGTGTCAAACCAAGCGATCTTGGACTAACAGATAGCAAGGTCACAGGCTATGCACAAGGTGGATTAGTTAAATCTGTGCATAAGAACGGAGATGATGGTCTCGCTTCTCTCGCAGTAGGTGAGGAAGTTGCTACTGTCGATGTTGTTAATCTGGCAAACAAAGTAAGACAAGATAAGGTATTAAATGCCTTAGCAAATGGACATACACTGAACGGAATGACTATGGATGGAATTGGAACAACGGAAATTGCAATTAACTTTGGTGAAGCTATCGGAAATCTTAATATTCCTAATGGAGTATCTGATGAAGAATTACAAAGAATCATTAAAGAATCATATAAGTATACTTCTCAGCAAGTTGCTCGTGATGTTGCAAAAACACTTGGTCGCAAACGTCCAGTTTAAACCTTATATAATAAGGAAGAAACAGGTTAAGCGGTGCGTAGAAATACGCACTCTTGCCTGTTATTTTTATGCAAAAAATTTATACAGAAAGGAGATTACATATATGTTGTCATTTGAATATAATGGGCAATCTACAAAAACAATCTTAGATACACCTCTGATGGTCGTGCAGTTTGATGTGACAAATGACATCACAGGATTTTCACGAGAGATTGTTAAAGGTGAAAAAACAATGTTACGTCAGGAGACAAATCATTATGGTGCAATGTATTCTGATGAGAGCACATATGAATTTTACCTCATAAAAGAAAATGGACATGGGTTCACGAATTCAGAGCAGAGAAAAATCAATAAGTGGCTGACTTCTCCTACTCTTGTAAAACCATTAACAGGAATTGCAGATGATAAAGAGACTGTTATTTACAAAGGAATCTTTCAGACTATCGGATGGAAGATGATCACATGCAAACTTGGACAGCTTGATGCAGTTCAATGTAGTTTCGTTTGTGATACCCCTTTTATATGGAAACACTATGAGATTTCTGGCGAAGTCGCAACAAGTAATAAATTCTCAACAAACATTTTTGTAGATAGTGATGATACGGAGTATGAGATTTATCCAAAGGTAACGATTACTTCTCAGACAAGTCAAACAGTAACAATCGAAGTTCGTGACGAAAACGCTATGTCGGTACTGTGCAGACCTACTTTACCAGTATGTATTGATTGTAAACATTGTATGGTAACAGATGGAACTGTAACAGGATTGACTAATTTTGAAGATATTGGATGGGCTGATGTTGGAAATATTTCGTGGCTTAAACTGCATGATGGATATAATGTTATAAACATTACAGGTGCGTGTACTTATAAAATCGAGTTCGATGTGCCACAGAAACGGATAGGTGATCTGTTATGATTAAACACAATGCAAAAATTTATTTATGCCGTCCTGACAGAACTGTTATCTGCGCTTTAAATGGAGTACAGATTAAAAGTGTTGAATATGAACAGCAATTAAAAGATTTTAACCATCTTACATTTAATGTAGACAGATATATAGATGTTGATGGCGAATACGTTGAATCTGCTGGCTACGAGAAACTAAAAGATCATATGACGATTTATCTTGAAGGACTTGACTATTTTCAACTTCAAGAACCTTCTCTGCAAAATGATAACGGAAGATATGAATATAAGGCATGTGAAGCATATTCTGATGAGAAAACTTTTGAAGATAAAGATATGAAAGGTTTGTCTTTTAACAAAGGTACAACAGACTCTATGGAAATGTTGGCTACAAATAACGTAGACGATATGGGTTATGCGAAAGAATACATCACGTTTTGCAACGACAGAAACAATGAATTATCATTGATGCATTTAGTATTAGACAGAGTACCAGGATGGAGTGTCGGTTACATCGATCCTGCAATAAAGAACGAAAAATATTCGTTTGAGGCAGATAATACCAATGCCTATGCGTTCCTTAATACGACTGTTGCCAATGTTGTAAAATGCGTATTTTATTTCGATACAATCAATAGAACGGTAAGTGCCTATGCCAAAGAAAACATAGGAAAAGACACGAATATCTTCATTGGATGGCGTAATGCACTTAATATGCTCAAAATGACTCCGCAAGCAGATACAATGTATAATGCTCTGACAATTCAAGGCGACGAAGAGTTAGATATTACGAGAGTCAATTATGGTCGAAGTTATATTTATAATCTTGACTACTATTTGACTACAAACTACTTTCATCAAGAAACTATTGATAAGGTCAAAATATGGCAAAAGTGGCAAATTGATAACCATGCTAAATATATTGAGAACGGAAAGAAGTCTGCGGAATATCAGGCAAAGATAGATGAAATTTACTATCGTGTACCAAATGATGGTATTCAGATTGCTCAATATAAAACAATGGATCAAGAAACTCTTGAGAAAACTCTAAAAATGTATGAGCAGATGCTTACTACAATCCAAGTCAGTGTAGATACAAGAGATGATCATGAAAAAGATTCAAACGGAAATTATACAAAATGGGATAAACCAGATGACATTCAGAATCGTGTCTATAAACCTTGGACTACTTCTTCTGGCGAAGTTGATCACGAGAAATATCTTGCTTTGTTAAAAGAAAGCAATAAAGGATATTATACATATCAAGAATTAAGAGATTATATTATTCCGAATATTAAGGTAGCAATTCAAAACTTACATTTATCTGATGATAAGAAGATTGATTATAATGATGAATTTGAATCAAACTGGGATTTATATGGAATTAAAGAACTTGAAGGTAAACGTGACGAATACAAGAAACAGATTATGGACATTCTCGCTGCCTATCAAAAAGAATGGAATCAACTTACTGATGAAGAAATCAGTAAGGCTGGCGTAAAGGATGAAAAAACCTATAATGTATTCCATAAGAATTTTATTAAGTACAAAAATTGGCTTGGAGATGAAAATACAGAAGGTTCACTTTTACATAAATTAAAAGAGTTAAATGCACAGGTCGACGAACTTGAAACTCAGAAGAAACCATATGACGATGTAATGACAGATATGAATACTCATTCTGAACTCAATGATCCGCAATTTGGATTGACAGATAAAGAATATACTGCTGTCATGAACATTGTTCGTATGGGAGATTATACGAACAATAATATCTTTACTACTTCTCTTGATGACGCAATCACATCTTACGAGCATTGCGAAGAATTATATCAAGATGGATTAAAACGTATCTCTGAAACTTCTCAACCACAATATCAGATTGAAACTTCTCTCGATAACATTCTTTCATTAAATGAATATGCAGACGTAAACTCAGATAATAAACAAGGTTGGCATAATCAGTTTACGGTCGGTAACTTTATTCGAGTTGGCGTACGTGATGACTATGCAGTTAAGTTAAGATTACTGACAATTACATATAATCCTTGCACAAAAAGTTCGGAAATTAGTGTGACATATACTAACATGATCACAAGTCTAACAGGTAGGGATGATTTTTCTTATCTATTTGACGATACTGCTGCTTCGCAGAAAAATAGTATTTCTGTCGGAACAGGCGACTCCAAAGATTCTGTTGAGTATATGACTAATATGCTTCAGAGAATGACGAACAGTTCTTTGTTTGGAAATGCAGTGAATAATAGTGTGCAAAATATATTAAGCGATCAAGGAACAATTAACAAACTGTTTGGAGATTATCTGAATTATAAAGTAATTAATGTCGGGAACATCACAGGTGACAAGGCTGAGTTTAATGAGTTATTTAGCAAATATATTAACTCAGAATATATTGCTGCTAATTCGGCTGATATTAAAAAGTTAAATACAGACGTTGCCAATATTAATTCTGCAATCATCGGTGCTTCTTCTACAGAAACAGGTATCGTATTCAACCTTTCCTCAGCAAATGCTAAGTTTGACTCTGCATGGATCATTAATGGTATCGCAGGGAAAATGACGATCGGTGACTTAGCCGCAGGCGATATTACAATCTCTGACACAATGCGAATCTTATCTGAGAACGGCAATTTTATAATGAACGGGTCTGCCATGCAATTCTTAGACACTGAAGGCAATGTTGGAATTCAAATTGGTTATGATACAAATAAAAATCCTAGCATTATTATCAAAGACGATAAAGGTGCAACAATCATGACAAGTCAAGGCATTACTAAGGATGCGATTGCTGATGGATTGATTGTGAATAATATGCTTGGAGATAAATCTGTTTCTAAAGATAAGCTGAACTTTCCTATCGTTGAAGCGAACGCACAAGGCGGAGTTGATATTACACAGATTTATGATGGCAAAGGCGGTTTGTGGGGAGTTGAGTATACGACATTTAAGGAAAGTGTAAATAGTACATTGGATGACTGGGATACTAAGATGGATGAAATGGGTTATAATATCATTCTTACTTCTTCTACAGGAGCAAGACTTGGTGTGGACGGAACATCTACATTGAGTATCACATTGACAAAAAATGGTACAGATGTAACAAACGAATGGTCAGAAAATCACTTTGAATGGTGTAGAAAATCATCTGATTTAGATGGAGATACTTATTGGAATGAACAGCACTCTGGTATGAAAAGTGTTGTCGTAAATAGACAAGATATTATGAATGGAGCGACTTTTGGTTGCTCTTTTGTTGTTGATGGAGAAACATTGGCAACTACTTTAAATTAAGGAGGAAAATTATATGGGAAAAGTGCTTGCCTATGGCGAGATTACAATTACAGACCTAACAGATGGGAAGCAGATACAAGCATATGTGACATCGAACCAACCAAATTTTGTATCATACGATCCCAATGCAACTACAAAATATAATCCTGACTGGTCAGCAAGTAAATTGGTACTTACGCCAGTCATTTTTATTGATAATAAACAGGTGTCATTAACTCAGACTGGGCTAAGCATTACTTGGCAGAGAAAAGTTGGATCAGCAGCATCTACAAATATTGTCACAGGAGAAAGTGTATCTAGTGGAGTGTTAAGTGTTAGCAAAAGTATGTTAGTGCCGAATAGTTCAGAAATGATCACTTATATTTGTAGTATCGTTTATACTGATCCAGATACACAAATTAAAGCAGAAACAAGATGTCAGATGTCCTTTACTCTGGTGAAACAAGCTACTGAATTATCCGACTGTAGCATTACTGGAGATACAACATTTAAATACAATGGAGATGGAGCAATTACTTCTGCTTCTTCTATTACATTAACTGCTGTGTTAACAAATACTTCTGTAAAACAGTGGCAGTATAAGAAATCTGATGGAACATTCGCTGCCTACCCTAGCGCTGGCACAACTACTACTCTTACTGTAAATCACAATGATGCAGTGTTTGTAAATGATGTGGCAGTTATTAAATTACTTACAAATGATGATAATGTTTATGATATTCATCAGATTGTTAAGTTAAGGGACGGAGCGGCAGGTAAGGATGTTTATAGTTGTGTATTAAGTAATGATACACAGTCTGTGCCTTGTAACGCCAATGGTGGATTATATAGTTCATCTCTCACAGGTGCTGATACTACAATTACTATCTACAAAGGTGGAGTTGATGACTCAGCAAACTGGACTATCGAAGCTACTCCAAGCAATGGTATCACAGGTGCATGGGATGGAGACACAAGAAAATATACTGTTACAGGAATTACTGTTGATTCTGGTTATGTTGAATTTGTATGTACTAAATCAGGTCAGGCGAATATTACAAAAAGATTTTCTTTAAATAAAGACAGATCTGGTAGTGATGCAACTATTTATCAGGTAACAGCTGAAAGTAATGTTCTTAAACTAAATGCTTCTAATGTGCTTAGTCCAGCACAGGCTAAGTTCAGTGCCTATAAGAGAATTGGAAATACTACAGCTGCTACAGCTTATTCTGGAAGATTTAAGATTTCTGAAAGCACAGATGGAAATACATATACAGTGAAATACACATCAAGTTCTGATCAGACCAGTGTTGACTATACACCTTCTAGTACGAGTATTAAGACAATCAAAGCAGAATTATATGCTTCTGGTGGTACAACTACATTATTGGATACTCAGACCGTAACAATTATTGCGGATGGTAAGAATGGTGAGGATGGTAAAAACGGTACTTCTGCTGTAAGTACAGTTCTTGGAAATTATAGCGAAGTAATTCCTTGTAATTCTAATGGAACTGCTAGTACCGCTAAGGACATTACAATTCCATATTCTTGTTATAAAGGGACAACAAGAATCGCAGGTAAGGCTACTGTAGGGACATTACCAAGTGGAATAACTGTAAAATCCAATACAGATGCTACTGCTTCTGCCGAAGGGTCAATTATCTTAGCTGTTGCGAATGGAGCTTCTTTAGCAAGTGCCATGAGTGGAGATATTACTATTTCTATAGTTGCAGCAGGATTAACATCTACGCACAAATTTAATTGGAGTAAAAATACGAAAGCTACGAATGGTGTAAATGCTGTATTGTTTCAGGCTTATGCTCCTAATGGAAGCCATATCATTAATGACAGTAACACCGTTTTACTACAAACGACATTAACAAATGGTACAACTACTGTCACTTCTGGAATTACATATCAATGGAGTAAATATGTTAGCGGAGCTTATCAGAATATCGCAAGTGCTACGTCTGCGAATTTAACAGTAACGCCTAGCATGGTAGATTCTGTTGCTTCGTTCAGATGTAATGCCGTTTATGGCGGTAAAACATATTCTGCGTATGTTAGTGTTATTGACCAGAGTGATCCATGTTCAATTAATGTATTGAGTTCTTTAGGAGATCAGTTGATTAACGGACAGGGTGCAGGTGCTTTATATGTAATCATTACAAGAAACGGAAAAGAAATTGATACATTGAAATCTACAACATTCTCTACTTCTGCTCCTACAAAGCCTGCAAGTGGAGATTTTTATTATAAAGTAGATGCTTCTGCTAAAACAGTTACTTTAATGAAATATAATGGAACGGCTTGGTCAGCAGCTACTGGCAACGATCTTCCAAAATATACTTACAACTGGACTCGAAGAGATAAAAAAGGGGTGGAATTGGACACAGCTTCTAATTATGCGTCTGGAAAAGCAATTTTCTTAGATTCATCTGTTGTAAATGGGAAAATGATTTTCGGCTGTGAAGTCGTTGATGATAGTGAATAGGCAATAATGTCAGGGCGTACATTATTGTCTTTTTTTAATGTACACCTAATTATCATTAAGGAGGAAATATTTGAATGGGTAAAACTTTAGGCTATGGTGAGATTACTGTTGCTAATATGACAGAACCATTTACAGTCATGTTAACAAACGAAGCACAGCAATTTGCTACAGATTCAAATAGAAAAGTAACTTCCGCACAAAGTTACTATACAGACATTATTGTTATTCGTGGTAGTCAGGAACGGACTGATTACACGATTGGAAATATTACTTCTGGCAGTGGGATTACTGTCAGTAAAAACAGTAAAAGAGTTACATTTAGTGTGAGTGCTGGTACTACTATTGGTGCTGATGCAGGAGTAATCGAGATTCCTATTACACTTGACGGACAAACTGTTAAGAAGCAGTTTTCTTGGAGCTGTGGAAAACAGGGACCTCAAGGTGTTAAAGGGGATCCTGGTACTTCCGTAAAAATCACATCTAAATCAGTTACATATCAAACGTCAACTTCTGGCACAACAGCACCTACAGGAACGTGGTCAACTACTGTTCCAACAGTTAATAATGGTCAATATCTTTGGACTAAAACTACAGTACAATACTCAGATGGTAATAAAACAGAAGCATACAGTGTTTCCTATAAAGGCACAAACGGTACGAACGGAACTTCTGTAACTGTAAGTAAAACGGAAGTTACATATCAAGTTAGTGCAAGCGGTACTACTGCTCCTACGGGTACATGGAGTACGACAATGCCAAGTTGCGATCAAGGACAGTATTTATGGACTAAGACTTATGTTAAGTATTCAGATGGGAAAGATACTACTTCTTATAGTGTGAGTTATAAGGGGGTTGATGGTGAGAAGTTTAGTTTCAATATGCTGAGAGAGACTAATCAAGGTAATAAGAATTGGGACATCGCATGGGGAAAAGAGAAAAACGATGGTAATTATGTGACTGAATCTTTTACGGATGAAGATGGTACGAACGGAGTTAAGTTTACATGTACAGAAAAAACTACAGGCTGGTTATTTGCTTCTTTCAAAGATTATAAAATGCTTGAAACACTAAAGCCTGCGACAAAATATGTACTATCTTTTGATATTAAAACAAACATCAAAAACAGTACAATCAAAACAAGCTTATGTACAGGCTCTGCCACTGATCATTTTGGTAGAAATGCAACTACACAATTAAAGGGAGATAATACATGGGAACATGTTGTGTGGAATTTAACGACATATGATCCTTTACCAAAAATAAACAAACAATTTATATATCTTAGTAGTACAGCCGTTTCGTATGTAGGAGAAACGTATATTAAAAACCTCAAGCTTACAGAAGGGACAGTAGATACACCTTGGGCACCTCATCCAGAAGACCTCGAAGGGCGTGGAGTTTCTGAAACAGTTCAATATTACTTAGTGACGTCTCAAGCTTCAGGAGTAACTTCTTCTACTTCTGGTTGGAGTACAGACATTACAACTCAAAAACTCACTGCTGATAAAAAGTATTTATGGAACTGTTATCAGACTAAGTATAGTGATGGTACAAGTGAACCTATCAGCACACCTAAAGTTATTGGTGTATATGGGGATAAAGGGCAAAAAGGTGAAGACGGTCAAGACGGTGCAGGATTCCATTGGAATTTATTAAAGTATTCTGGCGATCTTAGTCAGATGTCTTATGGTAAAGTAGGAGGATATATAGACACTCAAGAATTTGTTAGTGATGCATCTACTCCGAGTAAGAATGCCTTGAAAAGCACTATTACTACAGTTGGTGATGGTATGTATATTCAAGGAAAGTATCTTAAAAAAGAAGCTATAAAAAGGGGAAACATTTATACCGTTTCTGTATGGTGTAAGTGTAGTTCCGCCAAAGATATCGGTGTAATGAATGTTGAGTTTTTAGATAAAAAAGTCAATATAAGTATGCCAAAATTGTCTACAGAATGGCAACAATATATCATTACAGGTGTGGCAAACAAAGATGTCACCACTACGTCTGGTGGTTCTGCTATTTCTTTCTACTATGGTAATAAAATGGCAGTCGGAGATATTTTCTATATTTCGTCTCCTAAAGTCGAAGAAGGTGATAAACCTTCTCCTTGGTGTACAACCTACGAAGAAACTCTCGCCAAAAGCCTCTCTATCACACCTTCCTCTCAATACTTTAAATCTACAGACGGTGGTAAAACATTTGCACCAAACGCAATCACAATCAAACCTACTATTCAAGGAGAAATTAGCTTTGGTAAATGGCAGTATTCTATTGATGGTGGAGTTAGCTTCGCTGATGTTGTGAGTGGACAGAAAGGTTTGACGGTCAGTAATAATGTGTTGGCTGTTAGTAAAGATAGCAGTTTATACAGTGATGCTGTAACTATGGTCACTTTCAGAGCCGTTGCCAACGATAGTAGTTTTTATGATACGTGTAGTATTGCTAAGATTTATGATGTGAGTGATATTGGTGATGGTAGGAATTTAATTCAGAAGTCTCAATTGGCTCCTATCGATTCAACTGACTTAAATTTAGATGATTATTCCAAAAACGGTACAGTTGTTTTTATTAACAAATCTGTGAATTCTGGATTTTCTTTTGATAAATATAATAATTATCAATCAAATTCTAAATATGTATTGTCTTATTATTTCACTAAAACAAGTGGCACCATAAATAGTTTTGGTGGATTTCACAATGGTAAACGTGTTGTTTATACTTCTTTTTTTGTTGATGATAAAGTCTATGATACGGCAAGTTACGCTGGAGGGAGCTCTCAAATTGGAACAATTCTAAATGACGGAAAACGTCATAGAATTGTTGTATGCTATACTACTCCCGATACAATCGCCACCGACACAAGTGTTAACTACACTTTTATCCAACCAGGTCGAGGAAATACAAATCCAAACTTTGGGGTAAAAATTGAAGAATTAAAACTTGAAAAAGGTTCTTCCCCTACTGGCTGGTCAGCTGCTCCAGAGGATCTTCAAACAGCGATTTTATCTACCAAATCAGAGATCTCTGATGTAAGTTTAAAGGTGGATAACAACAAGCAAGCCATTGAACAAAGAGTGGAAAAGACTACTTATCAGCAAGATTTAAAGTTGGTCAAAGGTGATATTAGCAAAGCGAATGAAGGACTTAACAAGTGGAGATATGAGATTTATCCTAAGAGTTTGTTTACAAGTGAATACCAAGGCAAGAGTACAATGGATGTATTTGCTAAGAATACAAATCTTACACCTAGCCAGAGTGTGTTGATTAATGATACGGATTTTGGGAAAAACTGGGCTTACGGAGATAACTATATTGGCTACGCTCTTACTTTTGTGAAGTTCTCTGCTGCTAAAAGTGTTGCGATTACATTTAAGCATGACGATGGAGCACATTTGTACTTAAATGGCAAATTAATTGGCGGAGATGATACATGTAATACTGGTAGTGGGGAATCATTAACGCTTAGTTTTATCCAAGGTTGGAATTGTCTTGAGGTAGTTTTAAATGAAAAATCTGGTGGTGAATATATTGGATTAGGTACTACTATTTCTGCCATTTCAGAATGTCAATTAATGAACTGTTACTATGGTACTCCTGTTGCTAGACAATCACATATTACAAATCAGTTGGTGGAAAACACGACTAATATTAAGGGTATTAGTACGAAAGTCAGTAAGGTCACGAGCGTAATTGGTGACAATGGTGAGAACTTCACAAGTTTTAAGAATGAGTATAGTGATTTTAAGCAAACAATGAATGGATTTAAAACGACTGTTAGTCAAACTTATGTGACTAAGGATGATTTTAATGGACTTGAAATTGGTGGTAGGAATTTACTAACCAAAGACGATTGTAATATGTCTAAATGGCAAAATTTATATCCAGCCCATTGTAAAGTTACAAATAACGATTACTCAAATCACATAGATTATGTTCCTACAGGTGGAGAATGGGAAATTATTTACAAGAAAATCTCAGTTACAAAAGGACAAAAATATATTCTGTCTTTTGATTATAAAGTTAACAAAGCCTACAACTATCTTAGCGGACAAAAATATGGTGTATATTTATCAACATCTGTACCAACAAACGCAGCACCTACAAATATCATTACAGATGGACAATATGCTATAGAAAACACAGTTATAAGCATTAAGCGTGGCGTAATCACTTTTACTGCCCCTATTGACACACTCTATATTGCAATTAATGGTGGTTGTATAGATGACAACCAGACTGGATTAAGTTTTGAATTTAATAAGTGGAAGCTTGAAAAAGGCAACAAAGCAACCGATTGGACACCAGCATCTGAAGACAATAAAATTAACGGACAAAACTTGGTTAGTAACTTACCTACTAATTGGGAACAAGGTAGTGTCCAATGCAATACAGGATCGATTTATTCTGGAATAAAAACTGCCACAACAACACGTTTACGTGTTAAAGATGTATTCTCAGTTTCTGGAAATGTTACTATTTCTGCTGGCACTTCTACTAACCCATCTAAGGAAGATTTGAATTTCTATTATGTACTGTTTGATGTAAATAAAAAAGAAATTTCAAATTCAAGCACATGGCAATCATTGACAAGTGCCAAAATAATCAATTGTGGCGATGCTAAATACATGGCAATTATTCTTAGATGGGGTTCTGCAACTACAATGATGAATCCTTCCGACATTTCACAAATCTGTCTAAAGATTGAGCGTGGTACTTCTGCTACACCATTCACATTAGCTCCAGAAGATGTAAATGGAAAGATCGTAAATGTAGAAACTATTGCTAATCAGACCGCTAATAAATTTGAGTGGATTGTTAAGGGCGGAGATAGTTCTAGTAATTTTACTTTGACTGATCGTGTTGCTGATCTTGTTGCTGAGAGGATTAACTTCAAGGGGTTAGTTACTTTTAGTGGGTTAAGTACAGATGCCAAAAATGAGATTGGAAAAGTAGCACAGAGTAAAGTCGATGGTTTAGAGGTTGGTGGTAGGAATCTAATTATCAACAGCAATCTTTCTAGGACCTTAACTAACGTAACTAATGATGGATGCTCAAACATGACTGTTGTTTCTGATTCTGTATATGGACATGCTTTAAAGTTTACCGCTGTTAACCAAAGAAGAGTTTTTTGGGCTACAAGTAATGTATGGGTAAAAGATAAAACTTATACTGTTTCGTTTGTAGCAAAGTCAAGTGTGACAGGGCAAAAAATTCGACCAAGCAGATCAACAGCAGATTGGGGCGATGATATTACTCTAACAACTTCTTATGCTAGATATACAACAAAAATTACAAGTTTGGACACGAATGCAGGAGGTACATTGTCGTTTAGTTGTACAAACGCAGTAGGTGATATTACGATTACAAATGTCAAGCTTGAGGTTGGTAATAAAGCCACAGACTGGACGCCTGCTCCTGAAGATGTTTCTCAAGATGCAACTAATAAAGCAAGTCAAGCTTTAACAGATGCTAAAAACTACTCTTCTAATGCAGTTAACTGGGTAACTAATAATGGTTCATCAACAACGAGCCTTAACTCAATGGTTAAAAAATGGACAGATGGGGCAGTAAGTGACACAACGCAGATTAATGGTGGATGGATTAAAGCAAATACTATTACTGCTAGCAAGATTGCTGTTGGAGATTTTACGAATTATGCAGATATAAATGAATCAAATACATATGGTTTTTCAGTAGAAAAAACAACTGATGGTGTTTGGTTTAGCAAAGATGGATCAAAACTAACTAGAGATAATTATATATCTAAGATGTATAGTTGTGAACCTGGGCAAACATTTTATGTAGAATATGATATTTCAAATACGATAAAAGATAGCACAGAATATAAAGCCGCAGGAATTATGCTATTTGGATGTGATGGCACGCAAACTGTAAAATGGTATCAACGAAGAGGTGCTGTTGTTGGTACGGCCGCAGGGACTGTGACGCATATGAGTCAACAACTCACAATGCCAAGTGGTACAAGATTCTTTTATGTAGTATTACAAATTGAAGGATTTCAGCCATTTACTGGAACTCTAAAAATTCGAAATCTTTCTGTACGAAAAGCGGTTACGGGTGCAGTTATCGTAGACGGTTCCATTACAGCCGATAAAATCGCAACAGATGCCATTAAATCTCGCAACTACGACTCTTCTGGTGGTACACAGGGATCATTTTTGAATCTGAGCGATGGTAGCTTTACGAGTCCTAATTTAAGTTGGGATGCAAATGGTAATTTGATTGCCAAGAATGCGAACTTGAGTGGACAGATTACTGCTACAAAGGGAAGTATTGGCGGTTGGAGTGTTGATAATTATTCAATTTACACAACATATGATTCGGATCAGAACATATTCGGATCAGGTATAAGCGGTACAAAGGGGAAATATGTGTTATGGGCAGGAGAAACAAACAATGCCATTGGAGCAAATAGATCTTCAGATACTCCAACAGATGCATCTTTAGTAATCTACAATAATGGTGGGCTAGAAGTTAGAAAAACTATGGTTGGTAATGATAAAAAAAATCACCTATACACAACTATATTACAGTCTGGACAAATTAATTTGAAAATGGATGATAATTATATCGGAACGATTACGGCAACCGATACAATTTCCTCAAACAGCACAGTAACGATGAGTCATGTGTCTATGGCTGCAAAGAAGGGATACGGATGGTCAATTTTACACACTGACGATTCTGGCAACTTGATTTCCGATATACAAAGAGACCCTGGTGATACTAAAATTAAAATTAGGAGTCCTATTACTGTTTCTTCAACAGATATTACTAAATACAACGCCATAGAAACAACAGGTGATGTTGTTGTAAATGGTAAAATCCATGCTAACTATGGACCTAATAGGATTCAGTTTAATCCAGATAACAATGGGTCTATCGAACTTTATGGCGGTATGCCATTTATCGATTTTCATTTTGCGTGTAGCAATGCTGATTATACTTCAAGGATTATATCTCAACACGATTGGGATTGTTTAACCTTTACTGGCTCTATACTGTTAGGTGGCACTATTTACAATTCTTCTGGTGGTCATTATACATGGGATGGGAAAGGTGATGCATATATAAGTTGTGGGAATTATTCAGGTGGGAATAATATATACTACTATGCAAATTATCATGCATTCTATGTAAATAATGACTCAGGCTCTGGAATGATGTATATCAACACAAATGGCGTTACTTCTCGTGTAGGCTTTACAAAGACCTCAGACGAACGCATCAAAAAGAATTTTGAATCTTTTGATGATAATATTATTGATGCTTATATGAACATCGAACCAGTAAAATATCAACTCAAACAAAGTTCCAATGATAATTATCACTTTGGTTTTAAGGCACAACATGTTGATAAGGTATTTAGTGATTATGGAGACACTTACAATGAGTCATTTGATATTTGCACTTCTCGACCTATTGATCCCGACAAAGCAAAGGAACTATATGGTGTAGACGACATGACAGAAGAATATGGACTTCGTTATGACGAACTTATCGCTCCTACTACTTATATGGTACAGCATACATATAAAGAATTAGAATCAACAAAAAATGAACTTACCAAAGTCAAACAAGAAAAAGCCGACCTAGAAGCTCGATTACAAGCAATCGAGGCAAAACTTGGACTTTAAGAACGGATAAACAACTAAATAAAACATAAATTTGATCGTACATAGAGCAGTTTTCGGACTGCTCTTTTTGTATGCTCAAAAACAGAAAGAAAGGTGAAATACATATGGTATATACAGTTAAATTAGATAGCTCTGACGACAAAGTATTTAATCTTATGCAGTTTAATAGCATGACTTTTGACATGGAATGTAAACTTGTCGTTTGCACAGATGATCTAAAAACGGTTAAATCAGCATTTACAAATTTTAAAACATTAGACATCTACAGAGATGATGTGCAGATTGCAACCTATACATGTTTTAACAATTATAAAGAAATCTCTTTACAACAGGGATTATATAACAACACAAATGGAGAATGGGAAGATGCACTGATTGTATCTCTTACAAGAGCGAATATTGTAGAACAAGTGCAACGACTTGATGAAAAAGTTAATCAAATCGTAGATATTAATACATTAACTCTTGATGAATACAAGAACTATTTACAGGAGAAAAACAAAGCTGCTCTTGCTGAGTTCTTAGCAGATCAGAGCGTAGAATTCAATGGTAAACCTTACGGAGTATCTGAAGAAGATCAGAATGAAATGGCTCTGAACTTTATGCAATATCAAGCTCTTACTACTGCTGGCCAGCAAGTAACTCTTGAATGGCATAGTAAGAAGAGTGCGTGTGAAACATTCACTGCTGAGGAATTTGTGCAATTAACAGCAATGATCAAAGCATTTATCTATCCTTATTTCCAACAGATGAATGTAACAAAAGCGCAAATTTTCAGTTCTACTAGCAGAGAAGAATTGGACAAGATTGAAATTAAGTATGAAGTAATTCCTGTGCAGTCAACAGAACCTACTACTCCTTCAGATGGAAAAGATTCAACTACGACTGATAAGACAGATGAAACAGGAAAAGATTCAGTTACGACTGAAGAATAATTAGTTTAACAGAGAAAAGGAGAAAATTAATATGGAAATGACAAATATGCAGGCAGATATGATCTTAGGACAGTTAAATACAATTTATGCATTCCTTATGAAAAACAGTGAATTAGTACCATGTACTTTAAGTGCTGGGCTTGCCAAGAATATTAGAAAGATTCAAGAAGAGCTGAAGGAATATTTTGAAGAAAAACGCAAACTCTTACAGAAATATGATATCACTACTGATGCCCAGATCAATAGCACAGAGAACGGACAGAAATTCTTAGCAGAGTTTAATCCTTTAAGCATGGAAAACTCAGGGGTTGAGTTCCATAAGATGAGAATGACTTTTAGCGAAGTTTGTGATGTTATTGAGAATTGTCAAGGAATTCTTGAGGGAGACATCATGATTTTACAGCTTATTTGTAAAGATGAAAGTGAGAACGAAGATCAAAAAGAAGGTGAATAAATGTTGCATGTAAAGAAATCATGTAAATATCTTATCTTATTCCTTATTGGAGCATTTGCTTATTGTGGAATTGAAATCATCTGGCGAGGATATACACATTGGACAATGGGAGTGTTAGGTGGTAGTTGCTTTATTCTTATTGGGCTGATCAATAACAGTCGCTTCTTCTACCATCTTATGCCCTTTCGTAAACAAATGATTCTCGGAGGATTGATTGTTACTGTAATGGAATTCATAGCAGGTTGTATTTTAAATTTATGGTTAGGTTTAGGCATTTGGGATTACTCTCAAATGCCTTTTAATCTGTGTGGGCAGATTTGCTTACCTTATACAATTTTATGGATTTTACTGAGTGCAGTGTGTATTGTTACAGATGATTGGTTGAGATATTTATTATTTGGAGAAGAAAAACCAGAATATGTTTGGTAAAGACTTAAAGGAGTGATTTTTATAAAATAATCGAGGTAATTACATGATAGAAAATTGGAATATTATAATTAATTTTTTATCTCAACATGGGGCTGCATTGACAGTGTTTGTCTTTGCGGTTCTTTTGTTTGCAGATAAAATTTTTGATGTCACTTCCAAATTAAACGAAAAGTTTGGGTTTGAAACACGAGCCTCATTAGAAAAGAAACATCAAAAAGAAGTGATTGAACAACAACGCTTAATGATCGATAAGCATACAGAAACTTTGGAGAAACTAACACAGATTTTGAGCAATCAGAATAAGGATATTCAAGTTATCAAAGACATGATGAGAGAGCAAGCCGCATTATTAACAGACCAAAAGGTAGGCATGGAACGACTATTTGCACATACAGCTGAACTGGCTAAAAAATTAGATGATGCGTGCGTAATAGACGTTGCTTTATCTGAAGGTGTTGCTGCAATGTTAAGAGACAGAATCAAACAAGCCCACAGGTATTACAAGCAAAAAGGTTGTATTTCCCCTACGGGGCTTGAAAACATCAATGCTATTTATAAGGTATACCATGACCAATTACATCAAAATGGCGTTGGAGAAAAAATGTACAAAGAAATTAAAGCATTGCCTATTAAGGATGAAGAGTCATTCTTGTAGGTCTTTTTTATTGCAAAGGAGGATTGCATTATGAACAAATTTAAAGAATTTTTGGCAAGTATTAATTGGAGTGAAGTTAAACCACATACTGTTGTGAGCTTGATTTTACAGGTGTTAGCGTGGATCAATATGGGATTAACTGCGGCAGGTAAACCTGTGATTGACGTACATGAAAATGTGATTAACCAGATTGTAGGTTGGGTATTTGTATTTGGTACTTCTGCTTATGGCAACTGGAAGAATCATAGCTTTACTTGGTTTGCACAAACAGGAGATAAGATTGCTTACGCATTACGTGATGGTAGATTAACTGCCGATGAAATTGATCAGATCATGGAAAAGGTTGCAGATAAAGACGTAATTGTAAAAGTTGATAAAGATTTATTTGAGAAAGAATTAGACGATGTCGCAGAGGGTAAAGAGTCTGACGACATTGTTGGATAATTTGCTAAGTGATGAATTAGTAATTGAATAATTAGTTGTTGGGCAGTCGCTGTTATGGTGACTGCTCTTTTTAGATAAAAGAAAGGAAGTTTGATATTTATGGCATTAAAATTTAAAACAAGAACGGCTAAAAGCGTAAGCTATGGAAGCAAGCGTAGCACGAGTTCTATTAAGTTTATTGTAATCCATTTCACAGGGAATGACGGAGATTCCGCTAAGAACAATGCAGATTATTTTGCCACTGGTAATACGAGAGCTGCTGGGGCACACTATTTCATTGATGAGGGAGATATTGTATGGAAATCTGTTCCTGTTAATCGAGTAGCATGGGCAGTTGGAGGATTTGTTACAAATGCTAATGGAGGTGCAAAATTTTATAAGATTTGTACTAATGCAAACAGTCTAAGCATTGAAATGGCTAATTCTGTAGGAAGTGTTCCTAAGGCTACATATAAAAATGCTGTTAGTCTAACTAAAAAACTTATGAAAAAATACAATATTCCTGCCAGTCATGTTCTAAGGCACAATGATGTATCGGGAAAACAGTGCCCAGAACCTTGGTGTGGAAAAAATAATAAACAGTGGGCTAAATTCAAAGCAGACATTTCTGGTACTACAGTAGTAAAACCTAAAGCATCTTCTAAGTTTAAATCATACAAAGTAAAAGTAACTGCTTCTGCTCTTAAGGTGCGCAAATCTCCATCTACAACGGCTGCTATTGCCAGAGATGCTTACAAGAAAGGCACAACAGTTACAATCAAAGCTGTTAAGAATGGTTGGGGTAAAACTAAAGATGGTTGGATTAAACTGTCCTATACAAAGAAATGCTAATGGATATGAAAGAACATAAGAAACAGTTATGATTGATCTGGCGATCAGTCGATATTTGCTTTATTAGTTTTGTTCGTTAGTGATAAAGAATTTAAGGGTACATCAGATTAATTTCTGGTGTACCCTATTTTTTTACGATTTTAGAACATTGAGTTCTGTTGTTCGAGTGCTACTAATAATGCACCCATTGTCATTGGTTTGATCTTTTCTCCATCTTGAAGTTCTGATTGGTCTATTGGAGAATCTTCATTAATGAAGTCGTAATTTGTGTAAACTGTTACTCCGTCAATCTCTTTGTACCAAACTGCTACAATATAGTCATTTCCAAATTCTAAAATATCTTGTTTTAGATCTGCTATAAGCTCTGAGCTTTCATAGATAATATGAGTGTTATTTTGATTAATTAATGCCATATTGTTTCTCCGTTCTGATACTTTACGCTTTTATGGTGTAACTTCTCTTCCATGTAGGAACTTTCTCAGATGCATATTGTGCGCCCATAATATAATTCAAATAATCTTCATCAACTTTTGCAATTTTCCTTTTCATATGATCGTCATTGTATGAAAATGCATAAAGCATCATCCCGTGTAAAATCTTATCACCAGGGAATACATGCTGTGATGATTCATGTCTCATAAACCTATTAGCTTTTTGATACTCATTCATAACATTTTTGCGAATATTGGTCATGCATGTCATATTTGCATGTTGTTCGATAGATGTGAGAATCATAGGATATGGCTTCTTTAACCGTGTGCTGATTAATTGAAAAGCACAATTCAAAAAACCGAGAGACCATAATACTTTCTCTCGGTCTGTTGCTTCTGGTTCCTCGTCAATCTTACCACCTAACTTCATGTGTTCATAAAATTCATCTCTTTCTTTTTTATCTGAATAAAACATTGTATAACTCCTTTTCTGTGTGAATTGATAGTTATACGCCTTGCGTTACGGTTTAAATTAAGAAATAAACTAATTTCATTTCTTTTATAGGTTTCAAAACATCCTATGTTACGGTTTAATTAAAGAAAAGTAATATTATCTCTTCTTATATAAATTTCAAAACACCATGTGTTGTGGTTGATAAAATTGTAGTTTTATGTGCAAAAACAACCCATATGAAAATGTCATTTTTTGTTTATTTTACTCATAAAATTAACATTCCACTATGACGCCATTACTCTAAAAATATTATTAATATACTTTAGATTCCAATATGGATCAATTAAATATGTGGGTTGCTTTCTTTATAACCATATTAACATCAGAAATAATACATGTCAATATAATTTATTCTACTCTACACATGTCATCTATTTCATGCTCGGACAGATATAAAGGCATCCCACATTTCTCGTCAAAGAATGAAAGGACGTATTCTGTAGAATCAATTCTAGCTCCATATAAGACTGTTTTCACAGGCGTCTGAGAGTCAATTTCTGTGAGCTGTACTGTGTCACCTATGTGGAACAATCCGTATTCTGTATTGAGTGTCTTGTCACTTTCGTTGTATTCGTATATTCTCATTGTATTTTCAATTTCCTTTTTTGTTGTATATATGCTTCTTCTACTTCTGACCGCACATGACCGTAAAGTTTCTTTTGAGCTTCTGTCAGCGCCTTCATTGCATCATCACGATTATTAAGTTTCCTTAATATATATAATTTATTTTTGTAATTAATTACTGGGCGGTAAGTATTATCTTTTTTATTGTGTCTAATTGAGAATGAGCCGATTTCTACTCCGAATAACTTGTTCATTAGAACACCTCCTTAGCTGTTTAAATAGCTCTGTGATTTTAATAAATCTGTGTACTCTCCGCAAATATACCATGTACCTGACGATGGAATGTATTTCAATATTTTTGTCTTTGTGGAGATGTTAAATCGTTCTAACACTTCTATTCTGCTTTTGTAGTATTCTACTTCACGTTCTTGTCTTGCGCTGTTAGTTTCTTTTCTAGTACCTTGTAGCAGTAATTCTCTGACGTGGAATTTTTGAAGCTTACCATAAGAGTCTAACATAGACATCCAAATGTCTGGCGGTGTGTCTCCTGAAATGTTGACCCTCTTAGTAGCTTTCGGAATGTTTGTTGTATTGTACATTTTATTTCACCTCTTGAGTATTATAACACGAACGTGTGTTTGGTGTAAAGAGAGTTTTGATTTATGAGTATGCGAAAATATTCTTTGGATGTTGTGTTGTAAGAATACTTTAGTATAACTATAAATTTGTACTATAATTCAGACTCTTTTCCAAAATTATAAAGTTGACTCCTTTAAAAATTTTTGACTCCTTTTTTGACTCCTTTTTGGCATTAAGAAACATTAACATATATGAAGTTATATGAATTTGTACGTTAAATAAAACTGCTTGGAGGGAAGTCATACTTCCCATATTTCCTAGCAATTTCAAGCTTTTACTGTATTTTTTGACTCCTCTAAGGTTATCTTCTAG